TAGAAGACCCTAATCCTGTAGGTATCGTAGATGTATTTACTAGAATGTTGCCGTTTGCATCGATGCGCATGACTTGGTTAGTTGTTAAGTCACCAGCAGGATTACAAAATACAAGATGATTACTAGTGGCGTCATAACCGACAGATGCTTCAGATGTAGCGCCACTAAAGTTTATATAGCAATCATAACTTTCACCTGTTTCCAGAGTAAGTCTGACATCAGCATCAGTGTTTTTAAGGTGAAGTAATGAATCAGGATTATCAACACCAATCCCGACGTTGCCGCCTGAGGCAATCGTCATTCTAGGCGCTAAGGTTCCTGCACTATCATTATAAAATGCAATATTTGTCGGATACGAATCGGTACTCCATGCGCCACCAGCAGTAAAATTAATTGCTGCACCAGACTGTCCAGCACTTGGATCGTCGCCAGTAACTAACAGGTTTGCTACTTGGTTGCCATTTGCAATTGAAGCGTCTGCACGATTTAAAACCAACTGAGTAGTGCCATCAGTTTTTATAGTGGTTGTCCCCACTGAGGAGATGAGCATGCGTTCTGAGTCGTTTGTTTTGATTGCTAACGAATTGTCTGCGTGGCTGTACAGTATTTGTCCTACATTACCATCATCAGCATCGCTGAAGTTTATAGCACAAGTACCAGCACTAGTCGTATCTTCAATGCGGAGTTGAGCGGCACCTGCGTTGGATATATGTAGTTGACTGTTTGCGTTTACGGAATTCGTCCCGATTCCCACGTTCCCGCTGGATTCTATGCGCATGGCTTCTACACCTGCTCTATCAAATGTCAAGGCATCGCTAGAAGTGTCATCGTTCTGTATTAGCCAGATGAGCCCCGCATTATTTAATTCAAGACCTGCAGCGTCGGTTGCACCTTCCGCTGTTACTCTTATGTAAACATTACCTGCACCAATGACTTCAAGTTCTCTACTAGGCGAAATCGTCCCAATCCCCACATTGCCGTTACTATTTATGGTCATGCGAGTTGAAGGTGAACCACTACCGCCTGTACCAAATTCTAATCTTGTAGCACCTTCCGTGCTTACGCCTGCTGCTTGTATATAAGCATTTACACCAGCACCACCTTCATCTTGTGTTTCAAATTCAATCTTACCTACTACCTCACCATCAGATAAAAAAGCGTCTGTATTCTCCAGTCTTAAAACTGCTGAACCAGCACCTGCTGCTAAATGGGCTAACGTGTCAGGAGAAGTCGTCCCAAACCCGACGTTGCCATCCCCACGAAAAACAATAATGTCATCAGTCCAGAACGAATCTAAAGTTATAGAGTTACCAGTTGAACCTGATCCTGCCAAGTTACCGTTTATGCTAAACGATTGATTAGTACCATTCTCTGTAATTGTGATGATGTCTTGGTCGTCAGAAACGGTTGCGCGTATCGTTAAAACGCCAAGGCTGTTTGAGCTTCCGATTGAGACGTTGCCGCTTGCATCTATGGTCATGCGGTCTACGCCAGCATTAGTGTCCCTGAAAGCTAACGCTGTTGAGCCTGCAGTATGTCCTCTGAACCCAATCGTGGCTTTCGTATCTTTCTCAATACGCATATCGCCATTTTCAATATGAAGTTTTGCAACAGGACTAGTCGTCCCAATCCCGACGTTGCCTTCATATTCGGCCAATAAAATATTGCCGGACGCCAAGACTTCGATAGAAGGCATACCAGAAATATCATTAACAGTAAATACTGAACCAGTCAAATCATCAGACAAAGAAAACAGCTGTCCTGCGTCGCCGCTAATAGACAGAGTGTCTAAATCGTCGATCATTGAAGTTGTGATTAGATTGGTTGCATCAGGATCAGATTGGAAATTGATATTCTGTGTACGAAGACCGTTTTTTACTTGAAATTTCTTATCGTTTGCCATCTCGGTTCATTCTCCCCAATAAAGGCTTTGTTATGAATTAATTATTTTTATTTATAGTTATATTATAATTGAAACCTTCCTTTTGCAGAATTAAAGTTTTGTAATACCTCAGCAGCTGATAATTCTTTGGTATACATTCTTGCAATTGCTATATCCGCGTCAGAATGCTGTGAGATAGCTGCTGAATTGTATTCACCTCCAATTCCTACCGTGTCTGACACGAAAAGGGTATCTAATTGATAATTGGCAATTGTAGATCCAGAATTCGTCAGCACACCATCAAGGTAGAATTTTAAAGACCCAGTTGAGTAATCAAAGGTATAACAATACTGGTGCCATTCTGATTCTGATATACCGGCTGCTGACCAAAAAGTTCCTAGATCATATGTTATGTCCGTAGCCCTATAGATCCTATAAAATATTTGGTTTTCTTGGTAAAATATACCAGATAAAGGGGAAGAATTGTTGATCTTAGTCCCAAACCCCATAAGAGAACTGTTGACGGTGGCACCACTTCCGCCAGATGGAGAAAAATCTTTAATCCTTGCCCAAATTTCCATAGTGTGATCATTTTGAAGAAAACTGGAGGCAGTTACACCACTAAAAGTTTCAGAGAATATATACCCTTTAGTGGTATTAGCACGCATGTCTAGATACCCGTTATATTCAGTTTCATATCTCAATCTCGGACCGATTGAAGGGTCGAACGAAGGCGAACCATGAGAACTGAGCTTTAAATGATTTTTGTTGCCTGAAATATCTTTAAATAGATTGCCGGTGTTATTCAGAAGATCTTCTAAACTTGGTTCTGAACCGTCAACAACGTCAACCCTTGGTTGGAAAAAAAACATTTCTCCATTGGTGATGTTTGAATAGTACTGATATGTTCTATGAATACTAAATTTTGTATCAGGTTCCCATATGAAATCGTTTGATATGGTATTAGCAACATTTGTACCGTCTAATTTCCAAACTCCGGTGTTCGGATGATTACCTTCGCCAGTGGATTCTTGTGGTGTTCCTGCCGGCCATACATGACCGATAACTAGGTACCAAGTTCCTATAGTGTTTTCATCCCATTGCGAATAATCGTTGTTTATCATAATATATGGATTGGATGTGCTGCTAGCAGTTTTTCGATATTTAATCGTTTGCAAAACTCCGCCAGCGTCGTAAGCTCGAGGGCCCAAATAAAATCCCGCCTGGCCCGTTACAAGAGCCTTTACCCAAACAGAGAAACGATATAATTTGGACGAATCTATTGAGAATTGTGAGGTGTTCCAACCACCGTCGGCCGCTCCTGGACTAGTGGAAACTGCTTTCCAAACTATATCTAAATCCCCCCATGGGTTAAATTCGGCACTTCGACTATTTTCTGCGGTACTACCATTTTGGACATATGAAGGATACCCGTTGAACGCAGATACATTACCAGCAAAAGCCCCTGCGTCCTCCCAGTTTTCCCAACTAAGTAAATTAGATTTTCTTCCCCTCAGAGAAGAGATACTACCAGCGTCTACATTCATCAATAAGTTGTCTTTTACGGGTCTTGCACCAATTGTTGTAGTCATACTCCAAATCTTCCTCGTTGTGCTTCATAATTTTGCCTGACTTCCGAATCAGTCAAAATTTTATTATGGTAATACATATAACAACCCGTCTTACCCCCCAAATTCCCATAGGTTGAACTCCAACATGCCCATGTCATAATCGAAGCAGAAGTCGACGAGACGTAACCCGCGTTTGATGCAGAAGATTTAAATTCGCCATCAATGTATAATTTAGTGACATGCGCGGCATCAACTCCAGTATCAGTCGCAGTAAACTGATGCCACTCGCCATCACTAGCGCCATAATTATTAGTGATTGATATTGATGAACCACTAGAGGATCGTAAGATTCCATGAGAGGAGCTTGTGCCTCCCGGAGAAAGATAAAAAGCAGCGAAACTTGACCAACCGCCACCATAGATGTTGTCAGCTCTCTGAAAACTCGATCCGTGTTGAAACTTGAACCACGCGCTAAACGAAAAATTTGTTACTTTGCTATATGAAGCGGTGGAAGTCCATCCTGGTTCTCCTCCGTTCACACTAACCTGATCATAAACCCAATCGCCATTTGGTTCTTGAGTAAAGGACATGTTTCCATTTGTTGTGCCGGATGCATTTGGTTGAAACTGCATTGAACCAAAAGTTGCATCGTTAGTAACAAGATTAGATAATCTTGTGCCTGTTGTAATTGTTTGAGTAGCGTCAACGCATTTAGAATTGTTGGGATCTATAAAAACTGCCAACCCGTCAAGCACTATGTTAGAACCAATAGTAGCAGTCATACTCCAAATCTCCCACGATGTGCTTCGAAGTTTTCTTTGACTTCTCCTGCCGTTAATGCTTTGCCGTATAATCGGGCAATATCGATTTGACCAGACCATCCAGAGCTATTTTGAACTGATGATTCAACATTACTACCAATTGCAAACGGCCGAGAAGTTCCATCGCCCCAATTACCAGCAGTAGTTATAGTTGATGATGCATCTAAGGCGCCATTAATATATATGAATGTGTTTGTCCCAGAAGTTACCGTTTTATCGTATGTTACTACAATATGATACCATTTGTTGATATCAAAAATAGTAGAATTAGAATCAATATTAGTAGTTGTCGAATTCGGATTTAAATTAAACCGCACTTTTGAACTCTCCGTTCCTAGTCCGATCAACGACCAATATTCGCTACCGTCTGTAGACAATATTCTTGGTGAGGTACTAGTATTGATTCCGTTTCGCATGACCCATGCTTCAACAGTTATCTGCCCGCTTGGTAAATTCAGAAAAGCGCTCGGATCCTTAGAGATTGTACTTTCTGCATAAGTTACAGAATTGTTTCCATTAAACTGTAGATGTACACCTACAATAAATGGAGGCGTTGATCCTCCAAAAGTACCAGTATAGTTATTTTTGGATAAATCATACAACGTGTTTCCGCTGCCAGGATAGCTCTTTATGTTGGCAGCGTCTACATGAAATACAAGTTTATCGGTCGCTATTTTAGAACCATAATTAATTCCCATTATTATAACGCCATTAAGTGTGCAGAAGTATGATATTCATGAGTGCTGGCGTCATGCCCAGACGCTAAAAGTCTCACGTTATTGCCGTTAACATCAACATCAAACGTAGCCAATTCACTACCGGTAGTAAGCACTGAACCGTATTGTGTTGAGAAAGCATTGGTGCCATTATGGACAACAAGCAATTCTACAATCTGGCGATCTGAACCATCTTCAATAGTTACAATAAATTTAGCACCACCATAAAGCGTTATATCAAAAGAGTATATTTCAGTAAAGGATGTTGTAGCGGCCGACGCTACAGTGCCAAATAATGACGGTCCACTAGTGCCATTAATACTGACATATCCGTTTTGACTAACTGACAATCTCTCTACAAAGTTAGTTGCATTATTTGCAACACCAGTAGCAGCTGTTGAGAAAACGTGTGTTCCATTAATTTGTTGATACTGAGACGCAAAATCGTTGCTAATATACTCCCACCGAGAGTTGGTTACGTCGAAATATGCATTAGAGGACAAGAAAGCAACACTAGTATCTGTGCTGCCAGCCAAAGATGCAGCAGTACCCACTTGCAACACGTCGTAGGCGGTTCCCCAATGCTCAGGAACCACTCCAATCCCCACATTACCGTTATTTCTAATAGTGAATAACTGACCATCGGCGTTATCCACACTGAAAATATCAATATCAACGGTTGCACCACCGCGACCGGACGATAGAAGTCTTAAGACTTCTCCTTCGGTTGCAGCGGGATTTAAACTCTTTAAAAGAACAAGTGGGTTGGTGTCGTTAGTATCTTTCTCCACATGTAATGTACTGGTAGGATTCGTCGTGCCGATACCAACGTTATTGTTCGGCATAAATGCAAAATCTGAGCCGGTCGCCTCAGAACTAAATTCTGTTAAGTTCGCAGTTGCGGTGCCGTCGCCCCAGTTTTTTATATAGAAATTATTACCATTAGCGTTTAGCTTAATTATTGCAGCTGCAGCATTCCCCGTGTTGGAGTTTTGTATTATGATTCCTTTTTCGCTATTAACGTTTCTGAATACGTGTAAAGCTTCGCCAGGAACGCTTGTTCCAATCCCAACATTTCCGTTTTGATGAAACCTAGTACTAAAACCTTCATTACCTGTTCTTATGTCAATGTGTTCAAGAAAAGCATTATCTGAAACGAAATCAATGCTTTGATGCTCAGTACCATCCACTCGCATCTGTAATTTATAAGTAGTGTTGTCCCAATTACCAGTTACGGAAGGCGCTGCTGTCCGAACTTCTTTAAAATCTAGATGGTGTCTTGCGCCTCCAATTATAGTGTGTACTTTCTCGTCACCAGGAGTATCTGTTATGTCTTCTCCAGTAACCTCCAAAGTAGCGTTTGGGTTAGCGTCGTTTATCCCAACCCTATTCGAATTTCTTGCTAAATATAGAACTGTAGATCCAACATCATCATTTTCATGTCTTCGGAATACTAATCCATTGTCGGTGGTACCCGAGGCACCGTCATTATAGATCGAATATCCATAGATCATACCGCCATTAGTATCTCCAGTTTCCGAGAACTGGAGAATATTGGTCATATTACCGTCACCGTTATCACCAGCGCCCAAACGAACAGTCGTAGTTCCTCCGTCTAAGGTGTTCGCCACCGCTTGTACATGAAGGTCTGCTCTAGGATTAATGGCTTTCCCCATCCCAACATGACCATCCGATCGAATAATCATCGAGTCTCTTGGAATACCATACTGAACCGTTCGTGATGTGGTATCTGCCGCTAAATTGTGTGCTGTATCAGCAATTGTGAACTGTGTACTACTCAGTACAGTATCGATAGTATAAGAGCCTGCATAAGTGCCGGCAGTTATTGCAATTCTTTGTCCTACCACAAGAGAAGCAGCTGTATGAGTAACCGTAATTGTCGTAGCATTACCATCAATGTTAGATGTCGTTGCAGTTCCTTGGGTGCTCGTCTCAAAAATGAAACTTTGGACCACTTCGTTATTCAGGCCAATTGGAGCAACATTATTAGCACTGCCGACTTTAATTCTTGCCTGACCCGCAGAGTTCGTATCTGAATTTACAAATACAATTGAACCTCCGGTAAAAGCATCATCCACATCGCTTCTATAAGTTTCAATCGTAAGAACATCTGTAGGTCCGGTGATGCCACCGATTGCTTTAAAATGTGCAGGAGTATATGGTTTCGGTTGGTTTACGGTCAACTGGTTTGCATAGACGGCATTCGACAGGTAGAGGTCTTTCCAGCGACCGCTTGCGTTACCTAAGTCAACAAAATTGTCTGCGACGTTATTCGTGTCCATGCGATGAGGCGCAACAGTATTGCCGCCATCGTTCATGCGTAGACCTACCACGCCAGTGCCTAGAACTAAGTCTTCGTTAAAAGTACCAATACTACCGACTTCTGCGCCGTCTGATTTAATTGAGACAACCGTTCCGGCCGGAATTGTACCCCAGCGATTAAATACAGCAACAGTCCCGTTTTCTCTGGCCACCTGAACGTCTTGACCAGCAATGTATGTAAAACCTTCTTCTGTTGTACTTGAACCTACCGCCGTAGAAGTAGTCCCAACCAACAAGTTGCCGACATCATCAATTCGAACTCTTTCATCTAGAGTTTCATCATTTTCTGAGGTATAGAAAACAAGACCGGTATTTGAACTTGCGTCGGTATCCGACTCCCTTATTGCAGCAATTCCCGCTCCTACAAAACTATTACCTGGCGTAGTCGCATCGTTTCCAGCAATTCTGAACTTAATGCCAACACCTGCTCCTTCCAACTGGTTAATGGAATTGTTATCATCTCTCGAAGAAATTACGACAGGAAAATCAACAAGGTTAGAACCCGAAAGTTGCGTACTGATTTCTAAAAGACCTGATGGAGCACTCACCCCGATTCCAACGTTGCCGGTTTCGCCAACAATTCTCATCCTCTCGGTTCCGTTGTTGATGACGTTATCGTCTACTATAAATACTAAGTCAGCTGTATCGTTGCCGCTGCCGGTGTTAATTGCAGCGATTCTTGCATCAGCAGTTCCTGCTCTCAAGAATAGAGAAGCATATGCTCCTTCTTGCGCTGCATCGTTTTCTACTTTTATTGTTGCTCTAGAAGTAGTTGTACCCAGAGTTGTTTGTGTTCCAGCATTATTGAATGAATCAAAAACATGCAACAGTTCATCAGGATTGGTAGTACCAACACCAAGATTAGAACGAGTACTGGCATTAATGTAGTTTTCGTTGGCAGAAGCACCCAAGTAAGTGTTTACTACACTGCCGTTTGTGCTGATTTTAATACTACCATGGTTGTTGGACTGTCCTATTTGAACAATCGGGTTTGCATTCCCACTATGCTCTAAAATTATTTGCCCGTCTTGTGTTCCTGTAGACTTAACTGATAATTTTTCTACTGTACCCGCAATAGTGCCGATACTCACCTTCCCGCTGGCATCAATGCGCATGCGTTCTGCTAAACTCGTAGCCGCAGTAGTTGCTTTTGTAGCAAAAACTATATCGCCTTTTGCTTCCCCAGAAGCGTTTTCAGTGATATGACCACTAATTGCGCCCCATCTACCTGTGGTTGAATCAGAGGTGTTAAAAACAATTTCGCCTCCAGCGCCTGCTGTAGTTGAGTTTGAAGTTAACAGTATTCTGTTGTTTTTAGCACCTAATGTAGTTGCTGTAGTCGTAGTAGCTCGTAATTCTATTACTGGGGAAGCTGCTTCAACATCAAGAAGCGCAGAAGGCAAATTCGTCCCAATCCCCACGTTGCCGTTCGGTAGCATCCGAGCAACAAATCCGTCCACACCCGCGTTATCAGTAAAGAAATCTATGTATCCTGAATTATTTGCACCTACCGTTCCACCTTGAATTCTGGCAACAGAACCAATATTATTAGAAAAGTTTACAGTTGAAACTACATCATTAACATTATTATTCGCGTGCTTTAAATTTATTTCTGCGCCTGCCGCATCAGCTCCATCGCTGGTTACTGTCATCGATCCACCAGTGAAGGTGCTGGATCCACCAGTGATACCAAGAGGGAAGTTAGAAGTCCATTTGTCGGTAGTTTCATTAAATAACCACTCAGCGCTATCGCTCTCTGGACCACGGTCTATTTTAATACCAGAAAGTCCAGCAGGCGCAGTAATGCCTGGACCTGTTTCACCATCATTTAACGTAATGAAAATGTCTGTTACGTTGAGTTCAGCGGTTCCGGTAGAAGTCTGAGAACCAGCAACTGTCAAGTCGCCAGAAATAGTAACGTTACCTGCTGCATCAATTCTAAATAAATTATTTGTGATAGGAGCAGTAGCAACATCAAAAAGTGCTCCGGATTCATTATCCCAAGTTCCATAAAACAATCCGCCTTGTTCGGTCATTGCTAGTATTGGATGACCGGAGGCCTCGTTTTCTGGAACCTTTAGGTAAAGATAATCGCCATTATTGGTGCTGGAGGACCAATATAGTATATCATGAGTTGGAGCGGATGTCCATGCTGAGATGTCAGCCCTCAGTATCGTTCCACCTGTGGTTTTTGCGAGCGGACCAGTTGTGACAACATCTCCAGTAACACTAATGCCTATGGCGGTGGTGTCCAGCTTTTTTTGATTATTATGGTAAAGCTGTACTTCTGCGCCAGAAACAAACGCCGCCATATTTGCGCCAGTATCGGATCTAATTTGAATATCTGTACCGTCAATCCGTAAGTTCCCAGTCGCAGTATCTTTAATATAACTATGACTCCCATCATGGTAAATCTGTAGGTCAGAGCCATTACCGAATAAGATTTTGTCGTTGTCGTTTATAGATATGTCACCGGAGTTAATAAAAGTCCCAGTGACCGAAAGAGATCCATCAACTTGAAGTTGATTGATACCGTCGTCAACTGCAGTTCCGATTAAAACTCTGCCAGAGTTGGGGTTTAATATTACAGTACCGTCAGTGGCAACTTGTAGAGAGGGGATCCCAGATTTATCGTTAACAGCAAAGAGGTTTTCATCACCGTCGCTGTCAAGGTTTGAGATACTGAATAATTGACCAGCAGTCCCCTCAAACGATAAAGTAGAAACACTTCCATCATATGAACTGGTTAACGTAATCTTGTCACTGCCAGTACCATCTGCCCCAGTCAATTCAATCTTGGGTGCAGCAGTAGATGATCCGATATTTGGGGTAATTAATACGTTTTTATCTGTATTTGCCATAGAAGATATTCCAACTCTAGTTTACTGAGGATATTTATAAGTCTATTTATAAACAAACTGGGGTAGAAATATCTATAAACCGAATTTAGATCTTGTTGCAATAAAGTTTTGACGAACTTCTGCTGCAGTGAGCGCTCTGCTGTAAATTCTCACTATGGGAATGTCGCCCTCAAAAGCATGTTGTAAATTTGTAACCCTCGTCCCGATGTACAAATTGTTATTATTTGTTGTGGGTGTACCTGTAGAAGACCCCGTTTTAACTAAAACGGAATTACGATATAATTTCAGTGCATCCGTACCAGAAGCGTCATAAGTGCCTACATAATGAAAGTATTGAGAGGGATCTTCTAAGTCTGCGGTCGCACTATACGAAATTTCACCTATCCCGACAGCCCCCCAACGTATATTGGTATTTGTTTGATTACTTCCCAAATACAATTGACCGATATTGCCACTTGCATCTTTTGACACCAAACCAACATATTGTCCAGTCTGATTACTAGTAGAAGATTTGAACCAAACTTCTACGGTTCTTTGAGTAGGTATATCATAATCTCCAAGATTGATATAAGACTGCGAACCGACCCCAGTATCCCCAGCAAAAGAAAACGAATTGTCCGAATTGTATATAAGGGTTGAACCTGTTGTTGCTGTTGCATTACCAGTCAAATCAATAATTGTTTGAGTATTACTTCTTGTTCCATCAACAAACGGTGTAGCAAAAGAACTCTGCTCCATTTGCATATCTCTCAAATAAATTCCATATCCCGCAATCGAAGCATAAGATTGCAATCTTGTTGATGTTGAATCCGGAACTATTGCAACAAGAATTCGTCCAGACGTAGTAGTAAGATTGCTAGTAGCGGTATATTGACAACGCCACCATCCTTTATACTCGCCTACTTTCATATACTCCATACTAGCTGCATTAGCAGGAAAAGATCCTGTTATTGTTCCAGTATCAAGATCGTAATTAGCATAAGAACCTTGAGAGAACCCCGTTGAAGGCGCAAGTTGTACAAAAGATCTCTCGGATTTCTTTGCATATACTGACATTGTGTAATCTAACCCAAAAGTCACAGAACTATTTAATAACGCAAAACTGGAACTTGATGAAGTATTTTCTACCAATTTTTTATATGGAACTGCAAACACATTTTCTTGAGAAACGCTGCTAAGATCCCACGTCGTAAACCCGTTTGGTTCGCTCAGTAAATTTGTGGTTGGTTTTCCCTTGAACGAAGTATATTCATTATACATGTCATAATAGAAGATCAAATCTTCGTCATATACAATATTTTGTCCTACTTGTGATCTTCCTACTTCTGGATTATATGTTGGCATTATGGTGTGAACCTATTTCTATGAGCGTTATAGATTTCTATTATTTCATTAGTAGTAGTTGCTCTGTTGTAGACGTATAAAGGACCAAGCCTTCCGCTCCAGTAATACACCTCATTACCCGAATAGGGATAACCAAATGTGTTTATATGGAATTCAGAAGAATCTGTTGTGGTTTTTGATAACTTTGTCACGCCATTAACCCACCCTTGGACCACGCCAGGAACCATACTATAAGCAAGCATACCCCACTGTTGTCTGCCAATATCACTTAAATTCATATCTTCAACACTGACATTTGAATTGTTATGAACTCTTAGTCGGTAATTTTCATCTACATCTCTATGATAAAATCGACTATCAGTAGTAGCAGTTTCTCCGATTGACATGTCGCCAGCTGCTGATTCATCATGATAAAACCAATAAACGATGGTCCAAGAAGTTAAGATTAAATCAGACACCAAATCTATTCTTTGGTCTACTCCATTAAAATTTAGGTATTGATTATCCACCAACGTTGGCGCGTTAATGAAGGTTCCGTTATTGCCATTACCGCTAATGTCTGTAATGATTGATCCAGAACGTGGGTAACTGCGTTCGTTTGCAGGATCCCACGCCAGAACCAAACCTTCTAACGGAACTGTTGAACCATATTTAACCGACATCAGGAAACTCCACAATCAGTTTCTCAACATCTTTACGTTCTGCTTGAACCATGTAGAAGCAGTTAAGATGTCCGCCAACTGTGACTGTGTTGTTTTCTATGTTCTCAATCCAACATTCTCCTTTACCGATCGAGGTTAGATTGACGGTGATTGTATCTTCGTCAACCAATCCCACCCACACTTCGGGTAATACAATAGTATTAGTGCCGCTTAGCCTGCCTCTAACGTAAACACCGTGCTCTGGACCCTCTAGAGACCCGTAACGGAGTTTCATACCTTCTTTGGTAGGATGGTCAATCGTAAACGACTTGGTATCAGCAGTTAAGAGACCTGTGACTGTTACACCAGTAGATGTAGTTACGAGTTTAGAGTTTCCGTTGTGATAAAGTGTAACTGCCCCTCCGTTACTACCGATAATCATGTTTGAGTTGTTTGCAGCGTTTCTTATTCTAAACGAATCAGCCAAGATTCTTAAATCACCAGTACCTTTGTGATTGATGTAAGAATTTGACCCATCGTGGTACATTACCATGTCAGAGTCATTACCAAACGTTATGACATTCGAGTTAGTGCCTGAAATATAATCATTGAACGAAACGGTAGTCGGCGAAATCAACGGTGCTGTTAATAAATTTGTAACAGTAAGATTTTGAATTGTACTTGTAATAATTGGAGACGCTATAGAACCCAATTCTGTCAACCCAACAATACTACCACTATCAATGTCAACTGAAGGTAGATATCCAGTGCCCGACAAGTGTAGGTCTTTGAAGCGTGTGATTGAGTTACCCAGATTCATGTCAGCGTCACTAGAGGCACCGCTATTGTTTGCATCTGCTGGAACAATATCTGTACTGCCAAACTTTAAGCCAGTTTGACCTTCAGCGCCTATGTAAAGGTTAGTTCCATTGTTAACACCAATACTACCGACTTCTTCGCCATCTTTGCGGAACTCTGCAATCGTCCCGTCATTTGTTTTCTTGTTCAGAACAAGTAAAGGATCGCCTGCAACAGCACTTCTCGCTATAGAAATAGATCCAATGCCTCTTGCTTGAATACCATCTGTGGTTGCATCGCTAACAGTCTTCCCAATCAATAAGTTGCCGCTTGCATCAATGCGCATGCGTTCTGTGGCGGCTGTTACAAATCTTAAGTAATCTGAATCATGAAAATAATTTATCTGTCCTCTATATGGGTCTGAACCAGTTGTTCCATCTGCAAAATAAATATTTCCTCTATTGGCGGCTCCAGAATAAATAGTTATTCCTTCATCGCCTGAGCCAGAACCTACAACAAGATTTTCTGCTCCAGCCTGTAAAGAGCTAGGCGAATCCGTACCAATCCCAACGTTGCCGTTTGCATCGATGCGCATGGATTCATCGCCACCAGTAAATCCACCGTTTCTAAAGATAGTTTGCGAACCAGACTGCACATACAAATCATTTACCGAAGACGTAATGGTTGCTTTTAAAACGCCGTTGTCAGTGAAATGTACCTGACCACCAGAATTTCCATTTAAAGTTAAGTTTGCGTATCCTGCACCAGTAACTGGACTCGTAGTCCCAATCCCGACATTGCCGCCATATGGATTTAACACTAAGTCGTATGCTGTGGTTCCTGCGCCGTTAGCCACTTGAATGTAGTTAACTCCGCCTGAATCAATAGCACCAAAATAAAGTGCGTCACTGCCATTTGTAGAATTACCGTTAAGCTCTAAAACTGACTCACTAACAGTTGTCGCCAAGGAGGTAACAGAACTTCCGTTTCCGTCAATAATTAGTTTTTCGTCACCAGCCAGCCATTGGAACTTAGGCGCCGTGCCAGTGTCTTCGTAGAAGCTGATGTCGCCGTTGCCATCAAGCGTCATTATTTTGGTTAACGCCCCGTTCGTTGTGTCGGCCTTAAAGTCCCACGAACTAATGGCTTCCCCAGCAGACCCAGTTACAACCATGCTAGTCTCAGCATTTGCTCCGTTTGAAGACTTAGCACGTTGAGAAATAGTTGAAGTCAGGCTTGTTCCGCCAGACACATTTACCGCAAAAGTTGCGTTAGTTGACGGAGCTACAACAGAAGCAGTCTCAACAGTCAACCCATCAGCCGTCACAGTGCCCGTTACGTCTACGCCTGTGGCGGTGGTTTCCAACTTTGTTGCTGTGTTATGCATTAGCCGAACATAACTGCCATCAATACAGTCAATGTAGTTATTGCCATCAACGTCTTGCAACTTGAGGTTTGCCGCTTGAATTTTTAGATGACCAGTTCCTGCGTCTTTTATAAAGCTATGTTCTGTATCATGATAAATCTGTAGGTCAGAGCCATCACCGAAGATGGCTTTAGTATTATCTGGAAATGATAATTTATGGTTAGATGAGTTCCAAGATAAATCCACAACTCCATCAGAATCATAAAAATTAACATCACCACCATTAAGAACGCCAAATAATCTATCCTCGTTAACACCATTATCATCAAGTTCTGCAATATAGAATCCGCCATCATCGACAAACATGTTTATATTTTGGTTGATAGTTCCATCAGTTTCGAATAATTGAATTTCTGGCGTAGCATTGGTGATTTTTAATGTTGAAAGTAAGTTAACAGTATTTGCGTTTACTTGTCCTGACAGGTGGAGGTCTTTGAAGCGGTAATTAGTTACTGTTGTTTGTCCAAGGTCAATTGCCGCATCCACAATAGAACCGTTTTTCATCGGCAATACATTGTTTAGCGCAAAACGCAAACCGCTGTGGTCTGCAACACTTGAAGAAATAGTTAAATCACTGCCAGTAACACCAATACTACCGACTGGTGAGCCATCTTTGCGGAAGTCTACAATGTCTCCATCTGACGTAAGACGATTTAAATACTGCACAATACCACCGTCACGCTTATGTAAAACAGCGCCTGTAGCTCTAAAATCGTGTCCTTCGCCTGTAGTGTCTGTAGTGCCTATGATTGAAGTAGTCCCAACCAACAAGTTGCCGCTTGCATCAATGCGCATGGCTTCAGAGTCAGCCGTAGCAAAGGCTAAAACAGCATCAGATGCTATTGCGCTAACTGCGCCATTTGCACCAGAATACAAAGAAAAAGCGTTACCTATTTCTAACTTCTGCGTATTGGCCGGGTTAGTTTGCGTGAGAAACGCCTTGTCAGCAGAGTTGTGTATTGATAGCACTGTAGCAGGAGAATCCGTACCAATCCCGACGAAACCGCTTGAATCAATGCGCATGCGTTCTGAGCCATTTTGGTCGAAGACAAAGCCTCTACTAGCACTGTTATGCTTAAACGTCAGTCCTGTATCATTTAAGAAAATATCTGCGGCATAGTTTGAAGTTAACTCCTCTGCTGAAAGTTGAACATAAGCATTGGTTTGGCCTGTCTTTTGCGCCCTAACCTTACCAACAGCATGAGCCGCAACGCTTGGCAAATTAGTCCCAATCCCGACGCGGCCGCCTCCTTGCTGTAGTATTAAGTTGCCCCAAGTACTTCGTCCAGCGGTCAAAGACCTTAAAGAAGTATAAGTGGCTCCAGTAGTTGCGCCCATTGTAATGTCAAACGTACTTCCTGCTGTGTTTGTAACAAAATCATCGTTTGCAAAGGTAGCGTGTGGTAAGGAGGCACCTTGCACCCATAAAGAGGTTAAAGGAGAAGTCGTCCCAATCCCTAGCGACTCTGCCGAAGCATCCCAGAAGAACTTAGGCGTCGTGCCAGTGTCTTCGTAGAAGCTGATGTCGCCGTCGTGAGATATTCTAAAACGTTCTTTTGCTCCGCTGTTGTACGTATTGATTGTGAAGTCAGCAACACCACCAGCGGCTTGAGCAGAAATAACGTCCAACGTAACTTCTTCTTTAGCACCGCCTGCCGAAGCGTCAGCGCTATAAAAAGCTAAACGGCCCCAAGGCGCTGTTGTTGACCAATCACTAGCACTTGTAGAAGTTGCAATTGTTATCTTGCTTGGGGTTGGCGAAGCGCTTCCAGTTGCAGTATCCACAGTCAAACCGTCGCTGACCAGAGTACCCGTCACGTCAACGCCGGTAGCGGTGGTGGTCAGCTTTGGTGCGTCATCGTAGTAAATAACAACTTCTGCATCATTATTACAATAAATGTAATTCTCTCCAGTATTACTTTGTAAAAACAAGTCATTATACTGAATATATAAATTTCCTGTCCCAGCCTCTGTTATATAACTATTAGAACCATCATGGTAAATTTGTAAGTCAGAGCCATCACCGAAGATGGCTTTGCTGTTGTCTGCAAAGTTAAGAGTTTCAGAACTAGCGTCCCATGTCATCTTCGCAGTCGTGCCATCCGAATCGTAGAAGCTGATGTCTCCTGTTGATGTGTCTACCTTAAATCGGTCTGTTCCAAATTCTGTTTCAACTAGAAATTGTGTATCGCCTTTTACAGTAACTCCTGCATCATTTGCGTTTAAGATAATGTTTTCTGCTGTAGAAGAAGCAATAACAAGATTGTCAAAAGAATCATCACCAATAGTATGACCATCACCAAAAGTCACAGTACCCGTTACGGCTGCGCCTGTGTCACTTGTTGCTATCCTAACACTACCATCATAGTACATGTAAGAAACGCCACCATTGTTTCCAGCAAACATGAGCTTATCTTCAGCAGCGTTATAAACTCTAAAGTTATTACCTTTTAATACTAAATTGCCAGTGCCTTGGTCGCTAACGTAACTATGGCTACCATCATGGTAAATCTGTAGGTCAGAGCCAGCACCGAACACAACTCTACCATTATCAGGTAAGTAGATGTCGTGACTAAAGATGGCTGAACCACTGTCTGACATATCCAAAGTGAGAGCGGTAAATATAGCACCATCATCTTTACCATTGAAGATAATATCAGCATTATCTTGAGGAGAATATACGACTAGATTATCAGAAGTATTTGTAAATCTTCCAAATTCTATTGCAGCATCATATAAACGAATTAGACCAGTGTCGGCATTAAGATTAATATTACCGTCTACATCTAGGGTTAAGTTACCAGATGGAACATCAATTTCTTTGTTGGCACCTGCAATGAAGTCAAACTGAGTAGTGCCGGCATCTTTGATGGTTACATTACCGCCATCAGCATCTAGAGTAATGTTACCAGAAGCATCTACGAGATATTCACCTGTAACATTGGTGGTAAAGTTGTCACCAGATGTTTGTGTGAAGGTTGTACCTGATGTTTGTGTGAAGGTTGTACCTGATGTTTGTGCAATGGTAGTACCAGTTGTTAAAGCATAAGAACCTGTACTTGCAGTTTGGACAATATTGGTTCCTGCAACATGTGTTAATGTTGTTCCAGCAGAATCAAGAATTGAACCAGATACATTGCGAGTAAGATTACCAGTCCAATTCTCTACGTTGGTAGCACCTAAGTCATATCGAACTCTAGTAGTAGCGCCATCATCAAAACGAATATTATTACCGTCAGCATCTAAAGTAATATCACCAACAGCATCTATAGTATAATTGTTCGGAACAGTAATAGTATAATTAGCGTCATCAGCTAATGTGTGGGTTACGGTATCTCCACCTGCTCCATTCTTAAAGATGATATCATTACCATCAGCATCCAGGGTGATATCTCCCGAAACATCTACAAGATACTCTCCAGTGACATTAGTGGTAAAGTTGTCACCAGATGTTTGTGTAAAGGTTGTACCAGACGTTTGACTAATAGAACCTGTTATGGCAGTGTCAGATATATTTGTACCAGCAGTTCTATCAATAGTGGTTCCAGCGTCTTCATCAATAGACCCTGTGATGTTGACAACAGAGTTTCCTCCAGCGGTTAATGTATAGTTAGTACCTACAGTATGTGTAGTGGTTGTTCCGGAAACCGTTTGTATAGAAGTTCCAGCCGAATCAAAGATGGAGCCTCCAACGTTGGTAGTTAAACTACCGCCTATAGAAATATCAGTTGTGGCCCCAAGAGTATAAGTTACTCTTATGTTCCCATCGTCTTTAAGTACAATATTGTCTCCAGCAGCATCTAATATAATGTCGCCCACTGTATCAACGGTATAGTTGGCGGGGGAAGTAATAGTGTAATCCCCATTGTCTGCTAATGTGTGTACAACTTCGTCCCCACCAGCACCATTCTTGAATCGAATGTCATTGCCGTCTGCGTCTAAAGTAATATCACCAGAAACGTCTAATACTAAATCTCCTGTTCGAGATACAGTACCATCAGTGGCAAAATTATAATCTGTAACACCTGCGTCTTTGAAAGTAATATTACCCCCATCCGCATCTAGGATGATATCACTAACAGTGTCTATAGTATAATTATTAGGAGATGCGATGATATAGTTACCATCGTTTGCAAGAGTGTGAGTTACAGTATCTCCGCCTGCGCCGTTTTTGAATATTATATCGTTACCATCAGCGTCTAAAATGATATCGCCTAATGCATCAACTGTAAAATTTCCTCGTGGTGCATTTAGTTGTAATGCACCAGCAGCACTATCATAGATAAATTCCCCATGAACAGTATTTGTTTTACCGTTATGGAGAAACAAACTTCCACCGTCTATTCTGAGATAAAGATCGCTGTCTTGCTGATTAATTCTGTAATCAAGTTCAATTAAGACTCCTGCTATATCGCTATCTTTCTCAAAAGAAGTTCCTGGATTGATAAGTAATGTTCTTTTATCACCAAGGTCGTCGCTTATTTGGTTGACTTTACGACGCATCTCATTGAGGTTATCAACAAGGGCGACAACTGTTGGTCTTGGGTATCCGTACGGGTCTGCCATTATAGTTTCTCTAATATTTTAGTTAACATGACTTTAATATCAGAAACTTCGCTTTGAAGGTCATTAACTTGCTGCTCTAGCATTTGGTTTTTTGCCTTTGCTTCAAGTTTTTTCTTTTTCCTTTCGCGGGCTGCTTCTGCTTCACGTTTATTTATATTAATTATCGCGCCCGATTGAGCGTCTCTTGCCAATCCAGAATGGCCGTCCACCTTTAATAAATCCATTAATCCACCATCGCTATTGCTCGTAAATCTCTAATCTTTGGCACTGCCGAAGAGTTGACAGACCGGAAAACAATCTTCAATTGATATTCACTAAACGAGTCTAGAGTTCCATCATCACCACCTATGAGATATGTATATTCTCTGAATATAGATGGATTATCATCAGAAGGTAATGTATTCTCAGGAGTATCCAATATCCAAGATTTATCAATAATATTTTCACCTTCTGCTGCAGTTCTATAGTAAAGGTCAAAGTTAGACCCATTGGGTCGGTTGGCAGCAAGCAATACTTTGATACCAACTGCGTCTTCTGCAAGAGTCACAGGAACGGTAATGTGTTTTGCTAGATGAGTACCATTATATGGATCTGTTTCTGGAATGTATTTAATTGGTACAATTTTACCATTAGCCGTGCTCGAGGCGTCTTGATCATCAATAATATTCTCGATCAACGTCAATGAACAACGTTGTAGATCAAGCATCGGAGAAACAAAACCAGCACTACTAGTGAAATCTATTTTTACTGTTGCTGATCTACCACCATTCAGATTTCCTGGTAGGTTCTCATTATAACGATTCGCAACAACTTTAGGATAATCAAAAGAAGTATTTATTTTAGGAGTAATTCTAGAATAAACAGTTGCCTTATCATATGGAGATATAATTGCTGGTTCTGGTCCTGCTACTGGTTTACCCGTGGTAAACTTATATGCCGCTGAGACCGAAGTATAGTTTGGTACAATTGTTTGTGCTTCGAGATTTGCAATATTGAAATGTACATTGCGGTCAGAATAAACATCATCTCCGCCCGTAACAGAAGTGACAGTAGCATTAGTATCAGCGTTGAAAGCATAACCTGCGCCATCAACTTTGGTAACTGCTCTTCTGCCCATTATTGCAGAACCTAAAATTCCGCCATAACTGGTGCTTGAATCAAGTCCAGTAACATTGGCCATATCATTGACCAACAACCCGCAGTCTTTATGCTCTACATAAATTTCAGGAGAACCTGCTGTCGTATAGATTGGATTTTCTTTTAATAATTTTGCTGGAACGTCTGCATTATTCAGAATAGCAAATCCACTACGTTTAAACGATGCTCTATAAATTTTGTACATCATGTCTATTTGTTGACTTGGTTCCCATATTCTAGAGTTTTGTGATTTGAAGAAAGATCCTAAAGAAGGCTGTTTGAGGATTCTAACATCACTCGACCCCAAAACAAATTTCTCCATTTCTGCCACGTAAACGTTATATTTTACTGTATTTGGAGCAATCACACAAATTGCATATCCAGTAAAGGGACTTAAGAAAACTGGTTCATCAAACTCGAAAATGGTTGGTAAACTATTAATCTGTGCCATTGTTGGAGTAGCATAAGTTTCTGTCACAGCAGTAACTTGTGACGCTGCCAAAGTTTTACTTGTCATAGATTGAAATGCAGAAGGAGCTCCATTTACTTCTGGGCGAATCTCTACTCGAACAGGAATGTTCGGATCTTTAGTTGCAAAAAATAATGCAACCTTGGTCATATAAATTCCATATTGATTATCGACATAGAAAGTTTGTGCAACTGGATCAACGTTCAATCCTCGTTTGCCGCCTCTGCCGCCTGGTCGACCAGTCTTCTTTGTTGGATAAACACCATGATTTATTTGTTTTGATGATATATTCCTAGGTTCTGTTCCATCAACAAGTAATCCGTTTCCGCCTGGGTTTACCGTCTCAACTTTTTCTGCAACATTAGGTTCAGGGTCAAATTGGGCTGCGGTTTGGACAGCTGGGGTGAGTGCAACTGAATATGCTGGATCAACAACAGGATTTCCGCTGATGGATGCATTAATTGAACTAATTAGGGCTGGTGCTTCTACTAAAACGACATCGGGTTCAACGCTGATAGTATCAGAGAGTGCCGCATTTTGTTCCGAAGTGTTTGTTGGTCCGGGATAATATGTACCCGTTGTCGTAGTACCTTCACCACCAGCACCACCCAAAGATCCAATAGTTACATAATTATATGGAACACTGTATCCATAAGGAAGCGTGAGGTTGGCAGATTCTACTACAGTTCCACCAGAGGTATTTCCAACCCCACCTTCATTGGAAAGTACATCGATTAATGGTCCGTTTTCAACCTCTACTTGTGCTTCAATAATTGGGTCATTTGCTGCTGGTTCAGCAGGTAAATCTGTATTATCCGCGTCAGTATTAGGTTCTGCAGAATCTTCATAAACAATAACTTCAATTATGATTGGGTCTTGTTCAACATATTTAATAACCTCAACCTCAATAATTTCCGGCGGCAAAGCAGCTGCCGGAACTTCTACTTCGATTTTTTCTACTACAACGACTTCAACACGTTCTTGTATGGTCGTATCAGATTCTGTTTCAACCAAAGTGTCTTCGGTATAATTTACAGTTGTTACTTCACCCAAAACCCTTGTTGACAAAACTTCTTTTTGCCTTGTTTGAAGCGTTCCTGCTGCTGTATATACGCTAGAAGCTTTACAAATTGCTGCAGCATCATTATTTTTATTTACATCTAATAATTTGAATTCTAAAGCACCGCAACGGAATCTCCAAACATCATCTTGTGGATTATAACCATTTGTTGTAAGCGCAGGGGGTCTAATATTAGGTATAAAGAATGATCCGATAACAGTACCAGAAGCATCGGTAGTTAGTGCAGTTGAACCCTGTGGGTGTGAAACAGTTGTACGACTAGTATTTGCATTTCCGTTATCTTCGGGTCTGTCCGCCCATTGAACATATGTAGATTCTTGTCGACACCAATTAGAAACATTATACCCATCGAAATAAGGAAATACGTTTGTATTTGGACGAAGTCCTTCTGCCATAAACCAAATTCTTCTCGACCTCATCCAAGGAATTAGAGCGGTCTGAACAATTCTATCGCCAATGACTTCTTGTATTGTCTCTGAAGAAACAATTCTGCTTACAGTGTGTGCTGTAGTTGTTGTAGTAGTCGTGGTTGATGTATCTGTCACAGAAGATGTTGTTCCATCATCAACTGAAGTGGAATTTTTTACTACATTCTTAGATGAACCAACAACCTCGGATGTTTGGTTGGTGATTGATCCAACTTCTAAGGTATTTGGATCAGACCCAGCCCAGTTCCATTCATGTTCGTTCCACAAATACGCTTGTACTTTGTCTATTCTCTGTCCGCCGTCTACAACTTTGTTAGCGGCATATTCAACATCTTTCCACTCGTCAGAAGCGGGAGATAGTTTCATCGTTCCATTATAATTTGGTATTAAAAATGGATTTACTGGTTCTGCCCCTGAAGAAATATTAATGCTCTGCCATTCTAAATCTTCATATTGAAGATAAACATTATCGCCCTTTTTAACAACTCCCTTAGAGGCAGATACATCAAACACCAAACGAATATTGTCAGCATCATATATTGGACGAACTACTTTACTTGCCATATCAACAGATGCTCTATAATCCGGCAACGATGTGGCAGAAAATACTTGATCAGCAAAGTTATCAGCAAAAAACCCAGACTTGGTTCTTAAATTACCATCAGCGTCAAGAACATTTAAATTTTTAGTGTCTAATTCTAATAAACTCAAAGAAGTTACTTCCTCGAGGCGATCAACTTTCTGCTCAATCTTACCAATATCTGCCATAGTATATCGACGGGATTCAATGTGTGTCGATTTTATGTCAGATGGATTCAAAGTGTTGGCGTTCATTAAGACCTTATAGAGTTCTAATGCACCTTCTGGCGTTTTTCTATACTGTGGGTTAGTTGATGGAACGCCCTGCATATACATAAATTTGCCTTCTTGCGTAAACAACAATTTGTCAGCGCGGGGCAAATAATAAGATACATCTGCAGTTATATTTGTTGCTCTCTTAGGTACAAAGAAATTATCTGTACCATTAACTACATTACCAGACGCGTCAAGGTCAGGACGAAAATCCAAAACGTTGAACAACCTAGTGGTTGCGTCAGATCTTGGTTGATAGGTTGGAATGTTGTCATATGTAGAAAGCAAACCATCAGTAACGTTATCTAAATAAGACTCAACAGAATAAAAATTACCACCTGGTTGGCGTGCATAATGATAGAATTTTGCATAAACTGGACCAGAATATGGGTATCTTTTGATTAATCTACTTTCTTCATAATGGGTATCTTTTTGCCCACCATCTAATGTAAAATACTGAGAGATATTATCTCCTGCTGCACTATCTTTCACTTCAGCCAGTTGATATACGTCATGTTGCCCTAAAGAAACCGCAGTGTTCCCAGAAGTTGTGACAGATCCAGGCGTTTGACCCAAATATCCGATTGTGGGGTATTTATTTTTTTCAACAGCGTTGGCAAGAACCTTATATCCAGCCACTTCATAATTGATATTATTTTGTAATCCAGAAATATCTGCTTGAGTTGAATTTCCATTAAGAACTATCGAAACCGGCACCTGACCAGAATCAGCACTAGCCACTATCCAATTAGAAGTGTCTGTGAAGTTAAATCCGTCTGAAGTTGTTATCGAACGAGTCGTACCCGTTCCAGTAATATTTTCTTCAAACTGGTAGGTATAAGTGATATCAGAAATTGCACTTGGTCTTGGCCTTGGAAGGCGGAATAATAAATCTTTGTTTCTTTCATCGCCTTTGACAACTGCTCGCGCTGGGTTTCCTTCCAAGACTATATTATAATAATCTGTGGCCCCTAACCCAATGCTTCTGGCAGTACGGAATCCGCCAGTAAACTGCGATGGAGATTTTCCGATATACAGTCTAGTTGTATTACCAAAACCTCTTTCTATTGCCCTTATGGTGATAGTACCTATAATAGAACCACCAGCGCCAGTTCCATTATAAACGTTTACTGGAGTATTTAATTCAGGAAGACCTCTATGCGTTGTATCATCAGTATTATCAACAACAATATATCTGTCATAGATCACAGGTATCTGTTCGTTCGTTACTAATTCTGCAGAAGTGGGTTTAGGAATTACCAACCTTGTTGGCGCTGGAGCAACTGCTCGGTGACCATTAATATATGCAATGCCCTTGGAAATATTTAGATAAAGTTTATCATTTACTGCAGAATCAACCTGTTCGAACTGAATCTTAAATGGTTCAACCATATAATTACCAGATTCTTCGAAAGTTCTTTTTGCTAGCACATCATTGATTTTGTTATATTGGTTTGATCCTGTGCCTGCTTGTGTAACAACGCCTTCGGTAATTCTCGCCAAGAAAACAAAGTTTTCTGTGGTTTTTACAGTTTCTTCTTTTGCTAATAGTAATCGAATCCTATATCTGTCTGCTCCAGGAGAAGTTAGGTTTGGTGTTCCTGATTGATTGTCAAATAGGTCAACAGTATCGCTGGAAGTGAAAATATCCTGAACAACTTTGAATCCGACGTTTCCAGTATAACCCGAAAAGTATTTTGACAAAATTAATGATTGCGGGTTGACATGTACGAAATGACCCAACACAAAAATATCACCCCCAGCCACTGATACTTTACAACCAGTGCCGAGCGGAGTAATACCAGAGGTGCTCGTGCTAGCAGATTCTATTAATAGATTACCAGCGGAACAAGTTAGAACTTCGCCTGGAGTAAACCTTACTGCTGTCCCTCCACTTGTTCCAGCAGAAGTGTCTGTATAAGCTACATAAATCGTTGGAACGTTCGTCGTATCATTACTTGCAGAACCCGCAAGAACATATTGAACAATTCTTCCAACAACACCAGAAGTTTGTCCTGTTATTGTCGAACCCACGTGAGAAGGAGAAAGGTCACCGCCAGTGGCGTTCAGCCTAACATATTCATAACTATTATTTACACTGACCCCACCAGGATTAACGATTGCTCCGTTTTTAAATAGATTATTACCCAGCCTTTGAATTTCGGCTTGGATAATAGATTGCATTTCATTCAGTTCTCTCGCTTGGAGAGCTCTTCCGCCGTTAAACAATACCTTATGGTATCCTTTACCTTCGGTCCAATCATCATTGTATGTTGTGGCAAATGTGTTTTGAGTAAATGTGTTAGGCATTATTCTGACCTTTAATATCTAATTACTATTTTCAAATCTTGCTGAGAAACGTTTTCTCTTGGGACTGCAGTTCGGTTATCTATGTAAATTAATTCGCCGCTAAATTTATCAATATCTGGGAAGATTTCCCTATTTGAAGAAAGCGTTGTTCCACTCGCACCACCCTCACTTGTGACAACCATATTTCCTGTAAACGGCGAATATCCCGTTGAGTCGTTTTGGTGATAAGTTAAATATCCTATACCAGCACTATCAAAGTATTTATCTACCACTGCTCGGGGCGTTGGAATGCCGGTGCCTGTTATAACATCGTCAATGGCAAAACTACCTGTCAACCCAGACATTTTAAACCCATCCAGAAAAATTCCAGTATTGGCAGTATACGCGGAATCGCCGACATGATTATAAATCAATGGGTTTTTCAGCAAAGCCATTTGTCTAAAATCTTGTCCACCTGCAATAATGGTTCCCGTTTCGTCGTTGATCAGACGAACATTGAACATATGTCTTGTGGCACGAAGGTCTATTGTGGGGTCTCCGCCCAGACCCAACGGCGGTCCAAGAATCGGTACACATTCACCAAGTCCATCAACAATTGCCTCAGCATAATCGTAACCAGTTCCGAACAACCATCCACCAGAACCATTACTGTCAACTTCAACTGATATTAGATTACCAGCATTATCAATAGAAGCTCTTGCTTGCGCTTGAGTTCCATTTCCAACAACCGTAACCGTCGGGGGAGTAACATAAGAAGCAGAGCCATTATTTGTGACTTTATATCCAACTATTTGTTGGGGGGTTGCTGCATCTTGAATGCTTTTCTGTTGAATTATTGTTGCTTCGTCTTCAGGGCCAGCAGAATCAACATATCGTACGGGCATAAATTTAGTTGTCACATATTTGTCAGTATCACCAACGCTGATGGTATACATGAATTTCCAGAAATATCCATCGGCAGTCTTAAATGGGTTTACTGATACACCAGTTGGTTCAACAATTGATGGTATTATGTTACCCGCGCCATCGATGCCAGAACGCAAACACATATAAACTTGGTTCAACTGAGTAATAACATAATATTTTGTGTTGTCGGTAACATCAGTTACGGTATCATCGTAGGCTTGATAAATTGTGCCTGACTGCCAGTTATACCTCGGAATAACATAAGATAAATTGAATACTCGTTTGGCAGACTGCATGGAAAGTCTAGTCTGTCTACTATAAGAAATAGATTGCAAATTATCTTGAAGAGATACTCCAGGCGGAGTATCTGTGTTGTTCCATTGTTCTGACCTTCCGACACAAATATAGTAAGTGTCTCCAGAATCATACGTTTTTTTAAGATTTCCAGACAGTTGTCTTTTAAAATCGTCTGTTATAGTTGCAGTCATGTTATCTAGCCTTTTATCCTAATGTTACATCGCTTGTGTTTACAACATACCAATAAGTGCCATCCCATATAAGGTGAGCAGTTTTATTTGCCCCTAATTCGAACCAATTTCCTTGAGCAAAACTAGTGGGAGTAACCCGTAATGTATTTGAAGCAATTCTACTTGTTATGTATTTTACTTCTCCAATCACCGATCCGTCAGGAAGGTTTTGGAAGACAGCTCCAACAGGGTCGGCGTCATCTTGAATTATATACGGCTCTGTTGCGCTATACGTAGAATTGTTTGATGTCTCCGCAACAGTCGCGTTTCCTTCGCCGAATGCAACTCGGAGAGACAATAAGGTTGCACCAGCCCCCTTACCTCTTAACCGAAGATCCACATCAGTGTCTGATCCGGTCGGGATCAAATCAATTGGGTTTCCGGTTAATGAATTAGAAATAGACAACGAATTGACAGGAATTAATCCTGAGGTGCGATCTTCCAAATTCAACATTGGAGCGCCACCGTAAGTCTTTATGTCGCCTTCTATTCTTGGACTAATTAACTGATCAGAATCTAAAACCTTATTGCTAATTGTTTGTGGATGACTAGCAAAAACAAATTCATCGTCACTACCCAATAAAGGAAGGGTGATGTTTCTATTATCAATAAGTTCACTTGGTACGACAGAATACTGGTGCGTGTTTGTGGTATCGCCAAATTTTGGAGTAACCAACACAGGGGTTTCTAAAGTTTTGTTTTTTAAAGTCTGTGTCGCTGAATCAATAACAAAATCACCCGTATAATTAGGAACCTTTGCAAAGTTATTTTGAGTTGGCGAAATAACTGATATATTAGTTTTGAATGTCTGCGCCGGATTCGAAATATTTATGCTAGCACTATCAAAATCGATTAACTCAGACAAAGATAAATCCGAACCAAACTTTCCATATAGTTCAGCGAAATTAGCGTTTAATTTAACACCAGCAGAACGAAGGGAATCTCCAGTTCCATCATTTGCCGTTGTTCCCGTGAAAATAGTTTGTCTTGCCATTTTGAAATCCAGTTTAATCTTTGGTTATTTATAAGGTTATTGCCTATCCATCGTCGTTAATCCACCACGGAACACATTAGTCGTTGGCGAAGAGTCCGCGGAGAAGTCAATGTCATGTCCAAGAACTTGATCAGAATCAGGAATGCCAACAAGTGCATCAACATCAAAGGTTGGGTATGATGGCACATACGCGGAAGCGTAATCAACGCCAGGAATACCCGCAGGTCTATATGTTGGTTTATCGCCATTAACAACAAAACCGCCAACTGTTCTAAGAAGCGAAGAATTGAACCTAGAGATATCTTGGATAGAAAGACTGCTATCAAATTGATCTTGATGGAACCTATCCAAATCAGTCTTAACTTCTCCTATCATTGTCCTATCTGAGTCAAAAACGTTAAATCCTGCTTCCGCCTGATCTTCGCCTAATGTAGAAGATCCTGAAAATCCTGATAATGTTGGTACGATAGGATCTAGCGGACCAGCACTATCCATAAGGTCGTATCCATCGAACACTAGAGGTATAGCATTACCCAACGCATCGTTTCGAGCATAAGAACCAAACCCAAGCTCGCTGATAATCTGCAATTCTCCCCCAAGATAAAACCCTGCAGGATGAACAAAAAGTTTATATATTTCTTTCCATTCAGTGATTGGTATACCAACTTTGATTAGAATAGCATAAGTTTGATATAGTTTATCGTCGGTTATAAATTTGAAACTATCAGGGCCAATCTTAGAATCATTTAGTTTGAAAATGTTTTCTTTCGTATAAACAACTTCTGGATCTTGTTGATAGAACGTTCGAAAAAATTGTTGAATAGAAAGTTTAGAACCCTTTGATTTGTATAACGAGCTCGATATTTTTGCAGCTGCTCTTTTATCTTTGAAACCCTGAAAATAACTTTCCCCCAAAAGAAGTTCATCTTCCATAAATCCTAAAAGAACTTCGTCCGTCTCACTAATGTCTTTTGATTCGAATAGATGATCGACCAATTCTGCTGGTGAATCTGTTGATTCTAAAAATTCATAATAAGTTTCTAGAAAATTAATAAATTTGGGGTAGTCAATCGGAAAACTATCAGGAAGAATTTCCCGCACCCTTCTATCATAGAGAGATATTTCTCTTCGGTTTTTTTCTTTATATCCTCGGTGTGACATTATTAATTACTTTCAACAATTACTGGTCTAGTCAAAGAAAGTTCAGTATCATATTCTAATATACTATTTCTTACTGGTGATATTGCACTTTGGTTTGCGGGAAGAACAGATATCTTGATATATGGTACGTTATTAGTGATATTTTGCGGAGCAAATCCAACTAGTCTTAGCGTCCCAGAAACAGCGTCATAAGTTCCGATATTAGAAAGAAAAGGCGAAGAGTTCGCTTGATCGATTATTTGAATAATATTGCTATTTAATTTGTTTCTCAAAAAACACGTTCTGTTGGCATAAGTGAATAATGAAGAAGTAATTATATACTCTTTATCGTCGGGCGCAGCAATAGCGACTGGAAACCTTATCAAATAATCCGTCGTAATCCCAAACCTGCTTGTAACTGTTTGACCGTCCGCAGAAACTATTTGTGGAGTCAACCTTTGTTGCATTCTAATTTCAGATCTACTTGATAACACAGAAGGATCAACTTTATCGATTTCTGTTAAAAGATTTGACCTTCTAAATGATTTGGAAAATTTGCCAATATTATTATCAAAGTAATCATCAACGGCTGATTGAACATTTGCTTTGATAGCGTTAGAACCAAGAGTTGTGAATTTTGGATTATATTGGTAAAATACCCTTGCTTCAATGTAAGTAATTACTGGATCGACAAAGCGAAGGTTAAAAGAAACGATAGAAAGGTTATTTACATACTCTCTAATTTGTATTTTCAATGCAGCAATTTCTGCAGGAGTCAATCCGTTAATGAAATTTATTGAAGTGAACACTGCTCCATATTCAGGAACATCAGCGTCTTCCCCACCCCAAGACTGAATTTCTTCAATGTATTGATCAAAGTTTCGGAAAATCAACGTTGAATAATCTGACGCAGTTACCATTCTATTTTGAGTGGTATATTGAAATGGTGCGTTTTTTCTAATAGATTCGTTTGTCTCTTTTTCCGATCCACCAATAGAACTAAAGATGGTGGTATTGTCTATAACTGCTTCAATTAGATCACCATTAGTTTTTGTAACCTCAAGTTGTTCTGTTGAAGTGAAAACCTTTGCACCATTAGCAATACTGCCGCTACAAGAAATATATTCAACTTCAACTTTGTTCCCGGCCGAAGGAGTGATACCTAATGTATTTCCGTTACCAAAAGATAGTTCATAAAAACCGTTTGGGGTTTCTTTTAAAACATATATTTGTGAATCGGACGTAATTGCTGTTGCCAGTTCTAGGTTGGTATATATGGTATATTCTACTGCCGAAGCGTTCTCGAAAACTTTAATTATTGCTGTATTTAAATCTAAATTCTTATCCGGAATAACATACAATTCTGTTTCGCTAACAGGTCCAACTATGAAGGTTTTTGTTTTTCTAGTGCCTTCATAAATTGGGATATTTGTTGGGGTTTGAGAAGAAGAGAGTTCGAACGTATAATTTCCGCCGCCGTCATTGGACGCTGTAATCTGATCTCGAGTTTGGAAAGTATATGTAATGTCATTTACCGAAGATGTAAATGTAAATCCTGGGTCAATAGTTATTTTTTGCGGTAGGTTGGTGCCAGTCAAAGTAGTCTTCATATTAACATATGCGATTGACGAACTTCTGGATCCAGGAACATAACCGATTGCTTCCGATAAAGAAACAAGAGAACTTCTCAATTGAGCAGTTCCTAAAAACGATTCATTTAAAGCATAGTTGGCAATCAAAGCATTATAGTGAGTATTATACGCAAGAACGTCTAAAAGATTAGACAACCCAGAAGCCTCAAATTCATAATCGGTGAATTCTTCTTTTGCGGCAAAGAAAGTCTTAAGATTGTTTTTAATTGTATCAAAATCAAGCGCAGTTGATTTAATTGTTGTTGCCATTTTATCTTAACCTCGAAACTGTAGTTTCAAATGAAACTGTTTGTTCTGTGTTTCTAACCTGAAATTTTAATAGTATTGTAATCAAATTCATGTTTTCTTGAGATTTTACATCTATCTTTCTTATAATAGCTCTAGGTTCATACGCTTCAATTGTGCTTTTTATTCTTTCGATCAATTCGCCTGCAGTATTATCATCCGCCAACTCGAAAAGATAACTTCGAAGGTCAACCCCAAAGTCTGGGTCAAAAGGTTTGTCAAATCTGTTGCTTATCAATATGTTCTTGACCGCTTGTTTCACAGCAGCAGTTTCGGTTTTTTTAAAAACATTTCCAACATTGTTAGCGGTAAATGACAAATCTAGATCTTTGTATACTGTCTTCCGAGAACTAGTAATACTTATTTTACTAATATCTGCGTCTTCTTGAGAAAATACTTTAGTTGCCATTTTATTATCTTATTATAGAACTGGTTTTATTTATAATGCAGGTAAGACTTCTAGCAGCTCATTTTTTGATAAAAGTGCTCCATTATATGTTGTGCTCAAAGTTTTGTCGAAAGAAATGTTAAAAGTTTCGTTTGCAACAGGCATAATCAATATTATTTGACAAGAGAGTTTTCCTGATGGATCGAACGTATCATAATCTAAAATCATTTCTTGATATGGTTGGTAATCTTTCCAGTATTCTGCAAGGTCAAACGACATCTCGAGGTCGATCTCTCCGTTTTTACCAATCAATTGGTATACTATTGCTCGCCCAGTCTGTTTGTATTCATTAATTCCTGTTGGTACTTCATCAATTGCTGGTTTGTAAATACCCTCAGCAACAATTAACCGATTCTTAGCAAACTGTTTGTTGGAAATTGCGCTTTTCATCGCTTCGGCTTGTAGATATAATTGACGAGCAATAAGCGTTCTGTCCCCAGTAAGATTTTCAAACTGAACCCGAGTTCCTGGCGCACCCAAGAATTTGGCAATAGTAATTCCTGGCGCAAGAGCGGTAGAAGAAGTAATTTCAGATCTAAAGTTCGGATTGTATACCGGATCAACCAAATATATCATGACGGAGTAAACCTCTTGCTTCTGTTTTCTGATGGGTTATTGCCAAGCAACGTTCGTCCAAACCTCAAAGAAGGTTTCTTACTGGACGCTCTTCCCAATGCTGGTGGTCTTTGATCTGCATAACTAGAAGACAATCTTCCCTCGCCAATCAATGCGCCAATAAATTTTTCATTATTAAAAATAGATGGATCTCTTAACTTCGAACGTATCTCGTGAATGCTAGGTTCTCTTGTCATAAGGTTGTCGTAATCGTCTGACTTCAAGATTTCTAGTTTTAATTCATCTCCTGGATCAACCTGAACATCTCGTATGCCATAATTACCTGAGGATAATATTGGAGTCATAATAGCGGTGGTTGGCATATCCGCTGTTCTTTGTATTTGTATGTATGGCATTTTCGTAGGATACGTTTTAGCATCCCTCTCCTTAGATGCCCCAGTAGCTGTTTCTACTTCAGCAGGGGCTGATTGTGCGAAAGAAGCTTCTCCCGCCTTATTGGCAAAATCGGATGTGATTGCTTCTGTCGCTTTACCGATAAAGGTTCCATAGTAAGTCGTACCTCCGATTCCAGCGCCCTCTGGAGGTCCAGAGTAAGTTTTGCCGTAATGGTCGATATAATGCCCACCGATTGTTCCTGTAACGCCCAAAACGCTTACAGTGTCTCCGTTAATGTTGGTGATTTGAGAAGAAGCAACCCATTCGTCAACCGCAGTAGTTACTAATTTTGTTCCTGCCGTAAATTCTACAGACTTCTCAACATAGTTTTTTTGATCACCTTTAACAAATACATTGCGGTCAGACAACAGAGTTTCTGTATTGACGTCAATAACTTTAAGATTGCGCGAACCTTTGACGGTATGATTCTGATTCTCGTCAACAGTCTTGGTGTGATTGCGGTGTATTTTTTCTGTCTTATTGCCAGCAGTCGTAATATTAATATTGCCTTCTACTTCTAAGTTATAATCTCCTGCAATCTTTACATTGACATTGCCTTTATATACTAGATCTGCTTGACCCTCAACAATAACAACGTCATCACCACCAGTGATTGATACTTTTTTATTTACAGACGAGAACAATACGCTTCCGTCAGCGCGTAACTCAACTCCAGCGCCAGTTCGATGTTTTATTAGTATACGCTCTCCGCCTGGAGTATCATCAACATGTATGGCATGACCTGCTGGGGTTTCTTGCACTTGGTTGTGTGGATATAGAGAAGGTTTTTGATCAGAGAACTCGATTGAAATTCCATAGTCCCCGCCGCCAGAAAACAATTCTTCAATTCTTTCCCCTCGAGCAGATTTATTAATAGAAGAACCGAAATAATATTCTCTATCTGGGTATTCACCGTTAGCGTCGGAAAATCCGTCTCTCGGTATTCCAATAGAATTTTCTCTACCTTCACCCAAGTCTAACGATCTTGAACTGAAATTGTCTCTATTGTTGGTCATTATGTAATTCTCGTATTATTAATTTCAGAAGAAGTAAAAGGAGACTGACTGTATGTATTTGAGAATAAACTTTTCTTTCCAAACACATCATCAACATAATCTCTAACGTCAAATCCAGGGTCTTCTTCATTGATGTCTAAATCGTTATGTCCTAGTATCTGTCCTCCTGGATACGCTAGGTAGAAAGCTCTGCAGATTTCTTGGAAAGAAGACATTTGACTTCTTGTTAAAGATGACGATGACCTATATTCTATTGGATTTGGGGTTCCAGAAGCACAATTTAACCCGCCAACAAATACAACGCCAATGCTTCTAGAATTATGTCCATTTATTTGGGCGTGTTCGCCTTCAACTCCAGGCGGTCTTCCACGCTGCACCGAACCATCTCTTCTAATAACATAATGATAACCAATGCCTCTATAACCCAATTTAATAAAATTTTCATTGATTTCTTCAGAACCGATGTTAGAGTTTGTGTATGTATCGCTCCAATGAAAAACCATTTCTGTGATTTCTCTGTTTATGTTTTTAAATTCAGCTTCTAATTCTTCGAAGGAGGATACAAATGAAAAAACAAATTCTTTCGCACCAACTCCATTATTCCACTTAGAATTATCTTGACCCACTCTGAATGGGTCTGCAAAAACGCTGTTGCTGGTGTCAACAATTACTGATCCCGCTACTGTAGTATCCAAATCTAACAAAAACTTCTCAATTTCTTTTGTCGATTTGCCGGTGCTTTCTCTTAAAATCTTTGTTGCTTCAACTCTTTGATTTGGAGTTCCTTGTGCTAATTCGGCAATTCGGTTTTGATCACTTGGAGAAATATCAATGCCAGAATTTCTAAATGTATTTGCAAGACTTTTCGGGTCAACTTTTTGAACCAAATCTTGTGCAAACCCCAAATCCGACTTAGGAAAAACGCGAGAAATATCACTTTGAAATTGATTTGTTTTATTGACAACACCAGCTCGAGTGTTCGAATAATCTCTCACCGATTTAAATAGATCTTTTGGATTAGTCGCTCCGGAAACAAGGTTCAACGTTTTTGATAAGTTAGAAACTGTTCCGCCATTGTTCATCATACTAGCAACGTCTGCTATAGCATTTGCACCCTCGGCGGAAACAGAATCGAGAGCTGAATCCGAAGCAGTCGAACCATCAGTAATTGCGGTAGAAACCATTTGATCAACAACTGCTTGCGTTCTAAAGGAAACAGCATTGACGGAACTAGGATTAGAGAACGCTCCGATCTTTCCAGGTAACGATCCTAAAGATTTTGCAACACCTTTTGCGTTAGAGGCAGAAATCATATTCTGCAAAAATCCTGGCGCTGCACCAAGACCCGTCATCTTAGAAATTATAGTAGAGATATCAGTGGCAGGTCCAGTAGTTTTTGATATTGAATCTACAGAACCGCTGTCTGTGTATTGAATAGTAACTGAAACTCCTGGTCTTGTCGTGAGCGCACTAGTGTTAGTGTTTAATGCATTATTTATCATTCCAGGGGCAGCGCCCGAAGTTACTAATCCTTCGGTTGGATCTAAATTGATTGCACCAAGAACATCTGTTTTAGAACTAAGAGATTTAATTCCGCCAACCGTGTCACTTGTCTTTGCTCCCACTGCTGTCTGTTTTACGTCAGTGAATACTTCTTTGGTTTGTTCTGCGGCAGTGTCAACATCCCCATAAGTTTTAATTACGTTCTGGGGTAGCTTAACTGTTTCTTTTAATTTGTCTTTTGATATTGCCATTATCTGCTCGTTGCCTGTTCATATGCGATTGTGGCCAATTCGATCGCGAGGTTTTTTCCTCTTTCGGTCGTTATCGTAGATTTGGTAACATTACCGCCAGCAATTGTGCGATCTTTCATATAATATCTACTTATCACATCTACAGAACCTCCATCTCCGTCAATGACTTCGGTCTTTAATAATTTAGAATTTGCTGAAGAAAATGATGTTCTCAATTCATACAATACGAATTGTAATTGAACCGAAAATCTAGTGTTTAATTGTTTCTGAGAAAATTGCCCAGCAAATTGAAATAATGCATTAAACCTACTTCCTCCACGAATCCATTTACCTATTCCGAAATATTTCGAATTTAAATCTTCAGGATCGTGTGTAACAAATTGAGAAATCGCCTCAATACATCCTGTTATTCCTGCTGCTTGCCTTGGCGTATAATTATTATCAATAAAGAACATCATCGATTGACTTCTTCTTTTTGCAATATTGACTTTAGGTAATTCGTCGTCTTCAATTCCTTCTGTAACAGTGTTGAGTTTTCTTTCGGGGTCGTAGTTTGCTTTAAACTGACTCAATGCTTTATCTTTTGAGGATTTTACCTGGACGTCTGTGGGGAATTCTAATTTTGTCATAGACCCCAAAACCAAAGGTATTTGTGAAGATTTACCGTCCATGAATACTCCATAAACGAATGCTCCTGGGAGAACCTGCGGAATCTTCCCAATGCCCGAACTACCACCCTCGGTCAAAGGAATCGCAACAGTCGCCCACGGCAAATCTGATTCGGGTACATTACCGCTATATGGATCATGTACCCCATGTATCCTTATTTTTATTCTTCCCTCTAGTCCAGGAGGAGGAGATGAATTGACGACGATCCCGATGAACCATCGGGTTTCATCTCCGTAATATTCGTTATTAATTGTCTTCATCATTCACTGCTCGAAAAAAATTCTTTTGATAATTTAGTAATGTTTACAGAAACAGAATGTTTGGTTCCTCTGAACATGTGTCGGGCTGCATAGATCAGATAATCACCAGATTTTTGTTTATCTGTCAAAGTTTCTGTATCCCGAATCTTTGTGTCGTCTACTGAAGATGCAAATTGACAACGCATAATATCGCCAACGCTAATCTTAGAATACATAAAACCCACGCCTGGAACCACAACATTCAACATGTTTCTATATAATGCATTACGAATTGAGATGTTTTTTAATTTCAATGTGTGTTCGCGCGAATCGGTAACGTCATGATATCCCTGAAATTTATCATATGTTCCTAAAGAAGTTATTTGATGATATATTTTCGAATCATATTGATCTACGTATTTGTTGATAAAAAATTGGTTTTCATCGAAGACAGATTGAGATGCATCGGACGATATTAAATCTCGAGATTTCATCTCAGACATTATGTCGCGTATACTAAATCTATCTCTTGATGTCAATCCTGTTCCGATATCAGTATTAGTATAAAGAGACCCCAAGGCACCTTTAGATACCATTTTCAAAGAATCTTCAGATCCACCTGACTTAAATGCCTCAATCAAAAAACTCCTTTGTGCTTCGGTAAGATCTTCTGATTTTTGAGCCATTGCTGATGAATATATAAACGGTGATCTACTATTGAAAGGTTGTTTTTCTAACAACCCGTCAAGAGATGCAATCCTTATATTGTTGTCGAAAATCGAAGAGTATGTGAAAAACGGACCTCCAAGTTCAGTGGTTGCACGATCACGTATCCAATCAATTGCTTGGAGTGGGTGCATATAGGGAATATTTATTTTCCTAACACCCTGCGATGATTTTGTCAAATAAGACTGATCCACATTTTTATTCAACGAACCAACAAATATCTCAGTCATAATACCTTCAAGGTATGCAGTATATGATTTGCTGATTTTGATCAATTTGTCAAAGAAAAAATGTTCTTCGACAAGGGATATCAAGTTTACTTCTGTTTTGTCGTTAGTTCTTATAGTTTTTTCGATCTTTGTCATCAAAAAAGTTTTTTCTTTTCCAGCAGGTCCGCCGATTCTCGGCTCGTTGATATCAGCAACGCCTGCAATCTCTATTGTTAATTTCTCAGTACCACTAAAATTGAGATTATCAACAATAGATGAATCGTCTAGTAAAATAAGTGATCCTGTTAAATATGGTTTCTCCAAACTTTCAAATAAATTTAATTCTCCAATCATTGCTCTTACGTCAACGGTCACTGGCGCCAAACGTTCAGCAGAAATTTCTGCTTTAATAATTTTAAATTGTTGTAAAACCTGCTGAGTCATGTTCTAAGCAACTTCTTAAACTCTCCCGCCACAGAATCGACAATTTCTGGTTTCAGAACAATTATTTCTTTGAGGTCGTTATTTTTTGCTTGAAAAAAATCTTTAATTGTAATCAACTTTTTGCCAGATCTATCTTGAGAATAAGGATTAACGTCGACGTATTCCCCATTAGAATTTTCATAATGATGAGCAGCATTATATTCTGCTTGAGACAACCAAACAGATGCAACTTGGGTTATACTTCCATCGCTATAAGATATCGAAGTTACCCCAGTAAAGTTGTTTGGATATTCTAAAGGTGATGCCGAAACTATTTGATATGAATTTTGTTCACTAATGTACGTTTCTTTTAACCCATTGGGTTTTATGATTATTTGCCCCAAATCTAATTTTTTTCTAACAACCGTCGCAAAATATCCAGTGCTGGTTTTCACAATAGTTCCTTCCGGAAAGGTTGTCGCAACGAAAGAGTCTGTTGTCATAGTATAATTAGGATACCTTTCATATAAAACCTCATATTCTCTTTCAGAAGGCAATGGCCATCCAGACTCTCGTAATTTATCGTTCATTAAAAAGAAAGTCCAATAGTAATCACTAGTGCCATATAATTTATATGAAAACGTGTCTGGTCTTTCATTGTCTAAAATTGTCTGTTTGGTATAGAGAGAAACCTGTTCTTTCAAAACATCAATTAAATCAACACTCGTGGATATCTTTTGAAAATATACTAATGGTTCTTGGTCCCCAAAAGAATATTTCACTAAAGGAAAATTTTTAAAATATGTAGACATTAGTATTTACCTTCGCTTATATCTGCTCTGGATAAGGTTCTTGATTCTCTGAATGTCATATTTATGTCAACTTCTTGAAAGTTTCCATCTTTATGCATGCCCATAGAAGTTGAGTTATAATTGACAGAAAAATTTTCAAGGTAGCAGGGCAAAAGTTTTGTTGCAACTGAAACCTCATTATAAAACATTTTAATTAAAAATCTGCTGGGGAATCGATAACCGATGGGGATTGATCCAGAACCATCTTTTTCTTCGCCCAAAAACAGTTCTTCGGGATATAGTTCTGTTCGAAATAGTTTAATTATTTCTGATATGTTTCTCGCTTCTTGTGCTGACTGTGGTATCATCTTAAACGAAAAAGAAAACGTTCGCATATTGACCGATTTGAACAATGCCCTTGTGTTAGGGTTCACAGTAATTCTTGTAGCGGATTTAACTCCAGCGGCAACTCCCTCTCCAGACATCCCAGCAAGTTGTGTTGCTACCAATTTGCCAACACCAGAAGAAGAAGGTCCGGTAAACTGATCAACTAATGAAGAAACACCCCCGCCAAAACCAGAAGCAGATCCACCCTTTACCGCAGCTTCGGCAGCGCCACCGCTAATCCCAAGGTCTTGATTCTCATATTGAACTGCGTCAGAAAATTGAATTGCTTGCGGCAAGTATAGAGTAACACTTCTTCCTGGTTTAGTTTTTGGTTCTTTAAATGTTCTTCTTTTTGGTTGCAATCCTTGCTGTAATGCCTGAGACCTTCTTTCTGCCTCTTCTTTCTGTTGCTGGGGCGTTTTCTTTATTGCATCACCCCGCTCGTCTTTTTCATTATCTCTAGAAGTTGGATTTTGTTCGCCAGAAACACCAGAAAGTATTTCGCTAAAATTAGAAGCGATTTCGTCAACAACAGAAAAAACAATTCGTCCTTTATAGTCGGCAACGTCTTCTATTGGAAAAATTAAGTTTTGTTCAGAATTTGGTTCTGAGGCAATGTAAGATCCAATGAGTTTTTCATCAGAATTATCAGAGTTTTGAGGTTGGGCGGTAGCCATTATAATTGCACTCTATAAATATTGGTGATTACATTTATTTATAGTTGAAAAATGGCATATTCTGGAAGATATAAACCCAAAAACCCAAGTAAATACGCGGGAGACCCGACAACAGTTGTATATAGGTCAATGTGGGAAAAATATTGCATGATGCATTTTGATGGATCGTCTGATGTTAGATACTGGTCGAGTGAAGAAACCGTTATCCCCTATATCTATGACGTAGATAAAAAAATTCATCGTTACTATATGGACTTCCGAATTACTTGGAAAGACGGTAGTGTATCATTGATTGAAGTGAAACCAAACAAAGAGACTACGCCGCCCAAGAAGGTCAATACTCGGAATAAAAAATATTTAACCGAAGCACTCACCTACGTTCGTAACATGAACAAATGGGAAGCAGCAAACGAATATGCAAAAGACCGTGGTTGGAGATTTGAGATATGGACTGAGGTCGAGTTGATAGAAAAAGGTATAATGAAAAAACCACTCAAACCTCTAAAAAAACTGAAACCATATTCTAGAAAAAAGACTAAATAGTATTCATGAGCAATTTATTCAAAACATTAGAACTAGCAGCGTTTAGGTCTGGGATCACCCCAAGGACAGCGCAGTCTCGCGATTGGTTTCGTAAAAAAGCACAAGCAATTCGTGGAGTTAATCGCGAAGCGTTGATGAAAGAAGAAGAGCTAAAGAAATCAAGTAGTGAAATCGCCGGACACATGTACATGTTCTTCTATGACCCCAAGACAAAGGACCAGCTTCCTTACTATGATAAATTCCCATTAGTTATTGTTGTTGGTCCTGCACAGGGTGGTTTTTATGGGTTAAACCTGCACTATCTTCCTCAAACTTTAAGAGCGAAATTTTTAGATGGGTTGTTGGATATAACCAATAATAAGAAATATGACGATTCAACCAAGTTTAAGTTGTCATACTCGTTCCTAAAAAGATCATCAAAATTAAAGTATTTTGCCCCTTGCTTCAAACACTATTTAACTGATCACGTTAAAGGAAATTTTGCCAAAGTAAGTGCTCCTGAATATGAAATTGCAGTATTTTTACCAACGGCAGATTGGGCTAAAGGAAACCCCAATAAAGTATACGCAGACTCAAGGAAAATAATCAGTGGCATATAATATAGAAGAAATTAAAAATTTAGTATCCTCTTCTGGCGGAATTGCAAAGACGAATCAGTATAGAATTGAACTAAGTGCAGAGAACGCAGCCAAGCGGTTAGACACCATGTGTCGCTCTGTTAATATGCCAGGAAGACAAATTCTTACCACAGATCGTAGAATTGGTATAACTACGAAACTTATCCCTTATGGATATGCTAAAGAAAATGTTTCCATGACATTCACTGTCCTTAATGATTCTTTCGTTAGATATTACTTTGAAACGTGGATGGATTCAATTGTAGATAACAATTCTTACGAAATCGGATACTACAACGATTTCACTCGACAGATAACAGTAAAACAATTGGCGCCAAGCCAAAACGTCCAAGAATTAAAAAAGAAAATAACGCCGCGTGGTTCGAACACTGAACAATCTGCTGATATATCCACAGGGAGAGAAGGTTCAGTAATTAATCTCCCAGAACGAACAATCTATACTTGTATCCTAGAAGAAGCATATCCTATCTCAATAACAGGAGTAAACTATTCAGACAACTCTCCTGACACGGCCGTAGAATTGACAGTAGAATTTAGTTATAAAAACTGGAGAACAAATGTCAATTCTCAAATAGAAGAAAGGCGGCAGCAATCTGGTGCGTTCAAAAGAGGAAAACTATAAATCTCTAATACAACGGGTGGAGATATATAATTCACAAAATGATTTTTATTATAGACGGAGAATGAAATGGCGTTACCTAAGTTAAATGATAGTCCGAAGTTTGAATTGACTATCCCCTCAACTCAAAAAAGTGTGAGGTTTAGGCCATATTTGGTCAAAGAAGAAAAAGTTTTATTGATGGCGTTTGAGTCAGGAGATGAGACAGCAACATTGGCAGCAGTGTTGGACACTATAGTGTCTTGTGTGCAGGGCGATATTAATCCCTCTGCGCTGACAACGTTTGACGTAGAATATATGTTCACGCAGATTAGAGCAAAATCTGTGGGTGAAAAAACTAAGGTTGGTGTAATTTGTAATGAATGTAATACTAAGAACGAGGTATCAATCAATTTAGAAGAAGTCAAGATTAAGATACCAGATAACAAGGCGTCAAATAAAATTGCTATTAGTGATGAGATTACAATAGAAATGGGTTATCCTTCTTATAGTAATCTTACCGATGGATCTCATATGCTTAACGGGAATTCAGAAGGTGCTTTTGATTTAGTAGCAAGTTGTATGGTTGCCATTGAAACAGAAGAAGAACGAATTGCAACCAGAGATGAACCAAAGGATAGCATTAAAGAGTTTTTAGAATCAATGACATCATCTCAGTTCCTTATGTTGGCAGAATATTTAAAGGAAATGCCCAAGACAACGTATGAACTAGAGTTTACTTGTGAGCATTGCGGTGCTGAAAATAAAAGAACAATAGAAGGAATGCAGAATTTTTTCTAATATGCCTCTCTCATGACAATTTGGTAAATCATTATAGGTTGAATTTTCAGTTAATGCAGCATCACAAATATTCATTAACGGAATTGAACGAAATGTTACCTTGGGAGAGGGAAATTTATGTCATGATGTTGATTGAACACGTTAAAGAAGAGAACGAAAGGATTAAACAGAAAAATGGCGGAAGATAAAAACAATATAATGAGTGGTGATTTTCTGCCAGCTTCTACTCAGCTAGCAGAAGTCACTCTAGCGTTGAAGATTGCCAACGAAAATAGATTAACTATTTCGGAAAGGGAATCTGAGAAAGAGACTGACGCTCTTAAGATCTTCCAATCTATTGACGAGAATATTAAAAGTATCGCGGAATCCATCAAGAATTTTTCCAAAGATTTGGTGCAAGAAGTTCAGATACTCAACGAATTCCAAATTGAACAAGCAAAAAACGAATTGATACAAGACAAACAAGATGAAAATAAAAAGAAAGAAGAAGAGAGAGAGAAAGGAATAGTTGCGGCCGCCAAGGCAGATTTTGGTAAAGGAAAGGAAGACGCTGAAAAAGAGATCGGAGAAAAAGGTCTTCTCAAATACATTGCTGATATTACTGGATTTGGAGGAACTCTTTCTACAGTTATGAAAAGTCTTGGAACCTTTTCTGCTATAATAAGTACTGTGTTGGGACCATCCTTAGCAGCAATAGGTGGATCCTTAGCTAGCGTGGGTGCTTTTATAACGGGAACTATTGTTCCTGCTATAACTGCATTTGCAACAACAGCAATGACGGTTCTTGCTCCGGTTGCTTTAGTTCTTGCCGGAGCATTGGCAGCAATCGAGTTTATCAAAGGGTTTGTTGATGGATTTACTGCTAACGCAGAAGATGGATTTGCCACAAAAGTTCTAAGAGGTCTTACTCGAGGCATTGAAGAAGTTCTTGATATGTTTATCATGTGGCCGCTGGATCAAATAAAGAACCTTGTTTCTTGGGTCGCCGGAGCACTTGGGTTTGCTGATGTAGAGAAGGCACTGGACAACTTTAGTTATCAAGAATCGTTTGCCGAAATAATGGATAGTTTCGAAGAATGGATAACTTCTATACCCACTGCTATTTCTGAATTCCTTACAAGAATGTTCGAACCAGTCACATCAATGTTCTCTTTTATTGGTGATATCGTAGATGATGTCACCAATGCGATCGCCGAATTTGTTTCGGGCGATTTCTTCGACCTATCAAAAATCAAGAGCATGATGACCAACATGTTTGCAGAGATCGGCGTTCCAAGAATAGAGTTTGATGTTCCTGTTATTGGTAAGGTGGGGTTTGGTCCTTTCTATCCGTTTATGCCTGATCAAGTTGATATGGGCGGTGGGAAAACAGGCAGCAATGCCGTGATAAGCGGAAAAGAATCATCAGAAAATGTTGTGGAATCGACCCAAGAGATAAACACATCGTCGATCGCTTCATTAGATTCTGGATCTGTTGGAAACCAATACTCAGAAAGTATGAGTTCGAGGATCTTACAGCAAGAAATGGTTACAGAGAATGGTGGTGGCGAGAAGTTCAAAGAATCGTTTGGTGATTTTGATTTTGAAAAAGGCAAGGGAACTATTAGTATATCTCAGACCGACTCTTCTAACGAACTGAACAACATGACAGAAGAATTTACTGGTCTTGGTCCGGTTGCATTTGGTCAGGCAAGGAGACTAGTTGCTTCTGGGGCGTCTATCGAAGAAGTAAGAACATTCTTGAAACAAAAAGAGAAGTCAGTATTTACATTAGTTAAAGAAATGATCGGTGGTGGTATATCTTCAATATCCGAGGGTGGATCTGCTCTATTAGATGCTGCGGCGGATTCAACATCATCTTTGTTGGGGTTGTCTTCTCCGGATACAACAATTCGAGGACTTTCTGCCGAAGCACTAGAAAAAGAAACAAAGCAAAGAGAAGAAACGAAGAGCGAAGACCGTAATGCTCCGGTGGTAGTCAACGCGCCATCCACAACGACCAACACTAGTGTTAACAACCAATCTATGATTATGGATACACCAAGTGCAATTGACGGATTGTCTTTAGGATACTAATAAAAAAGGCAACGATCGTTGCCCTTTAGGATACTAATAAAAAAGGCACCCGAAAGTGCCTTAGTGATTGTTCTGGTGGTTTTAAGGAGAATACACTCCCGTCTTACATGTGTTCCAACGCGGGATACCCAAGGTCATCAACCAGCGTCAAGTTTACGGCTGATGAACAAAAAGCAATGCTCTTGTTCGCACGATTGCCTGACGAGCAACTTTTTAGTCTTCTTGCGCCAACTTAGCGAAATAAGACATTGTATCATCTTCGTTTTCATCAGAACTAGCAGAAGCGATCTCGGGGGCTGGTTTAACCTTCATAGGAGTAGGTTCCTCAGTTTTTGCGAGATCAGGATAATCAGAAGCAACAGATTGACCGAGTACTATATGCAGTCTTGCTTCTAGTTCAGCATAACTCTTATATCCCGCTGGGTCAGTAAACTCGTTCAGGTCATAAACCTTCCCATAGATTTCTTCCAACTTATCGTCGTCTTCTGATAATGCTTTGGGAGAACTGAATTCAGACTTATCATAGTTACGATAACCTTCGACGTTTCGGATCTTCAGTTTGAAAGACGCACCTTCCCAAAAGTCGAATGGGTTAATAGGATCTTCATCCTGAAATTGTGGTTGCATAACATCCATAATCTTGTCAAAGATTTTCTTACCGAAGATAAACAGTTTTACCTGTCCTTCATTAGATGGGTTTGCTGCATCTTGCTCAACCAGAACATTTGCAACATAATGCAAACGACGCTTACGTTCGCGAGCAATTTCTTTATCGCGATCATCACCAGAGTTCCATAGTCTTGAGTTTGCCTCTGATACTGGATCGGATTGACTGATTGAAGTCAAAGACTTCTCAATGTACCATTGTCCGGTTGGACCTTTGAACCCGTGATCCCAGTAGCGAGCCCATGGGAGTTCATTACCCTCTGCTGCAGGAAGAAAACGAAGAACTGCATAACCATTGCCTGCTTTATCAACAGTAGGTTTCCAGATTCTATCGTCAACATAAGATTTTTTATCGGATGGTCCGCTATCACCAGCGGCAGCAGATACGAGTTTAGAGATAGCACTTGCGCGATTGCGCTTTAAATTTTCAAAAGACATATAGTATTTCCTTGTATTTACAATGTATGGTACTTAGTTTATCCACGTTATTCATAATATAGACATATATATTACTTCTTTTTTTTATAAAAAACAAGCAATCATTCAAACGTCAGGGCATTACCCTTCGGCATGAAATTCAGGTTTTGGGCTTCGACTTCAATCTTGCCCTTTATTGCGGGAGAAATATACTTCTTAATCTCCTCTATTTCGATATTATTTTTTTCACAAAGATGAACAACAGCATCCATATAAGAAATTCGTTTTTCCAATACAGTAGATTCGACCATTTTTGTGAATTTGTTTTTTGTCAACATCAATCCATCAAGATTCATCTTCTTCTTCCCTTCCATAAAAACCAACGTCGGTGTAAAAATGCCCTTTGGTTCTTTTAATCTCACCATTACCCTCATAAGCATTTGCTATAACTTTCCAAACAACTTTATGTTCTCTATTCTCTCCATACCAAAAGTCACACCAAGTTCCAGTCGTTAAATAACTTTGCATGTTTTTTATGTAAGTTTCTGCTATCTGATATTCTTGGCGCTGATTCTTATCTTTAGAATTTTTCCAGTATTTCATCCCGTTTATCTTTGCTTTCCAAATCTTAATCCATTCTTTTACCTTATCCGGATGTAAGTAATGGCCTTTATCTAGATTCCGGATATTTTCGGGAAGTGATAAGTTCTTTGCTGGACCCCTCGCTTCTCTTGCCTTACGCAATCTCTCGGTCGCTGCAGCGCGTTGCTCTTCACTCATAGGTTTACGCTTGCGTTTAATTTTCGCCCTCTCTATCTCCCCAGAGGGTTCTTCCCATTTATTGCTCGACATTTCTGTTTTCCTCATTAATATCTACGATGACGTCTAACAGAGGGCTGCGGTTCGTTATGGATCTCAATGCTGCCATATCCTTCGGCAAACAGTGACCACCATACCCGAACTTGCCGTCTGGTCCAGGAACCTGAGTATGTGAACGTCCTATACGGGGATCAATGGTAATCGCATCGACCATCTGATCAAAACCCTCAAACCCAATATCATGAAAGATCTTGTACATTTCATTAAAAAAAGTAACCTTAGTAGCAAGAAAACAATTCTCAACGTACTTGGCGAACGAAGCCTGTTGTAACGAGCAGTATTTAACTCTTTCTAGTTTAGGTAATACCTTACCCAACAACTCGTCCCAAAATCGACAGTCATCGCCCCCATAAATCGCAAAGGTCTGATTAAGAAACTCTTCACACGGATCTCGATAAACGTTAGAACCACCAAGGAACTCAGGTGAGTATGTAAAACTACCAGCACGTACTCCTGCTTCCCAATCTAACCAAACAGGGTCAACGGCTGATTTGATCAGATACTTTGTATTACCATACTTATTAAACACTTCTTCTACGTGATCTGTATTGCAAGAGCCATCTTCGCGCATAGGAGTTGCTACACAAACGATAACAGCGTCAACCGGATCAATTTGTACATCGCGGTAATAATTGTATCCTTTTGCGGGATCATCGATATACACATCAACTTGATTTGGATCATATCCTTGAAGCGCGTACTCAACAGCAACACCAACTGTTCCAAAACCTGCTATTACTATCTTCATATAATTGGTCTCCTAAATATATAAACTATTCTACTACAAATGGAGTTGACATGTCAACCACCGATATTTTCGATTTCGGTTTTACTGCCGTAGACGAACAAGAATTAGATGCTGTTCAGCAAGCAGAACAAACGATTCAGGCAACGTCTGCAGAAGCAAGCTCAGCACAAGAGAGATTAGAAAAATTATTTAATGCTATCCAACCTCTGCTAACTAATCTAAAAAAGAACCCTGAAAAAGATTATATTTATTGGCCTAATCGATTGTCTAAAGTTGAACAGTTTGAAGATTTGATTCAAGGAATATATTCTTCTTGATAAAGAACATAGTTCTCAGCACAATCTTCTGCCCATTGCAATGAGTGCCCAGAACAGTCGATGGTTCTGACAAACTTTGATTGTTCATATAGATCAACAAAGTAACCGTTTTCTGATTTCAACAAAACAGATTCTTTTTTGCCATCGCGCGACCAATGCCTAGATATCTCTTCTGCGATCTGTACATTTCTTTTATGTTCATATTTTTTCATATTTTTATTTCTAAAGATAAGATCCCATTGTTTGTCGAATTCAGATTGAGAGACTGATAATGGTCTAGGTTTGCTTCCTTTGCCTGTCATATTTACTCCAGTATTAATCCGTAATCTTGCCCTATAACACCCATTGTTTGATCCTTTTCTCTGGTGATAAACTCATTCCACCATTGAGGGGTTTCTCTTTTTTTCCACTTTGCAATATCCTGTTTTGCAATCCAATAGTAGTTACGATAAGAAGCGATAGAGTTTTTTTCTACGATACATTGGGGGTAATGTTGCATAGCAGGAATTGGTTGAGTGAATGGACCATCAAACATATCAGTAGGAGGAAATAAAAGATAATCAGACAGTTTTCTAATGGATTCATGCACTTTCCCATAGCGATAAGTATATTCATCACCCAACGCTATCCACATATCATATAGCCACTGATAATTCTTTATAGAATCTCGAACCCAAATGGCAGATGGGTGGTTTATATGAGAAGCTTTATAGAGAACAGAATTCATTTCACCATTTTTTAGAAAGTACCGTTTAATAGATCTTCCATTTGCGGTTTTGCCCATCCACATAGTACCATCAATAACTCTATGCGCTGTAGAAAGTAACTGCGCGTATTCAATATTCATCTTGACAACATGTTTGTCACAATGCATTTGCGCGCAAATAACAGGGTCTTTGTGCAAATAAAAGATATTCAACTTTGAATTTCCTCAACAGCTGCCGTTACATCTGGAAAGTGTGTTTCAAGGATTTCCCAAGCGGTCTTTGCTACGTCCATGTGTTCTTTCTGAGTACCATGGCCCATCCTAAGATCACAATAGTGGATCCACGAGCGAAGAGTGCCGGACATGTACAACGTAGTCTCGGTCAATCCCTCGGGCAGTAATGCTCGAGCTTGCTCTTTTGCAATGCCAGTGTTTAGTGCCATTTCATAGTAATCTTTGGCGACTCTAGATACTTCGGCTTGCATCTCGCGGAAGACTTCTTGTGCTTTTTTCTGGCGTTCTGCATCATCATCTATTAGACTTAACTGACGATTAGTGGGATGTTGTTTGCGCGCCTCTCGGTTTGTTACAAACGATTCAGAAACCGCATATCGTTGACTAAATTCTTGAAACGAGAACGAACGATGTCGTAGAATCTGCCTAGAGATATCACGCGTCGTAGTAATTTCCATTGTAACACTGACCATCTCAAACGGAGACCAGTGCCCCTCTTTGATCAGATAACTAAGGAGTTTTTTAGCAGTTTTGGTATTATTCTGATTGGCGGGATTACTTACACGCGCTGCGTACGCTATCAACTCAGCGGCATTTTTACATCCAGTAATTGCGCTAGGGGTTGTTATACCTACTAAACTAACTTTTGTCGTCATACTTTCCATCCTCATATTCGCCAGGAACACTATAGTATGCAATCACACGATGTAATGCATTTACTAAATTTGTATCTGGATATCGTGTATCTTCATTTATATCTAGATCTTCTTTAAGGTGTTCAATTACAAATTGATCAAGTGCTTCGCCTTTAATCATTTCTCTTAAACGCATAATATTATTATACCTCAATTAAATATTTAAAACAAGTTGGTGGAGGGGGCTGGATTCGAACCAGCGTAGCTCTCGCGTCAGATTTACAGTCTGATGGTTTTAACCACTCACCCACCCCTCCGAATTGGCTCCCTGTCGTGGGCTCGAACCACGGACCCAATGATTAACAGTCATTTGCTCTACCAACTGAGCTAACAGGGAATAGTGCGGCAAGTTATTAAACAATAAACATCTTATCGTGTCCGACTTTGCAAGATGGATCAACCCAAATATCTATTCCGGCCATAATAGCGTCGCGACAGAAAGCAACGTCTTCAGAACACATTTCTGTGATATCATCAGAAATTTTAATTGCTTTAGGAGCGAACCATGGATATTCCATTTTTTCAAAGACACCTTTCTTGATCAAGACCCACCCAAAACCGATGTAGTCTGCCACAAAAGGCTCTTCTTTTTCTTTAATTTGATTAGAAGAAAGGAATTGGTAAGAACCGTGCTCTAGGAAGAATGATTCAGACATTACTTCTACAACGGGGGTCATTCTACTTCCATCTGTCATTGTAAAGGGTTGACAGTACCACCCAGAAGCAATATCTTTGTCCATATCTACAAGTTTCTGAAAAGCATTATTATCAAAAACTTGATCTGAATCAATCCAAAGCATATAGTCATAATCCATACCACCAAAGGGTAATTGATTACGTCCCCTCAACGTGGAAGCGCCAGCGACTTTACATCGAGCAAAATTCACCATAGGCGAGTAATGCTGAGATATCAGAGCTCTCCCTTTTTGAGATTGAATGTAAGCGACCAATTCGACAATTGATGTAATAAATTTGCCAGAGTATGTTTTTCCTGGAAGACAAATTACAATTGTTTTGTCTTTAATAATCATATTTTATCTCACTTTAACAATGTGGTTAATTATATATTGAATCTTTATAAGGACAATGTCGCAATAATAACTATTGCCAAAACTAATGAAAATGTTGCAATACTATGCACAGTATTCATAAAATTATTTTCAAAATCAGAAGTTCTGGCGACCCACCCATTTCTGTTTTTTCTTCTTTCCATAAACGAAATCCTTAGATAAAATGACTTAAAAAAATTGTTCCTAAAGCGATAGCAAAACAAAGAATAGACCCGACGATCGTTTCGATTTCAGACTCGTAATAGACGATTGGTTCTTTCTTGACAGGTTTTTTATACACACATCCGACTCCGTTACCGACCATATTAGAATATCCTCCCAAAATCAATGTTAGACCAACCTTCACTATCACACATCCATGCAGTACCACACTTCTCGTTGACAATGATATCACCCACAGAAACCGAATGCATTCGAGTGAATTTCTGGATGCAAGACCCTTCAGGACCATATCCATTACCAACATGAAACACATCTTCGAGGGTATCAACACCCGTCACACGAGCAACTGATGAGAAATGCTCTTCCATCCAAGGTTCATAGTTTTCTGAACCGCTGAACTTGACATCACGTTGGATTGCGATCTCGGGAAAGTCACCGAAGTCGCCGCCCCAACCAACCTTATTCAAGTGGTCTGAAGCTTCGTTGCTGAGGTGAAACTGGTGGATTAAGTAAGACATATTCTTTCCTTTTTGCTTATGTAATTATTATACCGCGCTTTTTGCTAAAAAGAAACCTATGCTAAGTTGTTGATATCATTACATTTTTGACGTTTTGTAGAGTTCGATAGTGTTGAGGAGTTTTTCCGACCAGTTGTCTCTGTGCTCGACAAAGACCTGCGCGGGTTCATTATCCACAGCAATTATGGTAACGAGTTGGGTAATAGGAACTCCGGTTCTCTCTTCCCACATGATGGCATATGCGGCTTCTTGTTGGAAGTAATTCTCGATATATTTTCGCAGTTTGGGTTTTCTGCTCGTTTTGTAATCGATGATTGATATTTTCCCATCAAACTCAGCAACGCAATCAACACGACCAGCAACCCCAAGATGGTCGCTGTATAGGGGAAGTTCTTGACCATATACCTTTCCAATTCGTTCGTCTAATATATCCTTTACGGTAAGAAAATTACTCACAATGTTCGGCATATACCCAGAAAGATAATTGGGGTCGTTGTTTACATATTTTTCAATAAGTTCATGAACTGCGGTGCCCCGTGTTGCCGCCCGATAAGAAATTTTATTCGCTTCTTCCTCGCCAATTCTTTTCTTCCAGGCGTTGATCGAGTCTTCGGACAAAACGCTGAGAACAGTTGTAATTGAAGGATAGTTGTTTTCTGGCGTCACATAATAACGCTTGCCATCAATTTGTGTTACTGATAGATCTTCATACCCCAAATCAACTGTACTATGTTCAAACAAGTCCCTTTCTCTTTTTTGATTCATATTCTCTTCTTTGCTTTCGGTTTAATTTTTTTAAAATTTCTTCTTCTTTTTCAAGTTTTTTCTTTTCTTGGATAATCGTTTTCTTACTTTTATAAACAACGAACTCCATATTTTTCTGCTTGGGAATCTTAATGTCGTCATGATTATGATGAAAAACAAATTTTGTATTAGGGAATTCAGCAAACATGTTATGCCAAATGGGTCGCCAATTGCTAATCAATCTAAAGTTGTTAGTGTCTGTACGGTCACTGTACAAATACAAATCAGTGACTGATCTCATATTAAACTCAAACAAAGTGTCGAACCCATACATGTGAACTTCGGTCGCTTTGTGACGATTGCAGGCGTAGTGTACCGCCATGTGTCCGCAATTAAAATTAGTTGCTGCTTGGGGGCTTCCAGGTTCGCCACAGTAATCTGGAACAATTAGATTAAATTCTTTTATCAGGGGGGCATATTTTAAATAGAAAGAAGATTGACTAGGGTCTTCCATCCAAATTTTCGGACGAGTGCCTAATACCCACGGGTACATATCTAAGTTGACATGTCCTTCGCTAAGTGATTTCATCATCTTGAAATCTACCATACAGGTTGCATAAACTTCATCGCGAGGAATTGCGAATGGAGGCATATTGCACAAAAGTTTCATGCCTGTACGTTTTTCGCTCATATAGTGAACTGACTGGTCGCCATTTCCAATTACATGGACTACTCTATTCATTATAAATTATCTTCCTTATTTTATCTTTTCCTTTCTGCCCCGTCCAATGCATTGCCAGTTTTTTACTACTATCCATTCCATCAAGAAGTTGTATTCTCATCCAATTGTATTTGTTAGGAAGGTCAGTAATGTGCTGCAATCTCATCAATGGACTTATACTTAGTATCTCATGAAGAACCTCTTGGTCGCCCACCTTGGGCGATACACTACATTGCTCGACCCATTTCTTCAGCATGGGGGGTTTTCCTCTAAATGCAACTACACCAGAATTGTGCCACTTCTCGCCTCTTCTTTTAGACCAAGGTTTGTCTTCTACCATTGCGATTTTATTATCTTCGAGATGATCAAATACTCCACTCATATCACCAAGGATTTCTATGTCTGTGTCAACCCAGCAAGTTTCTTTTCCAGGAGATAGCATGAAGGTTTTGGGTTTAAGAAACCATCCATTTACTCTTTGCTTTGGAACATCGATTATATCGTCAAATCCGCTTATCTGATACACCCATGTTTTAACTTCTTTACTAACACCAAAGTCTGCAAATATAATTGGTGTGTTGTTGTGTTTCTTATAGTTTTTGATAAACCACTCTAGCATCCATTCGGTGTTAGAGTCACAACCTGTGATAAAACATCTATCGTAAGATTTCATATTTCTTTCCTCCCCGCCAATTGTGTTTGGCGAGGCAACCTTCCTCTTTCTGTATTGTAGTGAAACTATCTTTTGCTACAACCGGCCAAGGGTAGTATTCTTCAAGGAAAGGAAACCTATCGTTGTGTAAAAATATATCTGTTGGTCCGGCATCTATCTTCGCTTGTTGTATCAAGGCGAGAGCAGCACCAGGCTTTACGCGATATGCATGCGCACCAGGAAAGTATTGCTTAGAAACTAGATCAACAGGTCCAAGCCCTTCAGGATATTTAAACCTGCCATAACTGGGTTGCCCCAAAGAAATACACCCTTTGTGGTTAATGAATTCGGGAAGATGACTCACTGCCACAGCGTCATGCTCAAATATTTGCAATTCCTGTTTTTTAGAGACGCTAAGTTTCCAAAGAGTATAATGAGATAAGAACGCCGACATGCAAGACTCAAGGTAAGAATATTTCTCGAAAAAGTTCTCTATAGGCAAACCCTCCTCTTTAAACAACTCGTGTGGTTTGTCTTTGGGGGTTATGGCAGGAAACATAGTGGTGCCAAATTCTTTGGTTGATCTAATACATCTTTCTGCCGAAGCAACGGAACGTGGATTGTCCATTATAGTTATAACAAATGATTTCATAGTGTCGTCGTCGATTTTATTTTTTGTATAGCGGTGGCATATACACCCATACATCCAAGCATGTTAGGCATAAGTTGTTTGCACATAATCGCGTCGTTGGGCCATGCACCGTATTCTTTAACGAGTTTCAGTAATTTTTTTGCGCCCTTTGGGTTTATATAGTAAGCAGAATTTCCAGGTAAACCTTGTGGTAAGTTATGGTCGTCGATCCATGGCACAGGCACTACTTTTTTGCCATGAATAATATCATGATACAATGCCGATTTACGGGTAGCGCCTCGTGGATCATTTAAAGATACTATATTGTAACTCAAATTATCAAAGAAAGCAAGGTCTAATTGTCTAATGAATATAGCATCATGCTCAAAGACCAAAAAAGGTTCTTCGTTTTCAGCGCATTTATTCCACAACATCCAATGTGATAGAAAACACGCCATTCGTTTCTTAGGGTCTTTGGTTTCATATGGCGTCTTTCGCATGCCGCTTTGAATATCCAGGATTTCTTTATCCCATGGGTAGTTCCATTTGATACCGCGATTAAAAAACCCAGAAGTGACATCTTTAGGTTCTGCTGCTTTGAATTTACTAATCGTAAACTGATTATTAAAATGATTAGAACTGTCGATCAATCGGTCAGCGGCTGAAAACGAATCAACGTTTTTTGATAGTGTTATGACAAATGCTTTCATTAATTACCATGAGAAGTATTTAGATTTACTTTATTATACCTTACTGGAGAAGGAAAAACAAACTCCATATGAACGTTTAAAGAATTGATATGGAAATCAGATTGTTCTAATCCCCATTTCTCGGAAGCATGCAATAGTTTTCTAGCACCTTTAGGAGTGAGACAATATGCTGCGGTTCCAGGAGACATTGTTTGATTTTGATATAATGTGTTCTTGTAATACTTTAACGGGAAATCAGCGGGAAAGTCATGAACGCCTGGAAAAGGAATATGGCTATACTTGCATAAGTGGGGGTGGTTTGCCAGCACTGTGGGTGGTTTGAAACAATATTCAAACGTAAGAAATAAGAACTCGTCAAACGGCGTTGGTTGGTAAGGGGCGATACAAACAGCATCGTGCTCTATAAATGCCATTGGTTGTTTTGCGTCTATTACTGCTTCGCAAAATTTTAAATTGTTGAATAAACAACTCTTCTTGATTTTATACTTGTGGGGTTCGTTTTTACTAATCCCGTCAAGTCTTCCATTCTTTACGTTAGGGTAAGGGAAGTCTTCTTCGTTAAGGGTTTCTGGCGTAATCCCTGGATGCATCTTAACGTCCCATCCGTATTTTGTAAAAGAATCAAATGCTTTCTTTGCTTGTTTCTCTGAATCTTCTCTGCCCTCGATATAAACTATCTGTCCCTTCATTTATTGCTGCCGTGCTCATTGTTTGCTCGCAACCCTTTGAAATGACGACAGTGTTTGATCAGGGGAGATTCATTCCAAGCGTGTGTGGCATTTTTCGATAGTCGAGTATGTTTCACCCCATTTTTTGTCGATAAAGAAATCATATAATCGTGCACATGACTATCGGTCCATCCAGATTCAATCTGCGTGATTTTGCCGTTATCATATAGATCCATTACAGTATCCCACCACTCATTATTATATGAATGTTCTTTGTCAAATATTACGAACCCAGTTTCAGCGTGCCTTGTTTTTCTATGAAGAAAAGAAGTATACGTGCCTTCGTTGATAAGGGATTTCATCCATTCATTACTTGGCGCTGATTCAAAGAGAACATCAGCATCTACCCAAACCATATATCTGTTTTGTTGCGACCTAATAGCCTCGTTCATCGCATAAACTTTATAACAAAAGCGGTCAGCGTCCCAAAAGTAATAAAGGTTTTTGTTATACACGTCACTATTGCATTCGACATTGGGTGGTATTTTAGAATTTTTAATAGGCATGAACCATTCTTTAAATTTCTGAATTCTTTCTTCGGGTAATTTATAATATTTTACACGCTCTCTGTCTTCGGGAAGTTCCTGATCCAGATAAACTGAGATAGTGCAATTGCTGGGTAGGTATTTTTCGCAAGAAGTTACCATGTCATGCCCCCACTTATGCTTTTCGGCGAATGTTGTAACAATATTAAATTCTTGCATGTCTTCTCTCTATGTCTTCTTCTACGCACAATTTTCCATACTGCACTTCGAGTATTGAACAGGGTTCGTCAAACGGATTGCAACCTTGGTGCCATGTACCTTGGGGTATTACACAAGTTTCATACTCGCTGTAAACTCTTTCGGACTTGCTCTTTTCGTCTTCTAGATATAAAGTGAATTTACCTTTAAGGACAAACCAATGCTCGTTTCGTTTGAAATGACGTTGAAAAGATAACGCGCCTCCAGGTTCTAAGATTAATTCTTTGACTTTTACGCTAGGTTCTTTTTCAACAAGGACATGCCACCAACCCCAGTCTCTTTTATTTATTTCGTTCAATGTCAGCCTCTACCATCATAGCAACCAAACTACCGATTGGTGTTTTGGGTTCCCAACCCAATACTCTTTTAGCCTTTGCTGGATTGCCCAGAAGAACATCCAATTCTGCCGGACGAACGAAAGCAGGGTCTTGATAAACATAATTGCTCCAGTCTTCAATACCGATCTCCATAAACGCCAAGTCTAGAAAATCTTTAATAGTGTAGGTAGATCCGGTAGCGATCACAAAATCATCAGGTTCGTTATGCTGTAGCATCATCCACATTGCTTCTACGTAATCGCCGCTAAACCCCCAATCACGTTTAGAATCTAGATTACCCAAAGAAACTTTGTCCTGAATCCCTAACGAAATTTTAGCAACAGCGTCGGTTATTTTTCGAGTAACAAATTCGATTCCACGCACAGGACTTTCGTGATTGAACAGAATGCCATTGGCGGCAAACATACCATAACTCTCACGATAGTTGACCACCATATTATGTGCAAATGTTTTTGCAACACCATAGGGCGACCGAGGAACAAAATTAGTGTTTTCGTCTTTGGGTTGAGATCCCCCACAATTTCCATACATTTCAGAAGTGCTTGCTTGATAGATCTTAGTATGGGGAGAGAAATTCTTGACGGCCTCCAAAACATAAAGCACGCCCATAGCATTTACATTAGAAGTATATACTGGGGTGTCCCAACTCGACCCAACGAAACTCATAGCAGCAAGATTGTATAGTTCGTCGGGAAGGGTTTTCTTTATCACATTTTGGATACTACACTGATCAGTCATATCAGCGTTAATAAATTCAACGCCTCTGACATTTAACCAATCTAAATTGGCGTAGGATTGATTTACTCGGCGGGAAGATAAACCATATACTTTATACCCCTTTCCTAACAAAAGTTTAGCTAGGTAAGCGCCGTCTTGACCCATTATGCCTGTAATCAAAGCAGTTTTCATAATCAATTAGTCCTATGACTTTTATGTTCAGTTATTTCCGAGTCAGTCAATTTATCTATAATCTTTTTAACTCGTGCTCTTTCGTCGTTAAACATATAGACGCACCTTGCCAGTTGAACAAACTCCTCATCAAACAACCCGTCGATTTCTTTCGATCTTTTGCCCTCTTCAACATTCCAACAGGCCATGTTGATTGACTTCAATATGTACTTCAAGTCTTGACCAATCCGGTCAGGCAAATTGCATTTTTCTGCTATGTCTTTGAGTTTATCCAACTCTAAATTAGTGTCGAGTCCATGCTGTCTTTTTATCTCTAAAATGGTAATTTTATCTAACAACTCACCAACGCTGATTGGTACTTCAATCTTCATAATAAAAAATTCACCTTAGTTCCATTCTGTTGAGCCCATGTTACATGATTATGATTTCTATTAGTATATACTCTAATTTTATCGTAAGGTTTGTATAGATGAGCTAAATGGAAGAAACCTGAGTTGGCCCCTATATGGTAATGAGCATGCTTCATACAGTAGGCAATGTGTTTGATAGAATTGGGCGAAAAGGGTTTCTTCTGCTCGATGTGAAGTTCTCCTCCGTTTATTGTGATAATTTTATATCCCATATCTCCATATATTTTTCTCACAGAGGCAACTTGACTTGGATTTATGGATCTAGATTGATCTTGTGAGTCCCACTGTTCTGTTACATACTTGTCGGGGAGATCCATATATTCAGAAAGATCCTCAACATCAAGCTCAGGTAAGGTTTTTATATATTGAGTAATCTCAAACGTAGCTACCGGCACCTTGTTAAAATAGTAATAGGTCTCTACGTCTGCATATCCTTTCTTGCGAAGATAGATTACCCATTCGTTTTCTAGCAGATCCCCTACTGGGTGGTTAATTAAATTAATATGCCCTTTGGGAATTAACTCAAGAAGTTCTTTCCATGAGTTGTTTTTCTTATCATTCTGACCCCATTGTCTAGAACTAAGGTGCACATTAACTTCAGTGTTGTGATGCACAGAATATTGATACATGAGAAGAAGGGTGTGGATTCTATCCCCAAGTCCTGCTACAGTATAAGGTTGACCATTACCTCTTGATCTACAGTTAACAGCAATATTCTTTACCATCCAAACGCACCGAGGATAACATCTGGTTTATTACCTTTCGAGTTAGGTTTATCCAAAGAAGTTGGGAATACCAATTGCTCATCCGTGAACTCTACAAGATCATTTCTGACATAAGATACCTCTATAACCTCTGCCATTGTCTTACCTTTCACCCCAAACAAACCAACATAGTTGTTAGCATGAATATGATAAGGGGTGAAGTTGGCAGATAAATTCTTCAGCGCCTTTTCTATAAGTGAAAGACGATTAACATCAGAACAGTAATGAAGAAACCAATGAAACTCTAAAATAATTTGTGAAAACTGACCTAAAGTATTTTGTGAGACATTAGCAAATGCTTGCCATTCAGCTCCTTCAATATCACATTGCAACAACATATCCTTTTCTTGGGTATGATTATTATCTTCAATAATAGTGGATATAGTTTTCAGAGGTCCCTCATTCTTAGGACCAATCCCTGTCTTATGAAAGATCAGATTGGGGTGCTGTACAGGGGATCCTCTGACAGTATGATCATACATGTGGATGTCATATCCATAATCTTTTATTTGTTCTTCCCACTTAGCTGTTTTACCAACCCCGAATGAATATGCAACATTACCTTTGGGTATCAGTTGCTCGAGCATAATGTATCCCCCGTCTCGTTCGCCTCCGACACGAATCATATCGAGGTCTTTCACTCTTTTAGGATTGAGGTTCTTTAAAACATCTGCTATTCGATTTTGATTGAGTTCGTAGTAGAGCTGCTCATGTGATTGAAGTTTGGAATATCCTGACGGCCATCCTGGTTTTCCTGTCCACTCATATATTCCTTGCATAGTCTACTCCTACTTGTTTTAATAATTGCTCTACGTTTTCTCCACCCAAAGGCAATTTGTCTTTCAGGAAAAAATGTATAAAATGAGCGTCAGTGATTTTGTTTTCATCCACAGCAGTATACAATGCATTGAATTTCCAGTCTAGGTGTTTCACATTCATCTTTTCTTTTTTGATCCACCAATTGAGCAGGGTTTGATCGGTTGACCATTTCCAAGCACCAAGACCATCAACAAACCTTTGGAACTCATAACGCTTTAGGAATTGTTGCGGGGATTGACCTTTGAGGTATTTGGCAAAAGACTTATTCATAACCATTAACCCCATGTTGAAGAACTCTCCTCCAGAGGTGTTCCATTTCCAGTCAACGTCCGTCAAAGAGGAGTATTGCATTCTAGAGTAATTGGTAATTTTATCTTTGTACCATTTTTGAATGGGCGCGTCTCTTTCACAGACGGCTGCAAAATCATGATCACCAATCTCGTCAAACAAGTTTGGTGCAGAATCCTTTATAAAGATATCGGCGTCGACAATGGCTATCTGATCGTAGCGATCAAAATATTTAAATGCGTTTTCTTTTTCATAGATAGGAAGATATCCGCCATATTTCATATATGACTCTTCAGATCTATTTGAAGTAAAAATGTCTGGTCTGATTCGAAGAATTGGTTTCTTTTGAACTATATGATCGATGTTGTATCTTTTGCAATATGTTGCAGCCGATTCAATACACTTATCGTATAGGTTAGACCTTTTGCCGCCCACGTAAACTTGGTAAATCAAACTCTGCATCATACAACTCGCTTTGTCTCATATTTTCTTTAGGTTTAGGAGAACTAAACCTTTTCTCAGACTTATACTTATCGTTTCTTTTTTTCTTGTTTCTCACGTCAAACTTTGAATATTTGGCCATCACTTCTTCCAAAACTTTCCTTGTGTTAATTTAATGACTACCGTAAAAGGGTTGTAATAATATTTAAAGGTCCAATCGTATTGTGCGTAATCTTTTTCATAGTCAATTCTATTAGACCATTTACGTTTCCAATTATCCACATACATTCCATCATGATAAAGAATGGCGTGACCACCACCATTCACTGTTACAAAACAAACCCTGAACTTTCTTGTCAGTAACATCCACAAAAACTTTAATCTACTTTGACCAGCAAGCAACCAAGCAACAGTGAGTGCATAGTCTTCACAATCGCCTTGATCTTTATCAAGACTAACGTCTAACACGCGCCAATAATCTGCTACTTCATATTGATCTTTGTCATACTCATACTCAAACAATGAGTTTACTTTTTCTACGGACTTGATCTTATCCATGTTATTTGCCTTGCCCTCTATATTTTTTATAATTTGCTTTCTTCTTCTTGTTCATAGAAGACGTGTTGAAGTGTCCTCTGCCAATAGAAGTTCCTTTGGGTTTGTGCTCAACTTTGGTATTACTAGACGATAATGCCTTTGCCATCAGATACTCTCCAACCTAACCATTAGTCGTTCAGCGCGATTGGTCACCTGCTTGTGCCATCGCGAGTCGCGTCCCTCAACTGCGGCTTCTTTCCAGTCGCCTGCATCGAGTGCAGCGTTGAATTTCTTAAACTTAGACAAACGTGTTCTACCCATGTTGAACATCATGTTGACCACGATCTGTTGGACCTCTTCGGGAAAGTTGTCAAACGTCCCTTCGCCGTATAAAGCGTGACACTCACTGATTGAGGTGTCAAGGTCTTTTTCAAAACATTCCCATACTCGTTCTTCGGAGATTGGTGTTCCGAATTCTTGACCCCATTCGGGATCTTCGTTGATGACAAGGTGCCCCACGCCAAAGGTGTGGTAACCGAGATGGTCTGCATATATTTCATACTTCACACCCTCGTCTACTTTTAGTGTTTCGAAAATTTCTTCACGATTCATTTAATTTCTCCAATGTTGAGAGCAATTCATCGTATTTTGCGATTTGCTCTAGTTCTTTTTCTAGCGTTTCCATAAAGTCACCATGTTCCGCCACCCCTACAGGATTATCGAGAAAAGTTTCCCAATTACAAATATGTTTTGCGCGCTGTCCCTGTAAATACATTTTCATTGCTTCTTTAATAAGAGTCACTTAATTCCCATCCATTCTTTTGTCATTATGTAGTCGCGAACAAAGTCGCTACGGATGATGTCTTCCCACCCAAACTCAACATGCGTGAAACTCTTCATGTTGTCTAGAATACTTAAAAACTGGTTTACACCATTCTTATCTTTTTCTTGTTTAAAATCACTCTGATAGTAATCACCACAAAATACTATTTTGGTTGCTTGACCCACCCGTGTGATAACAGAATCCAACTCGTGAAAGTTTAGGTTCTGCATCTCATCTACCAGAATGATACTGCTATCATATGTCACGCCTCTTATATATGAGGTTGATTCAAACGTGATATAATTGTTATGTACCAATTTGTCATATGCTTTCGGGTCGTTAAATAACTCAGTAGCAGCTGCACGATATGGTCCTGTGTATGCGTTGAGTTTCTCTTCAATAGTTCCTGGCAAGTAACCCATTTCTCGAGTAGGCACTACACTCCGAATGATGTGTAATGTATCAAACGGCGAGTTCTTATCCATGACCTCTTCTAGTGCAAGATACATAGCAAGAAATGTCTTACCAGTGCCGGCAGTACCCGTAAGTGCAAGATGATCGCCATCGCGCCAACCTTGCCACGCGTCTTCTTGGTGTGGAGTTATAGGTGCAATAGTCACCAATTGATCCAGGCGAATCTTCATGTCTGGAATAGTGGTTTTAATAGAAGGAATTTGTTGTGATTGTTTTTTCATCAATAAGTTTTTATTGTGTTGTCTACAAATCCATGCTTGCGCTTCTTTTCGGCGGACAATTGGCTGTTGCCACCAGAGCCTTTCTTAATTGTCTTGAGCAGATCTCTCCAATCTCCAGATGTTTTTGATAAAACGCCTCCAGACTGAGTAACAATTTCAGGGGTGCCAAGGTGGACTTGCACCCATTCACCTTGTGCAACTAGTTCTTCTTTTTTTGAAATAGAGAGGATCATTTCTTTAACCTCGCCAGTTTCTATATTTCTTAAATCGTATGTTGGCATTAACTTACCTTAAATTCAAATTGTGATTCGCCCAGCCGTCTAGGTTTCCATCCAGTATTTATTAAAGAATTAACTGCTTTTGTTACCCCCTCCTTTCCAATGCCGTGCACCCAAGAATAATCATCTCCGAAAATAGATCCGCCAAATTTCACTTTCTTTTTACAAAGAAGAAGATCTGCTTTACACCCTTCGTATCCGTGGTCACCGTCGACATATGCCCAATCAAAGTAGTTGTCGGGGAATTCGTTTAAAAAATCTATAGAGAATTTACGGTGTATTTTTACGTTTGGTAAACTACCAAAACGGGCAACAACTTTATCATAAACTCTTTCGTAATAAGCGTCCCAATCTTTTCGCGATTTTGATCCAATCTTTTCAGCGTAACGATCGAGTAGTCGTTCAGTGAGAGGTTCCGGTGTTTGCCATGGATCAACCATATGAAACTCTTTAAGATTACGATTGATAAATTTCGCAGAAGAATTTCCCTCCCAAATCCCAATTTCAACCCCGATAGAATTTGGCGGAATAAAAGGCAACACGTTAACAACCTGTGTATTAGTACCATGCATCATAATGTATTTTCCTTTAAAAAAGTGCCCCGAAGGGCACTCCGTTAGATGAGGATCACCCCCTTGTGACTTGTTGTATCGCCGCGTCTAAGAATGCTTGTTTTCTTAGCATCTTATGGGCAGCTTCTCCCTTTCCTTTTTTATTTAACTTGTGAATATAATGTCCAAGTTCCCTAGAGTCTTTCTTTAAACGTTCTATTTGGTTTACTACCATAGGCAAGTCTCCTTGTTATCGATTTGGTTATTCACATAATCATTCTGGGATTAAGTCTGGGTATGCCTCCTGTATTAATTTTTTGGTTAATCCTTTCACGGGGTTTTGTTTGTTGATCATAGACACTAGTAATTTAGCGTCTTCGGGATGCACGGTTTCAAGAATGTCAAGAAATTTCTTTTCACGCTTAAACGCTGGCATATTTTCTGAATCACGAACTCCTTTAACAAAATATTTAAGATTAACATTCTGTTTAAGAAAGGTAGATGGCGGGGTTCCAACTGAGCAAGGGGTGTATGGCGGTTCTCCACCAGGCAAGTTCCATTGAATCTTGTCGTCAAAAATACCCCTAAGTAGATCTTTTAAAGGCCATGATTCGTGTTTCTTTAAAATATTAATCTTTTCTTTTCTAGATTTTACTTTAACGAAATCTTCGAATACTTCGAATACTTCTAATCTTTTGTTTGCTGTCATATCAACTTACCTCATATATTATATATAAATCGCATATACTACATTCCCTAACGCTAGAAGCTTTATTATACTTTTCTTTGTTGTGAATGTCAAGCCAAATGTTTGCTGTGAATTTTGCAACCTATAAACTCATTATAATAATCGTCTTTTAAAAGAACATCATTTTCGAACTGATGCTTTGCTTCGTAATAAGAGCATTGCCCTTTGGTTCTACATAGATCAAGGATATATCGTTCGTATGCGTTTGCTCCGTTCTTCTCCACTTGTTCTTTTAGGAGAACACTAGAACCGTAATAGGACATCCAATCGCTCTCTACTCGGGTCTTTTTTCGTCTCTTTCGGGACTTGGTGACAGGAAGAATTTTGCTTCGCCAGAATAGTTTCTTGCCAATATATTTCATACCGGTTTCTTTTTCGTGAATACAATAAACAAACCCAGCGAGAGATTCTAATTCTTCCGCGCTGGGTTCAAAGGGTTTATTGTTGAAAATCCATGTCATAGTATTTACTTATATATCTGGTTACTCTAACTTTCATTCTCCCTTTCTTTCCATTCACTATTCATATCATCACCGCACATTGGACAGAATATGGGAAGTTCGTCACAATCTCGCACTATTAATGACATGTCACAATCACAAGCAGGACATTCGCAGTCGTAAGAATACCAATCGCTCATACGATTTCACAGTTACCAGCAGCACAAGCTAGTTCTTGACTGCCCACTGTGGTATCGCTCAATTCGTATTCGCTCAGTTCTGCCCAATTTACATTTTTTGGCATAAGACCTAATAACTCTTTATATCCTTTCTCATCAGTGTCTTGATACGGAGCTTGCTTGTACGTATGGTCGCTGAAAGGTAAAAACGACACGCCGCTCATAGAGTCGAAATTTTTATATGTCCACGCACCTACTTCCATCCACTCGTGCTCTTTGACAGAGATCGTCACAGATGGTTTGTGCTCGCACCAGTGTTTCTGATAAACCAACCACATTTCTAACTGTTCGATAGCCGTCATGTCAGTACGGAACACAGCACCTTTGTCTACCTTTACCGGAAACGAGAACACAACGGTTTGCGCCGGATTCATCTGATCGTCTTCGACAGGAAATCCTCTGTCAATCATAAACTGAGTCAGAGGATCTTTCTTGTCACCACGCACTGTGCGGATGTAGTAGGGGTTGTGACGAGCGTGAATACCAGAAGCAGCATCCACTAATTGAGACACAGTTCCCGAAGGTTTCACGCAGGTAATCGCTACAGACTGATTGATTCCTAATTTCTTAGAGAGTTCGGCATTAACCTTCACTGCCTCTTCTCTGAGCTCCTCTAGAAGCGTAGGAAGGTTGCCCAGTTTACCGTTGGTGTATTTGTTGTCCATAATCCCTGTCATGGAGACGCCGAGCAAACGTTCCTCTTCGCAATTCTTTTTCCATGTTTTTGGGATATACTTAAAGTTTACCAGTGACGACTGGAACGTGCCTAGAATAGTTGCGAGTCTTACTTTTTCAAGCAGGGACTCGCGGTTGTCGCTCGCGCGTACTACAACCTCAGAAAGATTACAGAACTCACGCGAGCGAAGAATGATCTCAGAACAAGGGTTGGTGCCGAACTCATGGTCACCCACCTCTCTTCGACCAGACTTGACTGCTGCCATGTTGGCAGACTGACGATTAAAAATACCACGTTCCCCCGATTTGGAATCGTAAAGTGCTTTCCACTCGTCCATAAAAATACCGATGTCAGGTTTCTCTGTATATGCAGCAGAGTTATTTGCTAGTGCTCTATGCCCGTAATCATTCCACCACTGACCTGCTTTAGCGTGTCTCATTCGGTCATCAGAGAGGTTTGAGAGCGATATAAGAGCACTTCTGCGCACACCCCCTACCACTACTATCTCTGCAATCTTACATACAATATCGTGACATTCAACGGATGTCAATTTTCGACCAGCAGCAGACTTGAATGTTTCAACACAGAACTCGAACAACGAGACTAATGGTGCAGGACCTGACGCACGACCACCAAAGGTCTTCAACGGTGCACCTGCCTCACGAACTTTGCTCATGTCCCACGCAGGTACTTGCCCAGCATACAGCAGACCCACAAGTTCTTTCATTGCTTTTGCCCAACCGAGTTTGCTGTCACCCACCACAATTGTAGTATCGGTATCATGAAACTCGTCAGCAACAACAGGCATCTGCGAGATATGCTGGCGTTCTACCGAGAATCCAACACCAGTACCGTTCATCAACACATAGAGGATCTCATCGAACGATGAAGGTTTGTCAACTGCAATGTATGAACAGTTATAACCCGCGATGTTCTCGCGCTTGAGTGCTTCGCCAGCAGTCATCAGACACCGCATAGAAGGCATGACCTTCTGAGTCAATACTGCTTCTTCTAGTTCTGCTCGAAGTTTAGCAGGTAATTTATAGTCACAGGTTTCTTCAAGGTGTTCTGTGAAAAAATCAAAATATCTACCAATAGTTTCTTCCCAAGTTTCTCTTCGACCTTCTTCTGGTAACCATCGTGAGTATCGAGACAGGTGGATAAATTCTTGGTAACTGGTGGGTAGATAATTGCTGGGCATATGGATGCGCTCCTCATTCGTCAAGGGGTTTTTAATTTCAGTGGAATTATTATATAGTATTATTTAAATTTAGTCAACTTCTTGATCGCGCGCATTGGAAACAAGTTCTTCTATCCTTTCAGATATTAGTTTCATTTTTTCGTTACCCGTCCAATGGAAATTAGTAAATAAATATTCTATCATTTGTTGATCAGTCATTATTTTTCACCCATTCTTCTGCTGTAGTCCCTTCAGACTCAGTAGTTGCTTCGCGATAGTAGATGATTAACTCTTTCTGTTGTCTGACATAACGTCGAACCTCTTGGAAGTTCTCTGCCATTTTCTCGTATCCATCAGGTGTGAGAGCAAACACGACAAACTGACCGTCGAGCATCTTTTCAATCTCTTTGACCTTTTCTTCGATGTTCTCTTCGGTAATGACAAAGAAGTTTACATTGAGTAAATCAATCTCTTGAGGAAGAGGTGGTTGATAAATGCGTAGAGGTACTTTCTCAGTTACCGTTACTATCTGTGGTTCCGGTTGGATTATCTGTTCCTTCGGACCCCACTCCAGCCTTGGCATCAGGTTGCATCCCGTCAGCAGGAGGGGTATTATCAATATCCATAAGTTCTTTTGTATCATCTTCTAACATCCTAAATACTTTTTCAGTTCCATTGTTAATCCGAGTCTCAATCATGCCTGGTTTAGCACGAGCAAGGCGGGTCAAGTTGTGGTCCTTAAAGACCTTCATATAATTTGATTTCTCTTTTGCCAACTCGTTATTTGCTAAGGTAAGCTTGTTCATTGCCTCACCTTGTTTCTTGGCATTTTCTTCTGCTGCTTTAAGCGATGCTTGCGCAGTATTGACAGCAAGTTCTAACTGAACTTGGTTCTCTTTGAGAGTTTTATTATTTGCTTCTAATTGAGCAACAGAGGCTTGCAGACCCGATACAGTCACCTGATGATATGCAAACGCAGCACCACCTGCCGCAATTACTGCGAACAGCAAATATATTTTAAACATTATTTCACCAGTTTTTTTCTTTTTCCGTTCACTTCTATATATCCTCGAGTCAAGACCGCATATTTTTTCTTTTTCTTGGGTCCCATGTCTTTAGTGTCTTGAGGAATACCAGCGTCAGCTGCTGTTGTCATTTCTTCATCAAACATCTGTTTAAAAGTTTTCATTTTGTATGTGGAGGATGGTCATACCATTTTGCATGAGCGGCTTTCTTATATGCATCGTGATCACCGCCAAGATGTTTTTTAACAAACGCTTTATGAAAATCTTTTGGGTGGTTACCAACTCCCGAACCATTATCAACATTGTTCGCGTTATGGCTATGATCAAGAACTGCCTTTGCTACTTCAGAACCATGTTTAGATTTAATTTGATCGTGAATTTTTTTCGCCTTTCGCGCGTCTGCAGCGCTACCTTCAACCTCCGCCATTTGATGGTGAAACGCATGATTCGCTGCCATTTTTGCTAAAGATTCACTTATCTGTAAATCCTCAATTAGCTGATCAAAAGTTTTCATTTGATATTTCCTGTTTTAGTTTAAAAAGACTATTTATATATCTCGCCAATTGTAAAGTGAATTGTTTTTCCAGTATTTAAATGCTGACCTTCGTACACATTTATTCCGAAAAGTTCGCCTATCGGGTAACTATTCTCGGACACACGAAACTTATCTTTTGCCGCGACTCTCTCATCAAGAGAATCTGACAGAAGTTTTTCGTTTTTGACTCTATAGATGCCAGGTGCGATCATTTGGTCTTGCATCACAAACCACTCAGATTGTTCTTGTAACAAATCTATCATATCAATGCCAGACTCTTTGAGAATTTTTTCTAAATTATTTTCGGTAACACCAAAATGTTCTTTAAGAAGAAACAAAGCAGAGACATAAGAAGCGAGTCTAGAACCACCGCCAGGAACCTTGGCGAGTAATTTCTTGATGTTGAACACTAGTCTATGGAAAGTAGTGAATGCCGACTTTTCATCAGCAGATTGAATATCCTTGGTCTTTATTCTCTTACCATTTTCATCAATGATACCTAACTTATATGCATCAGTATCTTCAAACTTTGTTACAAGTAGTTTTAAAAACCGGAAAGTATAAACCAGATCTCCTGCTCTCGAAAGTATACTCATTATATTTTCCTTAAAAATTCTATTACTTTTTGGTCCATCTCTATTCCAGTATATTTATCATTTGGCACTATTTTAAGAAAAATCAAAAATGGTTTTACTACCGGCCAATGATGTTCTTCTAATCTGAATTCTAACATTTTTAGTCCCGCTTCTACTCCAAAAACATTAAAGATGACAACAAGGTGATTTAGTATCAACCTCTCTGCCAAGTTTCCTCCCGAAACATATCGATTAATTAAGCGTTTTATATACTTAAACTTTTTCAGGTCTTCATGAAACTCTTCGGCGTCTATACATGTTGGATTATAGTAATGCCTTGCCGCAAACAATGTAAATACATCTTCATTTAGTCTCTCGAATAACTTCATGTTTCATCCTATAATTTTCAATTGCCGCTTTGATCGCATCTTCTGCAAGGACACTACAGTGGATTTTGACGGGTGGGAGGGCAAGTTCGTCTGCGATTTCGGAGTTGGTAATACTCCCAGCTTCATCAAGACTGCGACCCTTAACCCATTCGGTAAGGAGGGAGGAAGACGCGATAGCACTTCCGCATCCGTAGGTTTTAAACCTAGCATCTTCGATAATTCCATCATCATTCACCTTTATCTGTAATTGCATAACATCGCCACACGCAGGGGCACCGACCATGCCAGTACCCACATCACTTGCTTCTTTATCTAGCTTACCGACATTACGAGGATTCTCGTAGTGGTCCATCACTTGTTCTGAATATGCCATTACCAGTTATGCACCACATTTGCCATGATAAAAAAACAAGTCATAAAGTTAACACCAACAATTAATGTTCTCAATAGAGCAACATAATTGTCATAGGGTTCAGTCTTATCATCTGAAAATCCCCCGAGAGCATATTTCCAGATAGTCCAAAATTTAATCATCACTCTCCGTCTTTAACATTGTCCAAGCACCATAGGCTAGACCTACCCAAGACAACAACTCAGCAATACCTCCAAATAGTATTACAGAACCACATACAGCAATGAGCATACCTCCGTCCCATGTTGTACGTTCCCCTAAAAGTTTTTTAACTAAAGACATTTTGATCTCCCGTCCAATTTTCTAAATGTTTAATGTACTCGCCGATACTATGATCACTAAAACTATCAATCTTACCTTGCTTCAACCCCATCCAGATACCTCTTAGTTTATCTTTGACTTTTTGCCATTGAGTTAACTGTCTCACTTGACCGTAAGCATTGATATAACATGCTGTGCCGTGATGCTTGTATCCTAAAAATGCAGGCGGCACTGTAGTGACGATATCGTTATTATTTCTCCAACGATAATGTGTAACGGGTAAACTCTTGCAATATTTATTCCATCCCACTCGAGGTGATCCGTATGTATACAATTCTTCTACTACAGTGTCTTCTAAAGTTTCGTCAAGAGTGCACCGAGCAGCAACAATAGTTGCCATAGCGGCACCCAGACTATGCCCAGTAACCCAGACCTTGCGTTTACCCAAAACCTTTGGAGTTAAGTCTTCGCGAATCATTGGCCATAGTTCATCAACTTCGGATTTGAAACCTTTGTGTACTCGACTAACCGTTTCTGATATTACGGGTATTGCAGTTAGGTCTGCTTTAATATCATTCAGTTCTGTTGGCTCTGTTCCTCGACACGCGATTACCATATCATTTTTGTTTTGAAACCTATATGCTTGCGCTCCATCCCTGTTGTAAAATTCTACTTGAGTGAATCCTAAAACCTTAACAGCCTTTTTAGCTTCCTTTTCATCCAGATAGGCAATGCTGCTGAGTTTTGCAAACAAAAGACTTTTATCTCTATGTGATAGTTCAGATATCATTAGTGGGTCTCCATTTTTAAATTCGTGTTAGGTAAGGGGCAGTTAGAGTCTCCTTCTTCTCTGCCTCTGATTTGCATATCTACCCAATACAATTCTGCCACTATCTTATGATACCACATGCGATCATACTGATCGTGACATTTTGCTGCCTCATCTTTAAGGTCTTGCATTCGCATTTCAAGGTAGTCGTGTATCGTGGGTTTATTTCTTTGCACTTGTTTTCTTCTTTAATTCAAGATCAGCAATACGCGCTTCGAGTTCGTCTATCTTTTTAGTGACTTTAGGATATTTCTTTCGCCACGCTGTGGGATCATCTTGTAACCATTCCCACCCGAATTTATCGACAAGTGAATCTAAGAAAAGATCGAATTTAGCATAACACCAAAGTGCCATGTGCGTGTCTTTGAACCATGCTAAGAAAGCAGCACCAAAAACAGACCCAGCGATAGCTGTGTATATCCACAGCGTATCGCCGAACATAGCAGTTAAAGTTTCCATATAATACCCCCAGATGAATTCTAAGAGTATTTATATCACCAGGTGTAACGAATTTCCGTTTCTAATTTAGATTTCAACTGAGAGGCGTTCTTACCTTCGAATTTACCTTTGATAGTGAGGTTTTTATCCCATTTAAACTTGTAACCTGCTTCAAAACTATGACCATCCGTCATATGTCCACCTTCGACATAAACCTTACCGAAGTCAGTTTTCTTTTCGAAACCTATTCGTGTATGATTCGTAGTATCACCACGATGCATTTGATCATTAAACTTAGTTTCAGATTTGAATTCAATGTATGGGCTTGCCTTAAGATCTAAGCTCAACATCATAAACAGACTACCAATCAAAACTACGATAACGATTGTTTCTTTCCAGTTCTTTTTCATATTAAGTTCCTTTATAAAAGAATTATTTAGAATAAAGAAACCTAAATTGTGTTAAGGTCGGATTAATGTTTCGTTAAATTACCACTGCTATGATTATAACAACACAGTTCAACAAAGACCCGCACAGCATTCCTTTTAAAAAAAGGGGGACCAAAGTCCCCCTCCCGCTGAGTCAGATTATTACAAAACCAAGTAATAGTCCTATGTTTAGTCCAATGCTACACATAAGCATGAACTGGGTCTTATATAAAACTTCGCGGGAAATAAATTCCCGTTCCATTTAATCCTCCTCATCTAACACGATTAAAGCGATATTTGATTTGTTCAAATGAACCTCAATACCACTCGGTTGGGTAAAAGGAATGAACTTTCTATCGTCGTTCATAACCCAAGGGATTACGTCCTTGGGTTTCAATGTGGCATAAACCTCATCGTCCCCACTTAACCTACCACTAATCGTGCCTCCATTAACAAACGTTACTTTAACACGCATGAGTCTGTACTCCCTATCTAGTCAGCGAGAGGGTTGTTCAGCACATTTTGGATCTTATCATTTAAGCGTTTTTCAACGGCAGTAATTTTAATCTCCGTGTCTGTCTGTAAACTTTCTCTACGATTGTCAAAACGTTCAGTCGCATTGTCAATCATATCTCTGACTTTATCTTCCATATTCCGATTCTGGTCTTCGATTCGATCCACATTTTTCTCCATCCGATTGAAGTCATCTCTCAGATCGTTCTTAATGCTTCTTGAGTAATCTATCGCTTCATCTAGTTTTGTTTCGATGACATCGTTTCGTGCTGCTATAGCGTCTGTATCGATATTCTGGATTATCTCCTTCATATCCATATAGTCTTTATAGAACTCGAACGCACCCCAAGTTGCACCACCCAATGTGGACAATGCTGTGAGCAAGACCATCATCTTGCCACCCTTGAATGTCATTCCTCCAAATTCGACTTCTGCCATTTGTTACTCCTCATCGTCAGCAAACCGCAAATTGCGTAGCTGAGCGACCTCTGCTTGTAGTCTTTGTATCTCTAGTCTTCTTCTTTCTAGTTCCAGCTTATAGAGAGTGTTACAGTTCAGACGCTCTTTGGGTTTATCAAGCGGAATGGTTAATTTCGCATAAACCCCAACATCCTTGACCAATCCATCAGAATCATATCCTGGCGGGTCTTCATAACCTCCTCCGTAGAGGCTGTTATATGGTCCGTTCTGGTTTATAATGCCGACAACGCCAAACTCAACGGTGGTAGCACCACCGATAGCGTTCGCACATTCTAATTGACCAGCACGAATCCTGTCTTGTGCGTATGATCCAGACGTATTAGGTAATGCCAAGTTCAAAGAACTCGACTCCGCTAATGCTTGTTCACACGCAACTATCAATAACACCAATACTAATATTCTCATAAGTTTCATTTCACTTTCGAGCAAATCCTCGAATTCAATATTGATTTCGTAGATCCGTCTTGAAGAGTGAGAGACTTAGTGCAAATATAAGTTACTCTATCTCTGTTACTCTTCTGAATATAGACATCAAATCTCTTTGTATCAAGATACTCTACATTAATTACATTCCCGCCCGTAACAATGAATGGAATTTTATTCCAATCGTTGTCATAGACGCCTACTCTATAAAAACGAATATCCTCACGTTTATTGAAGAGTTTCATACTTGCTTTTACTACACCATCCGTATAAGCGGTTTCCAACTTAGGATATGTGGGAGTAAAATCGTGGGCAAGCGAGGCTTGCCCACTTAGTAATGTAACCAACAATAACATGATCTGTTTCATATGATTTTCCCTTAAATAGCGATACACTCGGCAGTTACTACTGCTTGGTATTGACCTCCAGGAAATGCCTTTCCGTATCCATAGTCTGCTTCTGATTCTACTTTAAACCACGTAGATCCAGCAATAGACAAGTCTACTTCAGTAACGTTATCATACTCTACTTTACTCGTATCATAGGCAGACATCGAAGCGTCTGATACTTGATCAACTGATGTAGCACCAGTCCAAGTTACAGTGTCGCTAAGAGCAGGAGACTCGGTAAAGGAAGTAGGGTGAGAAATCTTTGCCATATAATAATCAGCTTGGATTACATCAAACCGTACAACCGGATGCACACCGCCTGATGCCGTTGCCGTAGACAACGATTCAGGGGTTGAGTTACCGTAAACTCCAGCAGTGTCTTGCGTTACGATACACTTAGATTCCACAGTACCACTAATGGGAATCTCTTCCGCAAACGCACTAGCACAAAAGGTCAACAATACCGCCAATGATGAAAGTGTTTTATTGAACATTATTATGTTCTCCCTTTTTGTTTGTTTACTTTCCATACTGTAGTCGGACCATCTCTGCGTGTCGGAGTTCCGACGCGAAAGACTGTCTCAATCCTCGTGTGTTCTTCGGCAATTCCTTTCCGGTGGGTAAAGACCCGCCAGCAAGTTCGCCGCCGAACAGTTGAGTCTGGTAAGATATTGGCAGTGCCTTTAATGCCATTATCTGCGAATGAATAAGTTCTTGCTCTTGAGACATCGTGTTTTCAATCACCATGCCCAGTAATTGTTCCAATCTTTCATCTACTTCTTCTAATGCTTCTTTTGCCTTTGCTCTCGCCTTTTCCTTTTCGTCTTCATCTTGTGCTTTCATATTTGCTTTACGATCTAATTCATTCTGCACTAAATCGTCTTCAAGTGGATCATAAACGTCCACTTCATTTAACTCTATCACAAACGGATCTTGATAGCCTGGACACTGAGGGTTTGACTGAGGATCAAAACAAGGGTCAAACTTATAAGAATAGAATACTTCGGGGTCCTTTACTGTCCCGAAACCTTCCACTTCTATAGATCCTCTACCCCAATACGATATGTCTAAAAAATCTACAGGAACTGCCTTACTGATAGAATTCCCAGGTATACCAGACCAATCGTCGGATGATCTAAAAATATATCCAGCACCACGTGCGTTCTCATTCTGCACGTGTACGATCATAGGATCTTCTGCATTCTTCTCAGTCGTATAACGATACACAACGCCACTGACTTGTAGTCCTGCCTGTTGAGGCAGCACATTAGTCATCACCCAATTCAAACCGAACTGAGCAGCGTTGTTGGTTGTACCGAATTTAGTGCTTGTGTCAAATTCTTCAGATAAGGAGTAGCAAGAGTAACCCAGCAACACCAGCACCGCCAAGCAGTGTTTTAGTACCTTCATTCATCCCTTCCTTTTCTTTAACTCCTGGTTGAGACTCTTCATCGGTAACCCATGCTGCTTTTGCTTGATCACCAATAAGTCCATCATATGGACATGGTGTTCCTGCCATCATCATCGCGTCAAAGACTCGTTTGTCTTGACACATAGTAGAAACTGCCGCAACCTTCATACCCATATCATACAAGGTTTTGGACAGTTTGAGTCGTTCGCAGTTCTCATCGGTAACTTGCGTTCCCGTTGAGATACCTAGAATTTGTGTTTGTATTGCTCCTGCCACACCAAACGTACACAAGTCTGAATTAGACGTGTTGATAGTCGGCGTGATAGCAGATGCTGGGGGAGACTTCAACGTTGTAGTTGAGGTCGAGTTTGTATTCACATTACTGTCTGTGATAGATTCAGTTCTTATTGTGTCATCAGGCAGAGTCGCTTCTTCACCATATGTCACACTCGCACAGAAAGCCATAACAAAGAATAGTAAGTATCGCATCACCATATCCTAGTTATAATATCAGTGTTATTTATAAGAATTAGAGTCTAAATAGAAAACTTTAGGATCGACTGTCCCAATAAGATTTGCTTATTTCGCCTCGATTGGCGTCGGGGGCATCTCCCACTCTTCGAACACGAGTGTAAACCGCGTTGGGACCACGAGTACGAACCCCAGCTGTTTGCTTCTCCCAAAGAGCAGTTTGTTTGCCACCAGGATCAGGAGGATTATTGTCATATTCCCAAGTGGGATTATTTGGAATAGGTAACCAAGCCATTAGTCTTCAACCCATGTTAATGCTAAAGCCACTCTACTAATTGCCTGAGATGAGAATACCACCGCAGAAATATTGTGATTGGGGGGAACTGCTATTCTAAGATCCGTTAGATCTACGCTACTGTTACCTCCTCCTGGAACATCTACAACATAAACAGGAAGATTATTACCTAATGTTACCGAACCAGTAGTAGTTGAATAATAAACAGAAGAGAATTCATCAGATTGTGTGGTGTACTCAAGATCAGGTAATGCATCAAAATCATAAAAGAGAATAACTGTTACTGGCGCTGATGAAGTTGTAGTAAATGAAGCATTAATGTTCTTGAGCAGAACTTCTCGAGTGTTGATTTTTCCACCATATACCAGACGATTGTGAACAGTCAGTGCATGATGATAAGTATTATTTGATAAATTACCAGCAGGGTTATAAGAAATATTGGCTGCGACAGGAAGTTTTGTATTTTGTATCAATCCTTCAATCCCACCCATCATTGACGCACCTTCAACAACAACGTTGGTTCCGCTACCGCCTAGACTAGCAGCAACGTATCCGATTTTCAAAGAAGGATTATCAATATGTACATCAATATTTTGATTAGAGTAATGAATATGATGAAAGAAAATCATATCACCGTTTATGGGATTCTCAATAGCAAATCTCAACTCACCCGCGCCTAACCAACGAAAATTAATTTGAAAGATGTTCAATTTAGTGGGATCAATAACGACAGTGGAAGCACCATTCCCATCCAACGTATCAATATTGAAACTCTGTTGAGGAATCCAAGTGTCAGTATGAGCAACGCCTGCTTGCGGATTTGTTACAGTAGCAGTTACGCCTGTTGCGCCCGTGTCTGTAAAATTAAATGCACCTGCTTTAGGACCAACTGCAGTTGCCAAAAAACAAACCTTAGTACCAGAGTACTCTACAATCCAATTAGAATTTCCAGCAAAAGCATCAGCGATTTTACGTGCCACAGTAGCAATAGTATCCGCAGCTGTAATTGCTACAACAGTATCCACATCATCTAATGTAATAGTAATGTTTCCTGTTCCAATGGCTGCAGCAGTGATAGTGAAATTGGAGATGTATGCTTTACCACCGTTCTGTAAAAGAACTCCGAACTGCTCTCCATCGTATCCTACTTGTAATGCTTGTTCTTGCGCGAAGAATCCCGCACGTTGAGTATATCCAGCAACGCCAGGAGAGAACTTGGCAGTGAATCGTGAGACAGCGCCTTGGCCAGGACGATAACGAACAGCACGAGCAGAACGAATAACACCGTACCCACCAATAGATGTTCCTGTAGAACATTGCATTAACGTATTAGTGGTTGTGGCAGCACCACCTGTAGCAGTAAATGTTTCAAACTGCCTTGGATCTAATCCGTACAATCCATCTAGTTGTAATACAGGAGTGATGGGAATAGCAATTGCTTCCCCAAACGCAGAATTAGACGTAGCACCAGGAGTGATAATATTTCCATATTGATCTGCCTGCATCTGGACTTCATATAAGGCATTGTTGTTCCTTAATAAAGTCTGTTTATTTACGTCTAATTGTGCCATTAATCTTTCTTCCTACTCCCGACAGCGTCCGCTGCAAAGAAGGCAGAGACAAGTACGGCGATTGATGCAAAATATGTTGGAGCAATGTCAGCAATTAATTTTGCTGCTTGGTCCAACCCAAACATATCAGTAAGGAAAATTCCAAACGGATATAACAATAACCCGACCAACGAGAACCACGCCATCTTACGAATGGCATCGCGTTGTGCGTCTTGATCTTCAAGCTCTTTTCTTTTAAACTCAAGGTTCATATGTGCTTCCAACTCTTCCATAGAGATGTGTCCATCTCCATTAGTGTCGGCAGCTTCTAACGCTTCATCAACTGTTTTCTTTGTCGCCATCTTCTTGCTCTCCTTCCGTTTCATCTGTATAATGATTTTTCCAATCATGATGAAGGGGAGCGACCTTAGTAACGGGTGCTTCAAATAACATTGTTAATTCGTTTTCTTTACTCATTTTGTTGGTTTCGTTACCTGACCTTTAACTGGATCAATGATTTTGGTATCGCCTTTGCTAGAAGTAGTAACTGATGCTTGTTTCTTGACAGCACGCCCAGCTTTGACAACATCATCATGACCTTCTTCGTCATCAGCAGCAACTTCTGGACTGTCCATATCGGCGTCTTTGGCCATATCCTTAGCACCTTTACCTTTAAGTTTGTCCTTCATTTCTTCATCAGAAGCAGAAGAGGGTACATGCTTATCTTTAGGAGCAGCTGCTTCCCACATTTTTGCAAGTGCCGCTTTGGTGCCTTGAACAAAGTTTGCATATTTTGCTACAACCTCTTCTTCAAACTCAGCAACTGTGCCTTCTTGAACGGACTCTACTCTTTTAGTTTTGCGTTCCCACTCACTATGGGGTTTTCCAGATTGTTCGCCAGACTTTTTAAGAACCCATCCTGGACCCTTGGGTCTTTGACCATTTGGAAGTTTGCTGCGTTGTGTTTCTAACTTTTCTTCAAGTTCGTCTTCTTCGTTTGCTTTCTTCAGTGCTTTCTGTACACGAGGATTGTCGCTCATGCCTTTCTTAGACTTTTCAATCTTCTTGACAGCACCAGTCATGTCACCACCCATACGCTTGGCAGTTTTGATAGCAGATGACACGCCTTCAAGTTGTTCGGCAGGAACATTAAACTCTACACCGTGAGCAAACAGTACATCAACACCTTCGTCGGACTCAGCAATGATCTCGCCGTGCCCATGTTCTGTGTGTCGAACCGAAACGCTTTCTTTAGTACTTTGCTTTTCTTCGCCCTTGTACTTAGAACATTCTTCGTCGTGATTCTCAGTGGACCCGCCACATTCAGAACATTTTTTCATGCCCTTGGAATCCATTTTAATATCATCTTCATCTTCTTCTTTCATCGCTTTCTTAATTTCTTTGCGGCGATTATGAAGATACTCATCTGACTTATCAACGTCTCCGTCGTTGTCAATGTCTGCATCTGCTTTACCGACAGGATCTAATTTCTTTTTCTCATTCACCACTACTTCCTGCCAAGCAGTGGTGATTTTGTCTACGATTTTCTTATCCATTGTTCCTGTCCTTTATAACATTTCTTGAAAATGTGTTATCAATGCTGTAATAATGCCAGCACCAATTACCCACATTATTTTTGTCATTACATTCATGCGTTCTCGCATGGATACGACTTCGGTCTCTATCGTGTCCATTTTCTGAGACATACGATTGAGACGTTCATGAGACTCAGAGCGCCTTATTTCTAAGTCAGCAATCTTTTCCTCTACTCTTGCCATACCTACAATTACGTCTGCAAGTTTGTCGAGTTTTTCTTCGATTCTTTTTAATCTGTCTTCGGTCATTTATACCCATCCTACCAATTAATAGACTACCAAGCCTTACAACTCCAGTATCTTGGTGTGGTTTTATCCTTAGCAGTGTCACATTTGTGGCGTGCTCTAAAAGATTTTCGACGAGCAGGAATATTTTTCTTGATCGTCATGTTTTTATCACCAAAATTAACCTTTTGTGCTTTACCGTCACCATCAGGATCTACGAAGACCTTAGACTTTTTCACATCTCCTCTCATCGGTTTATTGAGAGGAACTTTCTTCCCTTGATAGGTTGCTTCATCGAAATTCTTAAACCTAATCATTTGTACGTCTTTCTAAAATGATTGGCAGCAGCAGTCACACCTTCATGTCCTTTATCTCGGATCAAATCCATAACTGCCTTTTTCTTATCTAACGGTAATCTTTTATGTAAATCAACAGCGTGTTGCAAATCTTTATGTGCCATCTCTTTAGACTTACCATTAATCTTAACTTTAACTTTTCTGCCGCCAAGACTAGGATGACTGGCATCTGCTGCTTTCGCTAACGTTTTATGAACGTCATCGTGCTTATCGTTCTTGTTAATCTCAAAACTTAATGGCTTGGCGCTCTTTTGCTGATCTGCAGTCCAATCTCCTTCAGAAGATTTAGTACCTTTTGCAGGACCACGACGAGCACCACGCTTTGCTTGATTTGCTGCTTTACGTTTTGCAATTTCTGCTCGTTGCTTATCGGTCAATTCAGATATAAAGGTAGTAAAGGTTTTAAGATTAACAGATTCTTCATTAGCATTCTTCATCATGTTTCTCAAACGAGCAAGTTTGTCTAACTCAGAAGGTTTGATTTTTGCTTTCTTTTCCTTATCTCTAATACGATCTAATGATTTGCCATATTCTTTTGATGATTCTTCTTTCTTAACTGGTTGCTGTTTTGCTTTTTGCCTTTGTAATTGTTTCAACCGAGCAAGTTTCTTATCCGTTTCATATTCATGAGACAATTCTTTGTATTTGGCATCTCTTCTGCTTGGGGTGCTTTGAGCACTACCGGCCGTTGAATATGCTTTAAATGGAGATCTATGACCACCGCCGCCGGATCTCCATCCTTCACTAACATTCTTGCCTCTACCGTGTTTAACGAGATACTTGCCGGATGGATCTTTATGAACAACGCCATTATGCGTCTTGGCGTGACTATATGCAGTGTCTTTGTCGAACGTTCCCGCGTTACGATAGTCGCGGCCCTTTTCGCCTTTGGCGCCAATGTATCCTTCTTTCTGTGCAGGCAAACCTTTATGCTTGGTTGCCGCGAAGTCTTTAACGTCTTTCTTGCTCATAGATGCTGCTGCCTTTTTTGCTTCCGGTGAAGCATTGTCTATTTCACCCTTTTGTAAACCACGGACAATACCAAAGAATTTTTGCTGTGCTTTTGATACAGATTTTTCGTCTATCTTAACAATCTTTCGATCGACAGATACCATGCGCACTCTTCTTCTACCCTTATCGTCAGTATAGACTTCGGGTTTTCTGTCTGCAGATTTAACGTTTTCTTTCTTCATAGACTTTATTTATATTACGCCAAATCTTTATCGTGGTCTAGACCACCTTTCTTTTTCTTTACAAGAAAAGCATTTACCCTAGCATGCCCCCATTGTTGAGGCGTTGTTCCAGGACGATGCCCAGTTTTCCACGCGGCCATCCCACGGTTGTAAACTTTACGCAAAGTGGCGAGTGATACGCCAGATTTCTTTGCCTTGTCGGCTAATGCGCCTTCAACTAAGACGAACTCTTTGAACTTCATTGTGAACCCTTATGTTTAATGTATCCACGTTTGTCTGCTTTCTTTTTGTCTTTCTGTACTGTTGCTTTATTGAACTTACGCGCATATTTGGCAACAGGGTTTTTAGATGGATCTGATGCTTCTTCTTTCGGATTTGTTGCTTTGTTCTTTGAGTGAACGTCCTGCGCTCGGGCTCGGTCCATCATTTTGTCGTGTTTGATTTTGTCGGTTTCTTTTTCGCGATTAATTTTGTCCTTAGCTGCATCAACCCGAGAGGACTCACCATACATTTTCTTAACAGATAAAGTATACTTTGATGGTTTTGTTTTTGCCGTTTTGTCTCCAGGTGCTGGTTTATAGGCAGCAGGATCGCTATCTGACATTTTAGATTGTTTCTTAAACTGTCGATCTCTCGCAAGCTTGGTTGCTTTGCTCAGACCTTTGTGATATTTTGAAGGTTGAGACCCAGACCTTTTTGATATGTCTTTGTCTTGAGGAACTTCGGTAGATTCTCCTGGGGTTGTTTTCTTCGCTTTCTTCGTAGAAGCAGGAGTTCCCCATTCTGGTTTTTCTTTATACCAGTTATCGGTTTTCTCTAAAACGATTCCATCTAACCATTGACGGCTGACCTTGCCTTCGTCAAGTGCAACAATAACATAATTAGCACCAAGGCGATAGATGTATCCAGGTTGGTTTGACTCTTTAATAACGACTCGGTCCCCAGGTTCAAATAATTCACCTGCAATATATTTCTCTCGAGTCTCGCTCAACTGCCCAAGATCGACATGCTGTTTGAAGTCGATTGATTCTTTAAGACCCATTCCAACGCGCACATCATTGAACAAAGATTTGGTTTCTTTAGTAGACATTCCGCGAGGAACACCCTGAGAAAATGAAGTGAAGTCGTTGTTCTTAGCATTTTCTCTTTGCTTAGAAGCAGACATTCCCGAAACGTCATCGGCGTCTGGGTCTCGCGCTCCTGCCGAAATAACAGAGATACGCTCAAAGTTATAAAATCCGTGACCTGACTTGATTCCGTTATACTTATTCAATAATGCCTCAAACTCTGCAACGCGGTCAGAACCGACAACCATGGTTATTTTACGAAAACCTTGGTCGTATAGATTCACTGCTGCATTGAAAACACTTTTAATTTTCTTATTCAGAAGAATGTTTCGCCCGTGTTTAGGAAACATTTTACGCGAATGTTTGATCTTCTGTTCATACGAGAGGGGGTTCTTTTTTGCATCTTGAGATTGAGAGATAAAGATTTTGTATGCATTCTTTCCTGCTTTCGCAGAGAGCACATTAAGAAGTTTTTCATGACCAATAGTTGGTGGGTTCATCCTACCAAACGTGAAGAAAATTTCTCTTTCTTCTTCGACAAGATACTGTTTAAACGAGGGGATCATTATTTATTTCCGCCTTTTTGTTGCTTTCTAGCTATTTCTGCTTTGCGCGTCAAAGGTAATTCTTTTCGAACAAGGTTTTGAATACGAGTTTGGGGCAGTTTGTCAATTCGTTTTTCTATTTCTGCTCTACGCGCAGGCGGAACCTCGCCTCTAGATTTACCTTTAGAGAACTTCTTGAATAGATTATTCCTGACGTGTTTCTGAGCTCTTTTCTGAAGAGTGGGCAGCGTTGCCATTTTGCGACTTGCTTTGGCCCGCCCAATCTTCAGTTTGGATTTGATTTTCTTCATCATACGACCGCGAGCGCGGCGCTGAGAAAAACTTAATTCTTCATCGAAAGATTCGCCAACAACACCACGGTGTCTTTTCTTAGCGTTCCAGCTAACTTGCTCAGGTTCCCCTGGAGTGTAATCAACTGTCAAAAAGTCTTTGAATGATAGGCGTTTAGCCATCTTACTATCCTCTATTGGTTGAGACCCATACAATGTAATTAGTTAGGGTTATCCCAACCCTTAACGATATCTTGCGAAAAGTTGTTGTAACTGAACTCCATTCTGTCCACCAACTTTACCGCATCACCACCAAGTTTATCAATTGCAACGTATCCTTCAGCACCTGTCACTTTATAACCTTTTCTGGTCTTAACAAAAGTTTCAATGTTTTGCAATTGATTAAGTTTATTTATAAGTTTTATTTTTGCAAATACAATTAATTTTTGCAGTTCGAACACTTTAACTAGGTTGGTTTTGTTTTTTGCAGAGAAGAACGATAACAATGCATCTAGTTTCGCTTTTTGTGTGCTCTTACCCTTTTCGCTCTTTCTAGAATCGATCTCTTTCTGATATTTGGCAGTTATCCATTTGATCAATTTCTCAGTATGGGCAGAGGAGTTCTTAACAATTGTTCCCGCTCTTACGAAAGTATTGTTGAATTGCTCAATGTGTTGTGCCAAGACTTGGTTGGATTCTAGTTCCCGCAACGTACTACCGCTAATCTGATTGAACAGTTTACCAATCTCGGTAAGGGTCTTGTTTATATCTGCTGTTTCTTTCTTGGTCATAGTAGCAGAAGTAAGGTCGCGCAGGAATGCGTCTTGTGACCACACTGCGGTAGTCTTGTTTAGTTTAGACACCTCCACACCAAACGATGCACTCATCGTCTCGAAGGTCTTGCCGGTGTACGTAGTGTGCCAAACGATACCCATCTTCGCCTTCTTGATGGACGTTGCTTGTGCTTCTGGAACGGCATAGACAATCGTATTGGGATGGAAGGTAACATATTTCTGTCCATCAATAGTCTTGGTCTTTATATCTGATTGATCAAACAGAAAATCGCCCTGAATAACATTTTTGATACCAAGAGCAGGTAGATGTTTGAGCGCCAATTGAAGTTTCTTGTTCAAGTCCCCCGAGGTATCATCGTCGATATCCTGAGGGGTCTTATATACCTTGGGGTTCTTATTGAAGATACCCTTCTTAGCAACAAAGAACTTACCGTCTCGGGGGTCTGTCCCAGCAAATACAGCAGGTGCTCCATCCCACTTGACTGACACAGAACCGCCACTACCACCGAGCATGTCTCGCATGTCTCGCAGTGCAAAAATTGCTTGCCGTGTCCCGTTGACACCGCCATAGAGAACCTTATCCTCGATGTGGGTCATATGTGTGTTTTTCTGTTCCGATAATGTGTCTGCGAATGATAACATTTTTATACGTCTATATGGTGCGCTTCAACACCGTGACCAACAGCAGTTGCTCTCGTGTTTCCCGCCAACAGATGATGGTGATGATTACCGTCTTTATCTTTATGTCTTAAAATGATCGGACGATCAATCGGTTTCTTATCCTTGATCATACCTTGAACACGTTTAACTTTGTCCTTGTCTTCAACATGTTTCATACTCATACCCATTTCGGTGTTACCGACTTTGGTGCCGTGCTTTACCTTTTCAATTGATGATCCATGCATCGCTTTATGAAAAGCATCTTTGTTTTTGGCAAAATGATGTAATGCTTTTTGAATTTTTGGATGAGTATCTTGTCTAAACTCTTTATCGTGTTTCAAAGCATCGCTTTGATGTTTTGTTTCGTCGTGCTCTTCATCCGCCAGACGTTTATGGTCTGGTTTATGATAGGTAACATCTTCTGAAATAAAATTTTTAAACTTTTTCATTGTAATTCCTTAATACAGTTTGGCGAAAGGACCGAAAAGCGACCCTTTCTTTTGAGCAAGGAACGCCAAGTCTGTTAACATATTATTGAGTTTAGCGTTCTTCATTGTAAAGATTTCATTCAATAAATCCAACTGAATTAATTTTGAATTGGCGATATCTTTCTTGCCCGAACTAAATACTTTCGAAACGTTATTTTCAAATTCTTTTGCACTACGACAACCCATCTCAACCTTCCCAGTTGCTTGTAGTTTCTTATATCGTTCAATATGCACATCTTTTTCTTTAAGAAAAGCGTCGAGTGTGGTGGGATAGTTTCTCCAAGATCTCCAACGATTAGATTCTAATCTATTCTCTAAAAACACCTTTGATGCCATGTTCAAAGGCACCTTACCCAAACGTGCAGAAGAGGCACCAATGTCGGTGCCTTCTATTTTTAAATTATTAAACCCAGCACTGTTCTGTCGAATCTGAAACTTAATGTCCTGCGTCGACGAACCCATGTTCAACTTTGAATCCGTATTGGTGAAATTGTTTCCGGACAAAGAGAACAACAATTGTGAACTTCTATATTTAAAAGAATATTGAGTGTCGTCGAAAACGTCCATATTTTCAAGGTTCACTAACTCCCACTTTGCAACCTTACCGGAGATCAACTTTAGAGAAATGCCCACGACTCTGCGGTCATGAAACATATCTCTTAGTATTGCATTGAACTCTGCAAGAGACGTGCTGTTGTCTTTAATCTTAGCGTCCATGTCTCGTTTAACTTTAGTTAAATCAGACACCAACCAGATATCAGCGGGGTTCCATGTGTCCTTTTGTGCAATGCCGTAAAGAGTTCTACATCGTTCTGTGATGTATTCCATAAAACCATCGTCTCGTGAATAATGTTTGTAAGAAGTATTACCGACCTCACGATACGTGGTCAATTGTTGTTGGAAGATTGCGTTCTCCCACTCTTCATTCATGTTAGGGTAGATTTCCAAAAGTTCTTTACGATACAATTGGTAGAATTTTTTTTGGTTGGTAAACCCGTTGTTCTCGATCGATTTCTGAATCGCAAACATAGTGGCGCGTTCTTGTTGGCTGGTTGTTTCACCATCCGATCCGCCACCTTTCTTGGTGAATTGAGACTTGTCGATATCACTCCATTTGTATCCGTTGAACATTGGAGAAAATGAAGTTCCTGGTTTAAGAATCTGGGCGATATTTGTTTCTTGCGCACGATCAACTGCCGTTAAGAATTCCTTGATCGTAGCAGTTTTGTTGATCTTCTGTTTTATGTTTCCCACAAATTGAAGTTCATCACCCGACTTGATGATTTCTGCTATCATCTGTAAGTATGGTTTCTCAAAAGTTAAGTATTTACCACCGCTCATTCCTGCCATGTCATTCTCCCGTTAGGTTGGTTCCATGGACATTATCTACTATAACATTATTGAAATCTTTTTTAAATAGAGCAGACACATTTTTAATTCCGTAATTTTCAGAACTATTTATATACATTTAATACTTGGGATAATCTTCTCTGTCCTCCAATTTAAGGGTTTCTATCCTTAGTATAATTTGAGATTTTTCTTCTTCTGAATAGTCCGACCAGTTGGCAATTTCCATTGCCATTCGGTGGCACCCAATGCAATACTGACCCCATTTGGGGTCAAGTATACAAACACCAACACAGGGAGAGGGTACTCTAGTCGGCATGAGATTTAGATATCATGAACCTGTGGGTAAGAAAGGAAAACTGTATCGCATAGAAGAAAAACTTTCCTCTAGAAATAACTACAGACAAACTGGGGAGGAAATGAAACTCATCTCCCACCTTCCACATATTTTCGATATCAAATTTCATCAGCAGAAACTCCCATTGCGTCTTGCCACCTAGAATCATCGGCACTTTTATATGTCCCGTAGAACATGTGCATTATCTTGCCGTCTTCATATATGTAGGCAGTCGGTAAACCTTCGAGATTGCGTTCTATTTCCACAAGAGATTTTTTATCGGTCGTAAGATCAAACTCGCGAGCAAAACTAATTGCACAATCCCGAATATCTTGATAGATATCTAAAAGATCGCCTTGAAAAGATTTAACTCTAGAGATTGAAACGTCGTCTGGGGTTTGAGACATTTGCATAACAGTTATTGTATCTTCAGTCATTTATTGCTCCTCATTAATTACATAACAGGTTTTTTGTTTTTGATCCATGCCGTTGCCGATCTTATTACCAACAATAACACCAACGATTGTTCCAACGTCCTTTCCGTTAGAAATTTTATGGCCGATTAGACCTCCAACAGCGGCACCAACCGCACCCTTTGTAGATCCAAATAATCCACCAGTGATGCGCTCGATAGCACCGTTTTCGGTTCGTTGTGTACAAATTACAGAAGGTTCAGAGACTGGTTCTGATTTAATCCATGGGGTATTAGAACGTTGACGGTATGCCCACTCTGCTGCCTCTGATCGGTGCGGAGGGTTGGACATTGAGGAACCGTGTATAGTTCGGTCACCAGTACTGATTTCTACTTGTCGCAGAACGTGCATTACTTCATATAGTTCTGTACCAGAGGCAGGAATTGCCGTTATAATTAATACGAAAACGATTAAAAACTTAGTCATCTTTATTCCTTTTTTGCTCATACAGATATTATACCGCTTTTTACTATAATAAAAACCACACGTAAGTTATTGAATTAGAAAGAAAATTGGGGGGCATTTCTGCCCCCCATGGGGTCTTACACAGCGTTGGCAGCAAGTGCCTTATAACCAGCAGCAATTACTGATTTTGACGGAGTACCAAGGCGATAAAAACCTTTGGTGTCGCCTTTACTGTTGGTTCGTTTGTTCAGGTATACGGGGAAACCTTCGAAACGAATGTTTTGAATCACTGCGCGGGGATTCTTGGCGCCGAATCGTGCGGTGATTTGTTTTGCAGTCAATTGCTGACCTTCCATGAGTGCGTTTAATACACGAGTTGCTTGAGACATATTGCCTTTTCCTATTTTCATTTAAAGTTACCAATACAATTGAGTCAGTTCTTCTTCAAGACCATACGCTTCTTCTTCCCAAGGAAAGTTGCGATACTTGTTTTCAGACAAGGTGCGCGCTTTTCCTCTGCTCGTGGTAAGAGCATTATTGAGAATCTTCGGAGTAAGTTCTCTTCGAATGTACTGCTTCGCATGTACAAGTTCATGTGCCAGCGTGCTGGCGATATCCCTTACTGCGTAAGGGAATTTTTCCTCTCCATCGTCATAATTACGACTGAGAGAAATTGCTATCATTCTAGCTCTGGTTTTTTCGCCAAAGTCACCTACGTCGCAGGTGCCATAGTCAACACAGTATCCAGAATCATTATTATCTAAACGAGGTTTCATTTCAATGCCGATTACAATCAATTCTTTACGGTCACGCTTGAAGAAATGATTTACAACGTTGCAACCGAATTGGTGAAACCGCTCTTTTTGCGGAAACCTTCCGCTAATAACTAAATTAATCATACCAATATTATACCCTATTTTATCCACCAAAGAAACCAGACCTATCCCCTTGATTTTACAAACAATTTATCGCGGGGATGTGGTTCCATCCAAGATCCGTTGACATAACCAGAGACCAGACGTTTCGCTTGGCGAATGGCAATTACAATAGACTTGTCTTTGTTATCACCAAACTCTAGGATACGGTCGCACTCAACCAGTGCTTTCTGGCGACCCTTGACTTCGATGGTTTTGGTAACACCATTCTTAAAGTATTCAACTTCGTAATTGGTGAGGGTTTCGTTCTCGGTTTCTTCTTCGATCACGCGATTTATGATCTCGTTACACAACGAGATAGGAACCTTAGAGACTCTTTTAGACAGAGTCTCTTCCAGAATTGCCCGACGATATTGATTGGGGATGTCTTTGTGGAAAGAATAGTTTACTTTAATCACGCTGCCTCCGCCATTTTAACTGCTGTGTTAATAGCAACAACCTTACGTTGAGCACCAAATCCAAACCAAGAGGACTGCATACGTGTGTCTGCCGTTCTTCCGAGGTGATGATCAGTCATATAGGTCACAGCGTTGAGAGCGTTCCACCAAGTCCCTGGAGCGAGATCTCCTCCTGGTTGGGTTTCGACAAAGTCGAAAGTCTTTTTGGCGGTCGGCGAAAGGTCTTCGTATACCTTGACGTCTTTGCCCTTGGCAGGAAATACCTCGTTGAAGTATTTGATCATATCGGTAACATTGGCGTTCTTTCCTGCTAGGAAATTTGCCATATCACGATACTGAGCGAATTTCTCGCTGGCAATGCCCATCTTTTCTTTTACTAAATCCGCGCTGAACTTGTTTCGGTGATTCATCCGGACTTCGTTGTTGGACTTGGTGCCAAGAGACATCGTCAGCGTATTATTACAAACAACTCGGATAGGAGTCATTCGCACGTTTACAGACTTCCCGTACTGATGGGGGTTAGAGAATAACATAAAGTTGTCGACCCGATCTTTACCCAAGACGTCAAAAGACTCTTTGATCTTGGCAAGAACCCAAACGATCTCTCCACCCTTGAGGGATCCGGCAGTGTGCATTTCCATATCGCCTGCTGCACAGAAATCGCCGAAGAAGTCAAACGCTTCATCATTCTGGACAGGTTCCCAACCGTCGCCAACCATCGGGGCGAGGACTGCATTATCAGTATCGCGAAGCAAAGCATTAGTGCCTGTCTCGATCATATCGCCATCGTAGGTAACGAACGAGGGACGCTTTACCACACCCCAGTCTAATCCTGCTGCCTTTTGGAACTGACGCGGAGACAGGTCGCCAGAGACTTTAGTTCCAAGTCCGTGCCAAGGAGTCTCGCCAACATATGCCATCTTCGCTTCGCCGTTTACAATTTCTAATTCGTGACTCATTCTACCACTCCTTTCATAATATTAAAATTTTAAACGTAGGAACAAACATCATCCCAGATGTCAGCAACCTCTTTACCAGTCATAAACCCAGCTTCTTGAGCAGAATCATCACAACCGCAGGTCGCTTCAATAAAAAGAGAAGACGCCATAATTTTCCAAGCAGCACCAAACAGCGTATTATGACGCTGAATAATAGAGGCAAGTTCATTAGCATCAGCACTTCTACCTTGAAGACAATCATTAGAGTACAAACAGATTTGCCCGTCGTCGATTGAAACATAGTCAATTGGGTGGTTCATAGTAGTTCCTTTTTTGTTTACAAGGTAATTATACCCTAGATCTTGTAAAATCTAAACCTAACCTAAGTTATTGATTTAGAAGAAGAAAACGTACCAACCCGACCGATATGCTGCGAACTGGAAACGAAAATTATCGAACCCTTAGTTTCAACCCTACTTTTAGGATTAATAGCGCGCGCGGGTTTTTTAATAGCAATTTTTGAAGAAGCTAAAATTTTAATTTTTTTATTAGAAGCTAAAAATTCAGCGGTCAATTTTTCAAGCTCAAGCCTAAGTTCAACTTTATTCATTTCACGTTCCTTTGGTTTATACGTATATTATACCGCAAAACAGGAGAAATAAAACTATTGGTAAGGTATTGATTTTATTCGAGTATTTGTTGGTTTTTGAGATCCGCCACTTCCTTCTTAGAGAGGTCGCGAAACTTTCTTCTGCTCACACTCCATTGTTTCTTTGGCTTTGCGAAACGAACTTCAGTTCCACCGACAGGCACATATCCAATAAGGTATGATCCCTGTGTTATGTAAACATGGTTCTGTTGTTCGTGATTGCACTTCGACCAGTCCGTAAGTTCAAGTCTATATCTATCAGCCAAAATAAATCCTCATAATATATTGAACCCCAATTATACCAACTGATGGGGCGAAAAGAAACCACTGCTAAGCCTTTGATTTACCTCGAGGTTTTCGAACCAAGATTGAATCGTATAATCCGTATCGCCATTTCTTGGTTACCAACTCGTGACCATTAAACTCTATGACCTGATCTTCACCGTCTCTCTCGATCGCGCTCTTGAGGGAACTGAGACTGTTCCATTTACGACTAGTATAATCGATCATATTAGTGGTTTACCTTCTCTCCAATCTAGGAAAGCATGACCTGCCAACATTATCCCGAGAAAATATTCTACAGGGTCGACAGCAAAGAAAAAGAAAAGCACTGAAAGTGCCAGTTGAATTTTGACCGAATGGTCATAAATTATATCACGTATATCCATTATGATATCATCTCCGAAATTTCACGAGCATATTTGGGGTTTGTTACAGGGACTGCGTTGGATTTGTGGAGGGTGGCGATGCCGATAACGAAGTCTCCCGTGTACCGCTGGGACTCTCGTTTGTCGCCTCCTGCCTTTCTTGAAGTAAGAGGTGCTGACGGGTAGCGTTCTGTCTCTGCCGCGCGTTCTGTTGCATACGTCTTTGTTGGTTTGTATTCCTGAAACTTAGGCGGGACATATTTGACACAGACTTCTCCTTTTGGTTTACGAGGTTTACGTTTGCGACCATTAAAATCATACTTATAAGATCCGAAAACCCTCATGTTAACACGCCACCTCCCAACTAATATAAGGACGAGTGTCTCCACTACCATTCCAGTTTACTTTGCAACCACTCGCTTCAATGAGCGGGATGACTGCCTTGAAGTTAGCAACACCTTCAACACTGCCATCAAAACAGAACGTAGAACTGCCAGCAACTTCGGGAGGCATACAAGCAAAACCACTTACACTCACGTCTGGTTCATAGTCAAGATCATCAAACGAACCGTAGAGAATACCTTCACCACCACAGTGGTCACACTCGACGTATTCCTGATTTTCGTCGCCAAACTCACCTTCGAGAACTTGTCCATCACCATCACAGTCAGGGCAATCTTCACCATCGCTATCAATCACACAGTCCTGCGAGTGATTGAACAATGCCTTGGTATGGTCAACATCAAAAGGAACCTCGCTCCACGCACACGACTGGCAACACGGCATGTTCCATTCCACAAACCAACCTTCGGCGCGAAGTACCTCTTGCATCTTAGCAAAACTCATAATAATCTTCTCTTTATTTCTGTTGTTATTATTATACCATATAACACTATCAAAGAAAACCACAGGTAAGTAATTGGTTTAGAACGAATTATCCATCTGCGAGCGTAGTTTTGTTCATATTTTCCCACCCAGTAATTACGTGGCGGAGAGAACGAGATAAAGCTGCTGAGTTAGAAATCTTCGAAGCATATGCTTCCACTGATTTCATTTCTTCTCGAGTAAAATCTTTTGGGTGGGGTTTGCCCAAAAATGTACTAACCAACCCAAACCCAAGTTCAAATAAGAACTGATCCAACTCTGCCTCTACTTCTTCGAAATTTTCGAGTGTGAATTCTTTGTTGAATTTTTCGCCACCAACTGATTCGATCTTACCCATTCAATACAACCCCAACTCCTACTGCGATAAAAGAGACAACCATTAGAACATACAATCCAAACACTGCTAATTCTAGGCGATCAAATTTCTTTTCTTGTTCAGCAAAAGATCTCTCAATCCCTGCCATTGCTTCGTTTATCTTACTCATGCAGACACCTCCTCCGTCTTGACAAAAATAGAAGGATTTGCGTTAACAAAATGCGCTGCTGCGCTTAGGTGGCTGTCGAGTTCAGAGGGACTTATCCCGAGATGGGTGCAGTAATAGTCAGCCCATTCTTGGGTAGAGGTGATCTCTAAAGCGATTTTTGCTGCGACAAACAATCCCTGCGCGGCCTCTGGCACCATTGCTTCGTTTATCTTACTCATGCAGACACATCCTCCGTCTTGACAAAAATAGTATACTCAGTGTTGTGATTTTTGTTGATCATATCAACAGCAAAACCATCGTCAAAAACTTCTGAGACGTAACCAGTAGCACGTTTGTTTTTCCGAACACCACCTTTGCCAAACGCAGGCAGAGGGAAAGTTACGTACATACCATTCAAAAACGCTTTTGGATTATTGCTTAATTCAGTCATTTTATTTCCTTTTTTGTTTATGTTATTTAAGTTATTGATTTAAAAGGATTTTTGGAACGTTTCGGTCCACGCTTTGAATACTTCTCTGGATTCATTCTTGCTCAACCCGAATGTTGTTTCCAGAAGTTTGGGTGCACCAAACATGTTGATGCTTCCGCTTTCTCGCGTCGCGTCTAAAAACTTAAAATAAGATTCTAAATTATCCATATTAATGTCCTATTTTAGTTTTTGGTTTCCACCCTTCAATGATTGTTTTGGCAGTGGTACCGAATCCCATACCATCAAGAACACCACGGATGTATTCGATCTCATCTGCTGCCGCAAGACCTTTGTGGTACGCACGGCTGTCATCAGACATCGTGAAGAACCAGTCGTGGTGCTTACATTTTTCGTGGAGGATTTCGCAGATTTCTGATGCATCCTTACCGCTCAAATCTAAACGATTCATTATGCCTCCTTCTTTAAGACTGTATCAATACTTTCAATCTGTTCCTTTGCCAACTTTACGCTGGCCAGTTTCAGAATTGGCGAATCTATCTCAATCGCACGAATCAGATTCTCGATAGTAACGCGACTACCAGCAAGTTCAGCACGAGTATCACACATCTCAAAAAAATAATCATTCATTATAACGCCACCTCTTCTTCTTCCGTTTCTATTAGGTTGAGAACAAAATCCAATGCACCGAGATAACCTTCATCATACTGGTTTTCCGTTGAAGACAACTTTACTAGACTGATTCTCTCGTTAATAACAAACTTGATATGGTCAACTAAAATCATTACGCCACCTCTGCAAAGAAGTCTTCGGGGGTATAGAACGTCCAAGTTCCGTCAATAAGATTAGACCAAGCGACCGCATCAAGATCAGAATTGGTTTTGTTACGCTCAATAACAAACTGGATTTTACCAGTAGCAACTTCAACAACATACAACTCATTAATCATTTTGGTTCCTTTTTTGTTTATAGAGTAATTATACCGCATAAAGGGTAAAAAGAAAACCTCAGGTAAGTTATTGATTTTGCAGAAGTATTTGCCAAGCAGTTTCTACTTCTTGCACTGCCTCTTCATCAGAAGAAATGGAATCTTCACAATAAGAGGTTAGTGCTTGCCAGATTACCGTGGTTGCTTCGTTTATATCCATTACGCTACCTCTCCCAACCGATCGAACATAAACAGAAATTCATCCACGCTGCCTTGCCAGACTACCTTCCAATTGTCCATCGGGTAATCCTCAATATGACGAACAACAAGAGTTTTGCCAGTTACCTCATAGCGATACTCGGTGTCGCCGTGATTCTCAGCAGCACTGGTGAACTCGGCATTATCATTAGCGCGAAAGAATTTTGCCGCGAGAGGCATAGAACCCTTGAAGTTCACTGCCTTGCGGAAATACTTCGCAGCGCCGTTCAGATATCCATCATGATGGATGTAGAAAGTTTGACGACCGAATAGTTCGGAATCAAATTGGTAGGTTGCTCTAGTAGACATAACGCTCTCCTTGGTTTCAATAGATATATTATACTAAAAATTGCCCCGAAGGGCAACTTATAGTAAGTTATTGAATTTAAACGTCTTTTTCGAAACCACCCGTACCCAATTCATAGAGCGGTTTAGAAAACTTATTTAAAAAACCTTCAGATTTTAAAACGCTATAATCATCAGGGTGAACAGCGATATAAGTTTTTTCAGGGTAGGCATTTATAGCGCGTTCAACCCGCTCAATTATAGAAAGATCAGATTTAATCATTTTAAATTTCCTTGTTTGTGAGTTGTTATTATACCTCTTTTCTCTTACAAAGAAACTTCTACTAAGTTATTGATTTTAAAGGAGTTTAGTTACCGTCCCAGTTGAGATCCTGTTGCTTGCCTACTGCTTCTTCTTGATCCGCAGTCGGTACACGAGAACCCTGTGAACGTCTCACGATGTCGTTGTGGTCGAACTCAGACCAATACAACTCAAACGCAACACCGTCTTGGACACCCACAAACTGATGCCATACACCTGCAGGCACTGCCATGTATTCACCCGCGTTTAAAACTGTAGTGTCCACAATCGCGCTATTCTCTGGCCATGTGCGAATCATCAACTTGCCCGACTCGACAAAGAACCCGTTCGACTTGGTGGTGTGATAGTGTTCAGAGCATTGAAAGTCCTTCTTGAACTCAATCCTGTGGAACTCTAATGAACCATTTGCTTCAATCTGCTGGGTCTTACCCCAGATTTTACCTGCTGATTTCATAGGTCTGTTTCCTCTATCGTTATGCCACCATAGATGTAGCATTCATATTGGTCTTCATTAAAACTATTATTATCTAAGTACATCCAACCATCTTCACAATAACCTTCTTCAACTTGTTCCTTTTCTTCTTCAGTCCACTCACCGAAAAACTTGAATTCTACGGAAACACCGTCATCCATGTAATTGGAAGCATAGTCCTCGAAACAAGTGATCTCTAATTCATCTTCATCGTCCAGAGCACTTTGAAGATAACTAACTTCGTCTTGATCCATCGGGGTGATGTGCCACTGACCACTGCGCCATGTGTCGATAATCGTGAAACCTCGATCTCCCTTGAGCATGACCTGACGTTCTTCCACTGACTTCTTATACCGATTCATTACGGTATAAGTGATACCTTCAAGAACCTGCATAATCCGCTTCCTTCACAAAAATACCATCAATCATCTTACCCTTGCGATCTTTGATGTCAGTCCATGCTGCTTCGAGACAATCTGTAATGTGCCAATCGTTTCGCTCCATGATGTTGATCAACACCACCATGATATCACCGATGTCGTCTTTCAGGTCTTTACCCTTACAGATGTTGTCTGACAATTCACCGACCTCTTGGATCAATTTCAAACACTGGTCTTTGTCAGTGCTACCTTCAATCAAGTTACGGTCACGATGCCACGTTTCAATACGTGCGATCATTACATCTGTAATACCTCGTGACTCGCCATTCCACTTATCGTTCATAATAATTTCTCCAATTCATGAAAACCACCGATTGGGGTGCCATCAATTTTGATTTGAGGAAAGGTTTTTGCTCCTACAAACTCAGCAAGGATTTCTTCTTTAGTAAAATCTTCGCCATACTGTTTGTAGGTATAGTCTAATCCACGACTGTCACAAATTTCTTTAGCACGATTACAAAAAATGCAATCAGGTTTACCCCAAATTTCAATATCCATAACCAATCTCTAAATGATTTTTTTTATATATAATATCAACTTAACACGGTAGAATAATGTCTCTTCTTCAAACAATGGTACTAGAAAAGTACCAACCCATCTCAGGAAAAACATATTATCTTTATCGTTCTTTTAGCGGTAAACTTTTTGTCAGTGACGATATTTTAACTACAGGTGAAAAAATTGGTAGTTACGTTTGGGTTTCGGGATAACCCTCGTACCATCTGATTACCGTGTCAACGCGAAAAGAACGCCAAGCAGTTTTATCTAAGCACCATACTACAAGGTGTTCGGACTCGTTTTCTCTTTGCTCTAGAATTTCTGGCACGTTATGTTCTGATAACTCTGTGTTTAACGTGCATGGCATAATTCTCAGACCACCGTCATTGATCTTGTTAAACTCAACAGTAACCACACCTTTTTTTGCTGCTTCGATAAATCCTTTCATATCCGCTTAACCTTATAAAAGTTAATGTGATCATCCCATCGATTGAACTTTTGTCTAATCGCACAAAAGAATAATCCGTTGTAGGGGGGTTTGGTGGTGTCTCTCTCGGGAAACAATTCGGCTTGTCTATACATTTTTACTCCTTTTATCAAAATAAATTCTTATAAAATATTTTCTAGCAACTGCTAATGCAAATAATATCGAAGTCATGAAAATCGTCATCGATAGTGCAGTCATTTCGATTGATAAACAAAACGCGATTAAAACATAATTCAGAGGAAAATTTACAAAGGTTCCCAAAACCGTGTCGCTCATCGATTCTTTAAAAGCAATTTTATTGAATTTCATAACGTGCGATAATTTGTTAATAACAATTCCTTTCTATTTCCTTCATCCTCTCTATAGTTTTTACCAGAATGCATCGTGTATGTTAAATCCCATTGCGTCTGAAACCAATCTTGATACAATTCGCGCAAAACTTCATTAGAGTTGTATGTGATCATTACATTGCCCATACAATCTTGTGCATGTTCATAAAAAAGATAATGATCAAAATCTGAATGATGTTTGCCTTTCTTACCATACAAGAAAGATTTAATATCGTAGGGGGGATCAGCAAAAATAAACTCATTTGAAGTACAATCAGCAAGTAGATCTGAGTAGTCGAGATTAGTTATTAACCAATTCTGAATCAACTCTGAATATTGAGGTAATCGTTCGATGTTAGGATAACCGAAGTTTGATTGAGAGGCAGACTTACTAAATCCTGAAGATTCAGTAAGACCCGAAAAAGAACACTTATTAATAACAAAAAAGCAAACAGAAATCCGATGTAGATCGTCAGTATTAGCAATTTCTTCTCGACATGCAAGAAAAAGTTCTTTATGTGGTGTAATTTTATCTTCATATGAATCTGCCTCTTTCTTTAATCTAAGTAGTTCATCATACATTGCTTTCGAGTTATTTTGCAACTCTTTCCAGAAGACGTATAGATTGTAATACTTGTCATTCACCCAGACTGGTTTCTTGGGAAACCTCTTGGTGAATTCAATGGCAACCGAACCACCGCCAAGAAACGGTTCGCGAAAAGAACGAATTGTTTCTGGAAGATTTTGATGCAAGAATAAGAACTTTGTGGCGCGAGACTTACCGCCTGGATAACGTAACGGTGTTTTTAATTTTTTCATGATATAAGTATACTTTATTTATTCATCAAAGTCAATGGTTTCGTCGTCAATGGTTAAAGTATACGTTATAGTGTCAATCGATTCCGAGAAATCATAATCATCATCACCGGACCAGTTACTTGATTCTAGCATATGGATAAATTCGTCTATAAGAAAACGTTTTCTTTTAAGATGTTCTTCTCTTTTTTTACGAAACTCTTCTATGTAAACAACATCACCCACAATAGTCTCCTTATGATAAGAACGTTGGTTCTAAAAGTTCTCGATTCTTCAGATGTTCTTCTTCAATGTCGTCTTTGCTTTGTCCGTGGTAAGCAACTGCTAAATGATTTTCAATCATTAACTCGTTAACACTACGCCAAGCGTCAGAGTGGGCATCATATACAATGAACTCGCCCAAGATGCGTCCAAATTTACCTTTGGCATCTTTATGGGTTCTCATGGTGCATTCTTTTCCGAGCATTGTTTTAAGATACTTTCCTGCTGCTTTGCCGTAAATCTTCTCCACTTTATCTCGTGTGCGAGACTCAGGAGTATCAATCCCGTAAAGGCGAACACGCTGATCAAGATACCATATTCCAAAACCAAGATCAATGTCAACATCGACAGTATCGCCATCAACAACTTTTCGTATTTTGCATTTATATTCATGCATTATTATCACCTCCGTCAATTAAAATTTTATTTTTATTACCCACTGAGAGAAACTCCTTTACCCATCTTGATCGCGTCCCATTGCTCCGGAGTGACATCATTTAATCGATGGTGCCCAGGAGTGTCTTGTCTATACTTACTATTATACTCAGGATATGGACCATATGCTGGGTCACGAACATCCGCATTCTCTTCATCGTGAATATACAACTGAATCAGAGTGTAATGCATAATTTTCATAAGGTCTTTTCTAGCATCATGAGCACTACCCTTGTTGCCATACCGTTTGGCATACTTGATCACATTGCCCAAGCAAAATCCAGTACCATGCCCACTGTCAATAATAACATCCGTGGCTTGATACTTGTCGGTTGCGTAGTGTTGGTCGTATGTTTTGTCGACATATTCCTGCAACTCCTTGATAAGTCTATCTTCGTAGAATTTATAATTAACCTTTGTCATAAAGTAATCTCTATATGTCGAACAATACTGTTGGTATCTTCGGCGTTATTGTGGTTGTGGGTTTCAACATTTTCCCAAAGAAGAAAGTTCTTTGCAATATTGTTATATTTAGTTTTTCTTCCTTGAATAAATTTCTCGGATTGTACCGAACCTCTATCTTTATATCTCTGCTCGACATCTTCTGATTCTAGTATCATAACGTGCAACTCGGTGTCAGGCAAATCGAGGCAGGTCTCTAGAAGAGATGCAGTGAACAGCCTATCACCTTCAAAGATAATTGATGCATCGGTTTTTGTAATAAATTCTATCGCCTTGGGTTGAACTGCCATGCTCAATTTATCTGTTCCCTGAGCATAACCTTCTACGTCATACCAAGGGGCATACTTACCAAACACATAACAGTTTCTTGATTTTGAATAGACGCCATCTAACAATTCTACTGGTTTGGCGGGTTGCCAATCTAATGCAAGTTTATCTAATACATTTTTAACTAAGGTTGTTTTGCCAGTTCCTGGTATACCACCAATTGCAAATATATGTCTCATGAAAAAAACTCCTCAAGCGAAGAAGATTGTTTTTGCGGGTGGTACTTATTCAACATCTCTTCGCCACCATTCTTGCGTAAATACTCAAACCATTCAGGTTTGTCCCACATAGAAGGCGAAACACCATTCCACAATGGGCGGTGCATTGGATGAGTTTGATCTTTACTTCTGTCGGTAACAAATTGTCTACGAATTGATTCATATTCCCAACTACCCAATTCTAGCATTTTTTCTCGAAAATAGCAAACAAGAGAAATACGTTCCATATCTTCCAGTTTTTTCCCAGAGGGAGGAACCAGTTCTGTGTTACCGTGTATGCCATCGTGGTTATTGATCAGCAACAAATCGCCTGGACGTATGTTAATAGCGACCCGATATTCTGGCAGAACTAGGTATCCCCCCTCCCACTCCTTATCTTTCGCAATCACTGACAGGTTGGAGAATCCTGCGTGGAGATCACCAGCGTCACGGTGAGCAGAGGTGCGAAAGTTTTTGTTCACCGTAATTGTGGTGAACGGAGTATCCTCGCCAGCGACTCTGAACCTGGGGTCAAGTTTCGCTGCTGCTTCATTCTGTACACCATACCGTTCGGGCAAGAGTCGCTGAAACTCACTCGAGAGTTTGCGCATGAACGGATAACACTTCTCGTAAGTCTCACGATGGTGTTCAGTATATGAAGTAGCGCGACCCCATGGGATGCGAGGATATCGATCAAAAAACCCAGCTATACCAGAGAGTACCTGATTAGCATAGGTTGTATTTGATACATAGTTATCAAAGAGATCTTTTGCTGCTTGGGGTTGTAGATGATTTGGTAAAGCAAGGATCTCTTTTAATTTTGTTTCGAAGAAAGTTTCGTAGTTATAACCATCCTTTTCTATTTTAGATTTAATCCAAACGATCCCTCTTGGATCTTTTGGCGTTTCATAAGATGCGTGTCTTTTTTTAATTTCTTCGATTGGGTCTTCTGTTCTTCCGAACAAAGTTGTCTGCTCTCCATTAACGAGATATTCCATAATCTCAATCTGGGACTCATCGCACCAATTACGCCCACCTTGCCTTTCGCCTTTTGGTCCAGCAGCAAGTCCACGGTTCTGTGTAGGTTGTGCTGCGTTAACAAGACCTTCGTAAGCACATTCTTGCTCTTCTGGAGTAAAACGATTCTTACGAAACATAAAAATGCATTCTTTCTCAGAAGGTTCGGTGCGGCCAATTTCGGAGATGGGTGCATAAAAATCCATATCTTCTTCAACTAAAAGGTCATAATCAGATTCATCCATATACTTACCAAGTTTATCTTCGCAGTTATGTTTAAATTTGGAGATAATCGTTTTCATACCATAAATTCCTCTAGTCCGGTAGATACCTGTTCAAAGTTACCAGTATCTAAGTACCATTCCATTTTATACTTTTTTATTTCATTAGTCAACCATTGTTTTTCAATGGTCTCTTCTCTTGCTTGCCACAAAGGTTTCCAGTCAATGCCATCCCAACCGTCTTGTTCCACCTTCTTAATTTCCTCTGCTTGCCTGTCAAGGTAATACCCAAGGTAACGCCCACGACTTTTACGAAACAACTTCTTAAAGGAGCAGAGGCACGTCTCCATTGCGAAAAAGTCTGCTTTCTCGGCGACGTGAGGATATTGTAGTTTAACCTCTTGAAGTATTTCTTTCGCTTCTGATTCTAGATATGCAACCTGTTCTTTGTCCAGCTTCTTATCCACCCATTCGTCTTTACCAATGGCATAACACATACCATTACGATGAGAGCGAGAACCGCTATGATCGTGGAACCAAAGACTATCAACATCTATATTGATATCACAACATTGTTTCAGCGTTTGCATATAAAACCAAGAAGTATATCTTCCAAACTTATGCCAAGAGTTTACTTCTTTCCAAAGTTTGTAGAAGTTATCCACTGGATTGTCGGTAAAGTCTTTGGTGAGTGCCTCGCGTTGAGTTCGTTCACCGACCCAATCTTTATAAGAAAGAAACTGGGCAGGTAAATGCCCCTTGTTCCATTTGGTGTCCGTCTGGTAACGCAATCGTTTGTAGTTCTCGTTATTCCAATTCTCAAGTCTTTCCACACCAACCAAATGCATATCAGGAAACTCGTTCCATATTATATATGCAGTCGGCCAGTAGTAAGTATTACCGTATAACCAAGACAACCAGAGTCGTTGCTCTTTGTTATACTCGAATCGATCAAAGAAATAATTCGTCATATACAGAGACGAGTCGCAGTCTTCAATCTCAAGACTGCGCCCGAACCACCGTATAAAAGTATCAGTTGACATTAAGACTCTGAACTAAACGGGAGAACTTCAATCGTAACGTCTAGTCCCCAGTATTTCAAGAACTCTTCATTCTCGCGAATAAGATCATCCTCTCGAACCTTAACGATTTGCGACTTGCTTGTATAATGAATTATGATAGCACCTTTATTCCAACCAGTCTGTTTCATGTGTCTCATAATATAAGCACAAGCATGACCATAAGACAGTTTGTCAGCAGTAGCAGTAACACAAGCGATACCATGCTGTTCATAGTCTATGTATTTCTTCTTCGTAAGTTCACCATCTGTGTAGGTAATCAAATTGCCTTTGATTAATCGTTCGTTCGCTTCACGAGTTTTCATCGTAATAAACGACTTGAACGTTCCGTTGAATGCTACTTTGGTAGGAATAATTCCAGACGTCAAGAAATAATCAGTCAAAAGAACTTTAACATATTCCTTTGCTGATTCATTCGTAGGATCAAAGTTTGGGAGTTTCTCAGAAACAATGCGATCAAACTGCATTTTGAGGTCGTTCTGAGAGTTTTTTCCACGGAAGGTGTCGCTTTCTCGGTTAAGACCTGAACCAAGTAGTTCTTGCACAACTGGAAGATCACTAGGATCATTAGTTAGATCTGTCCACGGAACAAAGATGGTAGAAACTTCATTCCATCGTGCCCAATCAGCAGCAGTAAGTCTAGTATTGCCATCATTAACACAATGGCTACCGTCAGGCATAACAACTACGACGATCGGAGAAAACTTTTCCCTAGCACCTTCTGGGTTTTCGTTCATATAGTCTCTGATTTTAGTTGCAGTTGCTATATTCGTTAGCACAACTCTAACCTGTTTACGAGAATATGAAAGAACAGTATCTATAGGTGTCATCACAACAGGATAAAACCCTTCTTCAATGCATTTTATGACATTTTGTGTACGCGCAGATGTTTCTGAGATGGTAGGAGTAAAATCTTCAAAGTCATCTTCAGCAATAAAATTGATTACATTCTTCATGATATCCGGATCGACTCGCCCATCACCTTTATGTGCACTGTTAACTACATTGTAGAAGTTATCAGGACATTCAGAGAGTCCATAGTCGAGTGCCATCCACTCAGCAGAAGTAGTCATAGAGACAGAAGGTCGTGCTAAGATAAAACGGTCAATATGACCAGCGCGATAATCATCCCAAAACTCGTTATCATGACCTAAAGATGTTACGTAAGTTAGAGGTTCACCAGCAACTTTAGAACCAATTACCTTTTTACCATTTACTCGGTTCTTCAAACCATAGAGAATACCATAGTCTGTACCGAAAATTTTAGTTTGTTCAACGTTCATATTTTTTTCCTTAATTAATAAAGTGATTTATTTTGACCCACCTCAATGGCGGATACGAAAAGAATTATACTCTATTTTTTTAAGAAAGTAAAGTTTATGTAAGTAATTGATTTTGTTCAGTTTTTTTGTAAGAAGAAGCAAGAGAACCTTTTCTACCGGAGTAAAGTGCCTTGCGGATGATGGGGTCTTTGTTATAGTAGACGCCTTCTGAATAAGTCGAACCACCGATCTTGAAGATCGATAGACTGGCGCCACTTTTCTGTTTGCCCCAGAAAAAGAACCCGCATTTCTCATAGAAGGCCACAGCATCAGGTTCTGCAGAAACGCGGAAATACAATGCTTTGTTTTCTATAGCGTAACTTAAAGAATAATCAGTTAACATTCTACCCACACCCTTGCCGCGATGTTTATTAAAAGTGTGCAACAACTGCAGGTTGGCGACTTTGGGTTCTCGTTTAGAGATAGTCGTTATGATAGCGCCCAATAATTCATCGTTTTCCCACGCTCCCACGCAAAACTCCCATTGTTTCTGCATATTTGCTTTGGCAACAAAGGTTTTGGCAAATTTGTCTGCAGGATCTTCGGTAATACAAGAACGAAATTCTTCTAAAGTGCAACTACGCAACTTCATTATATACCCTTACCTTGGTACCTCTACCTTGAATTCCTCTTTCTTTGGCATATTTGGTTTTTAACCACCCAGCATATTCTTCTAAGTTCCACACAAAGGGAGGAAAGGTATAATCATGCATGAATAAAAGTTCTGAAACTGATGGACCATCGTTCAATGCAGCATCAATAAAATCAAGGGCGAATCTAAATTGTGATTCTACCTCTGCACGTTTTGTAGTAGAGCGAAAACAACGAAACTCAATAGTTCCAGTATGCTTCATACAATATGTGTTGATCGCATAACGAAACGGACGACCCATTGACACTCCGTCTTTGCCAGCAGCGTGCAGTTTAATAAAATGGTTGAAGTCCGTGGCAAGATTAATAATGTTGTTGCTCATATATTCTGGCATTTGTCGACCACCATCATATTTAAGATACATCTTGGCACCCCTGGTTAATTTCATTTCATGATGATCATAGAATCCATAACACGCTTCGACAGTATCTTCTTGATTTTCCGCCACATATGCTATTAGTTTTTTGAGAGCTGTAATATCATCTTTCAACCCAGGAACAAATACATGAAGGTGTCCATGATTGACAACGCTTGCTGTCGGAGTATCGCCATGAGCAACAAATAGATCATGCAGTTCCATTACACGGTCTGCTTGTTCTTGCCATGTTTTGGTAGGTTTTGTATTAATCTCTCCACCATAAGGAGGAGATTCTCCGAGAGGATCACACGCCACATACTGGTATGGGGGATTGAGATTTAAAATGTCGGTCTCAGAATATTCCCAACTCCCCAGATGTTCTGGTATTTCTAACCTACGATCAATATCACCCCACTCAATTTCGTAACCCCACGTAAAATCATTCTTATCAAAACTCATTGCAAATCCTCAAAAATATGTTTTATGTTAAATGGCACAGTACAATCGTATATTTTCATTTGATCTTTTTCAACAACATAATTATGTAACTGATCAGTTTTATGTATATCCCTTAATCCTGCGCGTCTTGCAACGTCTGCAGTAGACGTAAATATGATACCCCTTTCGTGCATACTATACCAGAGTGGACGTTCATGGTTACGAAAGGCAGTCAACGAATTGTTCTTACTGTTAAGTGCACAGACCGCCATGCTTGCGGTAGGAAAGTCAATGAATGGGTGTGAATCGTTTTCTAGACTTCTCAATATCAACTCAGAGTCATTATTAGTTTCACACTTGTACAACCAGTTTACTTTTGGTTCTTGAGAAACAACGCCGTTGTGTGATATTGAGATATTTTCGGCAGCGAGGGGTTGGGGATATTTTAGATCAGACGTAGAGTATCTTGTATGACCTATCATGTACAGATTGCCGTTGCTATGAATTGCATCAAAGAGATCAAACTTCTGGAAGAATTCTTCGGCGGGGATACGGTCTTTAACTGTTACCAAACCACTTTCGGTAATATATGAAAGTCCGGTCGAATGTTTTCCGCGGATTTGAGATTCATAGAATAAATTTTCAACTAGAGCGAGATCCTCTTCTTGGACATTTTTCAAATAAATTCCCAAAACTCCGCACATCAATTATCTCTCTCATCTTTTTTTACAAGGTAAGTTATATTATGCCCTATTATACTAGAATTGTCAAGGCATTTCCCACATTTCGTTCCAACTTTGTTTATCAAAAAAGGTTCTTTATCCAGCATCTTCTCAGTTATGGCATTACAAATGCAAATGTACATTACGTGAATATAGTTACGATAATTGATATTATAAGAACGTTGGATATCGTTCCACTAATAAACCCATAACAGAACTTTTCAAACAATTCGTCTTTATAGTTTTTCATATTATGAAACCTCAGAAACTCTTTTTCTTAAATCGCTTGTTGAAAACCTATGGTCTCTCTTATTAAAATAAATTTCAATTCCTCGACTGGCACATATTGCGCGTCCAGTAAACTTATTATCTTTATATTCAGATCCTATTATTCTAACATCAAAATTGTACATTGTCAAGATGTCTTCGAGATCTTGTTCAGTTTGGTATGGAATAATTTCGTCGACGTATTTAATAGCATTTAGTTGTGCGTAACGTTCTACAAGGGTTTGTACCGGAGAGTTTTTGTTTGCCCGATCAACGCTAGGGTCAACCTGTAATCCGCAGATCAAATAGTCGCACTGGTCTTTTGCTTCTCGAAGCATCGCAACATGTCCTGCGTGGAGAAGATCGAAAGTGCTTGCAGTAAATCCTACTATACGTTCCATGATCTTCCTTCTTCGATGGCATCCTGCGCGCATTGAATATATTCGCGATCTTCTTCTGAAAGAATGCTCCAAAATTTACTGACTTCTAATGTAAGATCATAAACTTCATCTATGTGCTCTAGATGATAATTGGATTCCATCAATTCTTGTATATAATCTAATCTAGATTTGATTTTTTGTCTTAACATTAATGCCACCGATAAAACTTATGAGATCCAATCCTACCAACGGGAACCATACCCCTGTCGTTGATCCAGTTTGGCGTTACGTATGTCGCGTGATAATGTGTAGCACCTTCTGTGATGCCTCTCCAACCGCCTCGTAGAGACATCTCGGCAATGATTTGTGATTCAATATAGGCATCTGTTTCCATAGGTTCATCACTCAACCCATCACAGAACCAAGAGAAGTGACACATACCACGAACCGGAACCTCGTTACCTTTCCAGTTGGTTCGCATCACTGACTGGTTGACAACTTCGCAGACGGTGTCGGGGAACAGATTGCTATCAACCCTGTTTAAGACTACATCAGCAACAGCAACACGCCCAGCGAAATTATCACTCCGAGACTCGTGATAAACATTAAGAGCGAGGCATTCCAATTCTTGGATTCTTGCAGCTTCCTCTGCATCTCTTGATCCGCTTGGTGCAAATTGTGGTTCTTCTTCAAGTGTTTGAAGTGGCGGTTCAATTGCCGTTGTTTCTTCAATCGGTTTGGGGATCTCATCGGTTCCTCCTAAAAATATTAGGGCACTGGTCACAATCAAGAAAGAGAAAAATAAACCCAGGAACCATACGAATCTATTAGTCGCTTGAAATATCGGAAGGTTCTTCATATGTTGCATTACCCCACACTTTTGATGAATTCAATTTCTTTCCATACTCATTAGTAAATATCATCTCATTATCTTCCCCGTCCCAATCACAATGCACTGCATCAAACGCTTCTAATATAGCACCCCAAGTCTGAGCTGCTCCAACAATACATCCTTCTCTTCTACCCCAGTAAAAAGCAGCTGCCATACAAATTATCGTTAACAATGTTTGTTCGAATGGTTCCATAGACGTTTCTCCTAGAAAATTTTAATAGAACTGAGTTTTTCCCCAGATACCCTCCTTCCAGCGTCGCTATTATCAAACACAGGCCCAGTGTCTTGGACAAGGTCTTGCGTAGCATTATCAATGTCATACAGTCTCATTTTAGATCGATCAACCCCAATACAAAAACGTTTATTTGAATTGGGATCGTTATATCGATTCTTCAATTGTTTAACCATAATTTGATTGAGTCCTTCAAGTTCTTCGTTTGATACTAAAGCGAACATAAGATCCGCAGTCGCCGGTAAACCGAACGATTCAGAAGTATCCTCAAGTCCAGGGTCAGAGTTACCAAATCCACTTCTTGTGGTTTGGGTCGCTGACATGATAGGGACATTAAACTCTACCGCCAATCCTCTCATCTCTTCGGCGATAGCCTTAATGTATGAGTAAGAATTAATTACACCGCCCATTCCCTTCATTCTTGAAGATGCACATATATTTAGATAATCTATGAAAATTATTTCTGGTTTAAATGATTTTTTTAATTTTAGTTCGTTAAGCAATGCACGGAAATGACTAGTATGCGCAGCACCAGTAGGGTATTCTTTAACAATAAGTTTACCTTTGGTTTTTGCTGCTATCTTACCAACCCGATCTCTGAATGTTTGTTTAGACATATGATCTAAAGAACCAATCGGCACGTTCATCAAATTTGCATCAATCCTCTCGGCGATACGTTCTTCGGCCATTTCCATTGTTATGTAAAGAACGTTATGACCAAGGGAAAGGCAACTGGCAGCATGATGACACATAAAGAGACTTTTACCCACGCCTGTACCAGCCAGTGCGATGTTCAGAGTCTTATTGGGAAGACCACCTTTGGTGATGGTGTTAAGGTATTCCAAATCAAAGGGAATACGGTCTTCTTGCTCATGATAAAAGTCGTATCGCTCATCTACATTTTCTAAATAGTCATGTCCAACATTAGTGTCAAAACAGACTGCCAGTGCCTCTGTTAACACATCAGGAATTGCATTTTTAGACAATTTCTGATGCTTGCCATCAATTATCTGGATTGATTCCATGATGGCATTATACACCGCACGGTCTTGACACCACTTCTCAGTTGTGTCTAATAACCATTCACTGTCTTCTTTCTTTGCCTGAAAAATATCAGGAAGAATGTCGATAGCGTGGGTGTACATTTCTGGATTAAGACCGACTTCATCAATCTCAATCTTAAACGCTTCGAGGGATGGAAGTTTATTATATTTGGAAACAAACTTCACTACCTGATTAAATAACTCACGGTAGATACCCTCAAAATAGTCTTTCTTAACAAACGGTAGAACCTTTCGCATAAAAGGTTCGTTGGTTAAAATGTTTCTTAAGATAGTTTTTTCTAAATCAATGTTCATTAATGTCCTTGGTCGCGAGTGATCCATTTCCTGCTGCTTCATCTAGAACAGTTTCTAGAATAGATCCCACAAATTCTTGAAGTTCAACATTACTAACTGAAAGAGAATCGTCAGGAGAATATATTATTGTAAAGTTAAAATTCAAACATTTCAAGGGGCCATTAAAAGAAATATTACCAAATCGGATAATAGTTTCAACAAAATCCCCTTTTAAGATTCTTATATCCCAACCCTGCGAATTATCATCGTCTGTTGGTATAAGTTCAAAATCTATTCCTTCGTGAAAACTCATTACTCTTCTTCCAGTTCTAATTGGATTTCTGTCTTATTTCCAATCTGATACATCTTAGAAACAAATTCAGAGAACTGCGCGTCTTCTAAAATGTCTTTCCAGAATTCACTATTCAATTCACTAGCACGATACTTTTTATCTTCACGCGGTTTTTGATACCAACCGTTAGATGGTTTGACAACCCATCCACCTGCCATGGCAATGTCAAGTAGACCAGACATCTCATCAATGCCGCCATCCCAAGTAACGCTGATTGGAATCTTGCTTTTCTCTTTTACATAACGAGACTTATCCACATTTACAATAAAATCATATCCAGTGATTTCGGTACCAGTTTTGTTCTGTCGTCGACCGATAATCCAGATGTTGTCGGCAGAGTAATAGATGCCAGTACCACCACCAACAATATCTTTAGGGAACAATCCAATCTCTTTGTAGGTATGATTGACCGCGAGGAGCGGAATGTTCTTCATCGTCAAATAGGGTGTGGTCATACGAAACAAACCTTTCAGTGCTTTTGCTCGTGACATATCGGCAACAGACTTCTCGTTCAAAGTATCTTCCATTTCTTTCTTCGAAGCAAGGTTGCCTATAGAATCAATGACAATAATTACTTTCTCTTTTTTATCAATACTTTCAAGTTGTGCAATAATATCAAACTTTAATTCTTCGACGTTGGTGATTGGGATATGCAAAACTCTATCCAAATCAATATCAAAGGTTTCAAAGTAAGACTGAGGAGATCCAAACTCAGAATCGTAAAACATCATTACTGCTTCAGGGTCTGAATTAAGATATGCAGATGCAATTTTAAGAGCAAACGATGTCTTGAAGTGTTTTGATGGACCCGCTAGAACGGTCAACCCTGAAGAGATCCCGCCCGAGAGGGAACCAGAGAGCGCGACGTTCAACATCGGCACGTCTGTGGGGATTTGTTCTTTATTGGCAAAGAACTCCGACTTAGACAGCACCTCTGTGTGATCTAGCTTGCTGTTCTTTTTTAGTTTCGACATTAACGACATATTTTAATTCCTGTATATAAATTCAATTGCACCATTTGCTTCAATCTCTAATGGTCTATTATCATACCACTTTCCTGTATCATTATCAAGCTCTCTACACATATCCGCGATTTCTTTCGGGGAAATGGGATATTCTGCTTTAATAGCATTTGCTGCTATCGCCACCATAATTTGGTACATTTTAGAATACCATCCTGTTCCGGTGATTGACATATATTCTTGTGCCAAACGTTTGGGGAAGAAAGGGCAGTCTCGATAAGATGTCCAGTGTACATCTATATTTTGTGACTGTTCTTTCCTATAAGAAACAACCTGTTCTCTAAGCGCTGACGGCAGACGGTCAAGGAACGAGCTAGACTTTGCCGTTTGATATTCCCAAGCACTCATTAAGTCGTCAGGATTTATATGACGACCTTCGTTTTTAAAGAAAAAATTGAAAGCATTTGGGTATTCTGCTGGCACATAATACATCCTCGATAAATCTTTAGTCTGTTTATCTCCAATACCTTTCAGTTGTTTATTCAAAGCGAACCAGAAGTGAGGTATTTCTTCTGAGGTTATTTCTCGAGTCATCGGAAACACCAAACGAAACTTGGGGGTAATGGGCGTACTACTAGCAGTAGAATAACACACAAACTGATATTGACCACAGATTTGTTGAAGTGTAGGTTCTAAGACGCTAGGCACAATACCAAAATCATCAAAGTCGTCCACATCAACAGCAGCCCAACTGCCCCAACAAGTAACGTTTTTATTAGACCGAGTGCTGGATTCAATATAACGAGCAGGACTAATAAGAGGAGAAGAATTGTTTCCACCTTTTTCACCATTTTTCTTTGATAAATTTAAAAGCATCTTCTCAAACTCATTCCAAGTTTCAAAAGATAATACGCGGTGCGTTTTATTGTCGAAAGCGTTTTTGAATAAAGTAAGCGAATACATCATATTATTATACGATATTGTTTATCAAAAAGCAACTGCATATAAGTTATTGATAATACTAGAAATAATCATCAAGGGTTGCTTTTGGTTCATCTTCCCATCCTATAGCTTCTAGGATAGGTTTGAGTGGATCTAAAAAACTTTTGTCATACATTGTATCATAATCAACGTAACGGTGCAGTTTAAGTTCTGTTGGTAGTCTTTCGGGGAAAGAAATAATATTCTCTCTGATGTGGTTGGGGGTTTTGAGATAAAGATATTTAATCTTTGTACCATCATCAATCATTTCGTATTTTTTCTCGATCCCTTCTTTCTTGACGTGGTAATTATATAGTAATGCACCACGAGAATGCATTGGTGTGCCCTTACCATAAATCATTTGGCGGTCTTGGTATTTCTTTATCGCTCTTACTGTACGGGGAAATGCTATTTTTTCTGGTTCAAGTGTTCTGAATTCTGACCGAAAATCTCGAATAAATTTCTGAGCATCTTTTTCTTGACCATTTAGCAAAACATTAAAAACTTCTTTAAACTTATCGCGACAGATCTGAGGCGTCGAAGATTTTATTGCTTCAATCCCCATAATCTTGAGCTTGGGTTCATCGTACTGTACACCTTCTGAATTATGCACCTGAAGAATGTATCGTTTCTTGGCAGTCCAGATACCACGATCAGCGATTACCTCTCGCTTCATTACCATTCTATTCTCATAGGCATTGGTTTCAATTGCTTGATACTTGTACGCGCTGGCAATTGTTTTCTCGAAATGCTCACAAACATGGTCAAGAAATTTGACGGGGTTGGCGGGGCGATGCTCTTTAACCAAATCGTTCATATTGATATATACTGAATCAGTATCAATGGCAATGACGTAATCTTTCTTAGTACCGAGCAGAGTTTGTAACTCATCGTTTACTGCTTTCTCGGCACACAATATTGCCCGTTGACCCGAGGTAGTAATCGCCTCAGCGATCTTAAGATCAAAATATCTAAAGTATTGATTAGCGAGTGCACCATAAAGAGAGTTCATAAGAATCTTCACTGCCATCTGAGTATTATCTTGAATGGTCACTTCGTTGGCAAGTCGTTTGGTGGGGTTCTTGTTATATTCTTTCTGTGCGTCGAGCATTTTATTTTTGGCGGTCACTCGATCACCATAAAACTTTTTGATTACCTTCGGTATGATACCTTCAATATCTTTTCGGTAACGACTACCGTTTGCCGCCATTGTGAAGTCGCCTTCTTCCTCGTATGTAAGGGTCTCTGGTGACATGTTATACTGCACAATAATATTAGGATAAAGAGAATTCAAATCAAAAGAACAAACCCATTCATGCATACCAATCTGAGGTTCTTTGACATATCCGCCAACGATATTCTCTTTCTCTTTATATTCTTTGGGCGGAACAATGATATTTTCTTTTAGGAGTTCATTGTAAATAACAGAGTCCCATATAGTCGTTGTTCCAAACGCATCATTATAATTACATTTTGCTTTGTACGCCATAGTCATAGCGAGAGTAATCAATCCCATTTTCTCTTCAAGGCGATCAACAAGTTCAACATCTTTAATGTTATAGTCAATAAACTTCTGATGGTCTTCGCGATATAGGTTATGCAAATTACCAAATTCTTCGTAAGATAATTTATTTTCGCCAAGAACCTGATATGCAATATGGTCCAATTTGAATGATTCTTGTTGCCCGTAAGTTAACACACCAAATTTTTGAAATAGATCATAGTAGTCTAAACTGGCAATGCCTTCAATTTCATAAGTGATTGCGTCTTGCCCCATGCGAGTGTGAAACTTACGTTCCTTAACCAAACCCCATGGCGAAAGTTTCTTGACGCAATCATTACCTAACAAACTACCAATGCGGTTCACTAGATATGGAATGTCAAACAATTTTGTATTCCACCCAGTTATGACGTCAGGGCAGTTCTCGTGTGTTGCCCACCAGTCAGTAAACTTTAGAAGCAAATCAACCTCGGAAGTTGCCTGATAATATGCCACTGTTTTGTCAGAAAGGGTGTTATCATATTCACCCAGACCCCACACGTAGAAAGTGTCAGAAAGATTAGACTTGCAACCAATTGCGGTAACTTCGTGCTTTGCTTCTTCTGGGTTTGGAAACCCCTGATCAGATTGAACCTCGATATCAACGCTCATCACATTAATCTTATCTCGGTCAAACTTTATTTCGTATGGGTATTTCTCTGCCAAATATTGTGTGACAAAATTAGTCATACCATATATGGTAAAGTTTGTCACGTCTTGATAACGCTTGATAAAATCAGACGCTTCTCTGAGAGAGTCAAACTCTACGGGTTCAACCATATTCCCATAAAGGGATTTGTATTTACCGTTCGCTTTGGGCGTTTCAATAAACAGTTTGGGTTTGAATGGGATTTTCTGGGAAATTTTTTTGCCGTCTTTATATCCTCGAAAAAGAATATTATTTCCTACGCGGCACACATTGGTATAAAAATTCATAGAGTAATTCTACTACATTATATAATGAGAAACAAGTGGTCCGGACGTTTTTTTTTATTAGGGAAAACGCCGGCAAAACCTTATTAGATTACATCAAATAATCTGCCGTGAAAGGCATCGGCACCATCTGATGTTGCTCAGGAGTATAAAAGAATGGCGCGGCCATTCCTCCGACGATTAGAAATACAAACAGCGCGATTCCTGTTGCTTCTTTTATTTTCTTAATCATCTTTTCTCCTTGACATACCAGTTGCGGCACTCTTGTACTGATTCAGAAACACCATCCAAAACTTCTTGAGCACAACGCTCATCGAGTTTACGATTACTGTCTCCGACTAGAAGGATACCGACTAGTGTCATCGCAATTATCATACCCATTAGAAGTACCAACTAATGGTGATCATAATGGGTGCTATTGCGAGTACGCCAAACAGTTGCGCAATTGCAACCATCTGGTCTTTTTTAGAGGAAATCCATTCCTCGCTTGTTGCTAAGTTTTTCATTTGAGTGTCCTTAATGAGAATTAATTTCTATTTTTCTCGGACGCTTCTCTTCGGGTAGTTCCACTCTGAGTTTAATCACTAGTAGTCCATTGACGAATTCAGCTCCATCAACGACAACGTGGTCTGCGAGTCGAAATGTTTCCACGAATTTCTTCGTAGTAATCCCTTTGTGAAGATACTCTTTGGTATCCTCTTCAGGGTTGCCCCGAATTACTAGAACTCCAGGCTTTGCCTCGATATCTAGGTCTTTCTTTTTGTAACCACCAAGGGCAAATTCCATGGCGTATTCCGTGTCAGAATATTTGATAATATTGTGACGAGGAAAACCCTTCTC